GTGAGCGCCGTCCGGTTCAGCGAGGGCTGGCGGCAGCTCGCCCAAGCCTGGTGCGCGCTGCGCGACACCACCACTACTGCTTCCCGCACCACCAATCAGACCGCACAGGGGGCGCAGGGGGAGGTGGGGTCGGCGCGGGAAGCCGCCGGCCCCACCCGCGCGCACCCCTAACACGAATTGAGCGCCCACCGGGTGCCACCGGTGAGCGCTCGACGTGCCGCCCCTCCAACCCGAGCCTGCACGAGAGGACCGGATCAGATGAGCATCAGCACCATAACCGACATCCCCCGAACGGGTGGATCGGCCCCCCGGGTTTTGCCTTCCCCGTCAGACGGGGCGGCGTGGACGGCGGAGAAGGTCGCCGAGATCGCCGGCGTGGACCTGGGCGCCCACACGCTCGCGCACCCGCAGCCGGTACACGACTGCCCGTGGTGCCCGCCCGCTGACGGTGAAGCGCCCCGTCGGGACTCGGAAACCTACTGGCGCCAGGTGGCGGCGTGAAGGCCGCCGAGCTGTGCGCCGGGTACTCCGGCCTGTACATGGCGATGCGGCTGGCCGGCTGGCCCGTCGACCTGTCGTGGGTCGCTGAGGTCGACCCCGACCCGTCGAAGGTGCTCGGCGTCCGTCACCCCGGCGTGCCGAACATCGGCGACATCAGCACCGCCGACTTCACTGCACTGGAACCGGTCGACGTGCTGGCCGCCGGGTTCCCCTGCACCGACGTGTCAGCCGCCGGGAAGCGTGAGGGCCTGATCGGTGACCGGGTCGTGCCGGCCGGGGTGATGGCCTGCGGCTGCCTGTGGGGAGACCACCAGGTCGACTCGTGTGAAGCTGCGTCGCCCGGCGGGCTGGTCCCGTCGCACCTGTTCGATGCGGGGCTGCTGGAGGAAGCGGCAATCGCTATCGCCGACCTCAACCGGATCGACCGGGCGGGCGACGGCCCGCCGCCGGAGCGAATCGTCAAGGGCACCCGAACGGGCGTGTGGACGCACGTGGCCCGCGCCATCAAGGAACTCCGACCGAAGATCGTACTGCTGGAGAATGTGAGGGGGCTGCTCAGTGCCCGAGCCCATAGCGACCTGGAACCCTGCCCGTGGTGTGTGGGAGACGAACCGGACCAGCCTTCTCTGCGAGCACTCGGAGCTGTACTCGGCGACCTGGCCGATCTCGGGTATGACGCGGTCTGGAAGGGCGTTCCCGCTGCCGCTGTCGGCGCCCCGCACCTACGCTGGCGAGTCTTCATCGTTGCCTGGCCTGCTGCCGACTCCGAGGGCGTCGGACACCGGCACTCCGGGCCGGCGCGCATCGGAGGGGTTCCGGCCGCCACTGTCTCAGGTGGTACTCAAGCAGGTGAGCTGACGCTGCTGCCGACGCCAGCAGCCCGTGACTGGAAGTCGGGCGAGTCGAATCTGCTCGACCGTAACGCCCGCCCGCTAAACGAGGTGGTCGTCAACCTGCTGCCGACGCCTCGTACGGGCGACACCAACGGGGCGGGTGGTCACGGCACGGGCGGCCCGGACCTGCGAACCACTGTGTCGCTGCTGCCCACCCCGAACGCGGCTTTGGGGCGCGGCACCGGCACCCCGTCGGCGCAGACGGCGTCTGACCGGTTTGCGCAGGGGAAACGGTTCCTCGATGACGCGGTGGCGTTGCTGCCGACGCCCAGTGCGACGGACGGGTCGAAGGGCGGCCCGAATCAGCGCGGCAGCTCGGGGGATCTGATGCTGCCTAGCGCGGTGATGCTGCTGCCTACGCCGACGGCCACCCCGTACGGCAACAACCAGTCGCCGTCGGCGGGTGCGGCGGTGCGGCCGTCCCTGGACTATGTGGCGCGAGACCTGCTGCCCACGCCGACTGTGGCAGATTCCCGGAACAGTCGTAACGCCACGGCGAACCGGACCGACGTGAAGCCGACCACGTCGATCGGCTGGACGTTGTCGGATGTGGCGCACGCCGAGCGGTGGGGATCGTATGCCCCTGCCATTGCCCGGTGGGAGGCGGTCACCGGCCGTGCGGCGCCGGAGCCGACGGAGCCGGGCAGCAAGGGTCAGCCGCGCCTGAACCCTCGGTTCGTGGAGTGGCTGATGGGTCTGCCGGCCGGCTGGGTGACCGACGTGCTGCCCCGCAATCCGGCACTCAAGTGCCTCGGCAACGGCGTTGTGCCGCAGCAGGGCGCGCGGGCGCTGTACGAGCTGACCCCGCATGTGCCCGCTCTCCAGGTTGGGGAGGTGGCGGCGTGAGCGACTTCTCCCGGGATGAGCGGCGCCGCCGCCGAGACCGCTATGTGGACGGGCTGCTGGCGGCAGCTGGCGGCTGTGCCGTCGTCGTGATCGTCGTGGTGCTGCTCGCCTGGAACGGCGGCGTGGCGTGATGGGCATGGAGTTGCGGATCACTGCCGCCCGTGACGGTGGTGTGCGGGTGGTGCGGTCGGTGCCAATCGCCGACGAGGTGGAGGAGGCGGCGGCCCGGCAGTGGATGGCCGAGTCGGATCCGCGGTGGTCGACGCTGGACGGCGGGCTGCGCCGCGAGATCGTGCCGGCCGGCGGTGAGCGTTGATCCGGGCACGGCATGAGGGCGCCCCCCGCACCTGCCGGCACTGTGGTGAGCCGGTGGTGCGGTTGCAGGCCGACGGGTCGGCGACAGTGTCACGCTGGCTGCACACCCCGAACCGGCTGGTGTGTGTCGACCCGCTGACCGGTGAGCCGACCGGCTGGGAGGCGCAGCCGCGTGAGACGTCCGCCGGGGTGGCGGCGTGAGCGCCCGCGTCGGCTGGGCCGCCGCCGTGGCCCTGTTCGTGGCTGCTGCTGTTCTGCTCGCGGCCGGGCATGTGGTTGCGGCTGCGGTGCTGCTGATGGGTGTCACCTACCTGGCGGGCCGATGGGATCGCCACCGCGACCGCCAGGCTACCGCCGCCGAACTCGCGGCGAAGGACGCGCGGGTCGCCGCGCTGGAAGACGAACTCACCTACCGGTACGGCGTTGAAACCGACGGCCGGTGGGCCGATGACAGCCGGCTGATGCCGGACAACGGCGGCTACTACTCGCCGGCCGCCGTGCATGACCACAAAGCCGACACCGTCACCCCCAGCAGCGGTGTCGCGGCGCGCACCCGCGCCATCTCTAACCCCTGACCGTCCCTTTCTGAGGGGAGCACAGCATGCCATCCCTGAAATCCCGACTGGCCCGCATGTTGCAGAACGCAACTCGCCGTCCCGACGCCGCTGCCGCGTCGCCCCTGAACGCGGGTGTCGTCCCGCCGGCCCGCCCTATCGGCGTTGCCCGGGTGTCGTACGCGAACATGCCGTCGCCGCGGCAGGTCGACGGTCCGACGGCCACGCTGCCGCCGATGCAGCAGCGTTACGTCTCTCGGCAGCACCCGGACATGCGGGCCCGGAACCGGCAGGCCGGTCCGACGCCAGCGCGGCGCGGGTCGGTGCGGGCGGCGGTGGGGCTGTGAGTGACCTGCTGGCATTCGCGTCGTTCGGTGGGATCTGCGCGGTGATCGGCGCGTCGGTGACGGCGCTCGGGTTTCTGTACCGCGACGAGATGGCCGACCGTGCCCGGGACCGGGAGGTGACCGTCGAGTCGGAGCCGCTGCTGGCGCGGTGGCGGCCGGCGATCGTGGCGGCCCGGTTGGGGCGGCCGTCGTGGCTGCCGGCGGTGCAGCCAGGCGTGTGGTCGCGGCTGCGGCCGGCGGTGGCGCAGGTGTCCGCCCGGGTCCGACGGTCGGTCTCCCGACCGGCAGCGGCGCCTGTGGTGGTGCAGCCGCCGGTCGACCATGCGGGGCGGGACGTCAACGCGTTCACCTGGCCCACCAACCCGGCTGCCCCCGCCAAGCCGGCCGGTCGGGTGCCGATGGAACCCGACGTTGACCTGACCGGCGCCGACGACTTCACCGCCGCGGTGCACCGACGCAACGACTACCTGCACCGGTACGCGGTAGAACGCGTCACCGACCCCGCCGCGACCGGCCTGATTCCCGTGCAGCAGGGGGCACCGTCGTGAGGGCCTTGGTTGGAGCGGTGTTTCCGGTGCTGGCCGGACGCGTGGATGCGGCGCTGCGTATCCGCGGCCTAGAAGCGGCGAACGGGCGGCTGGTGCGGGAGAACGCGCGCTTGCGGTCGGCGGTGGGCCGGTATGAGCGGCACCGGCAGGCGGCCCGCGCCCGATTGTCCGCCGCGGCCCGGGGTGGTGTGCGGTGATCCGTGCTTGGCGGTGGCTGCGCGCCTTCCTGTCCAAACAGGCCACCCTCGCCCTGCTCGTGGTCGACCTGGAGGCCCGCACCGATCGGCTGGTGTCCGCGCTGCGTCAGGAGAAAGCCCGCCACGACGCCGAGCTCGCCGCCGCCCGCGCCAGCAACACCGCCCTGCGGCGTGAAGCGGAGGCGGTCGACGCCGCCAACCAGGCGGTCATCGCCCAGAACCGGCGGGAACGGCTGTTCGGCAACCAGCTCGCGCACCGCAACCGGCTCGGCCACGACTGGGCGCGGCAGCATCTTCCGCCCGAGCAAGCCGCCGAACTGTGCGCGCTGCTGTCCCCCACGCTTCCCAACCCGAAGGAGACCACCCATGCCTGAACCGATCGAGGTGTACTTCGTCACCGCCGAAGACGTGCTGGTCGCCTTCGTGGCGTGGGTGGTGGTCACCCTCGCGGCGGTGTGGTTCGCAGTGTGGGTGCTGCGGCCTCGGCCCGCCGACACCACGCCGGCGGAGTCGCGGGAATGCGCGGAGACAGTGGAGTTGCCGCGGCCCCGCAGTCACGGTCCGCGCACCGGCACCATCCACGCACCCCAATACCAGCGTGCGGCGGCGAACACCGCGGACGACGACACCGTGTTCATCGAGCAGGTGACCCGCTGATGGGCTGGCTGAATCCGGTCGACCCGGGCGCAGCCGGCTACATCATCGGTGGGCTGCTGATCGTCGGCGCCGTGAAGTGGCTGCGGTTCGCGGTGCGCCGCTTCCGCGCCGAGGTGGCCGCCGAGCACGGGCCAGCGGTCGGCCGGGTACGGGTGCCGCAGGGCTACTGGCATCCCTCGATGGGGCCGCGGCGGGAGCCGGTGACGGAGATGCTGCCCCGCTGCGCCGACCGGCCGGACGCCACCATGCTCATCCCCCGGCAGCGGGCGGTGCGCCGTGGCTGAGGCTGCCGTCATCGCCGCCGTATTCTGCGCCCTGTTCGCCGGCCACCACGTCGGTGACCATGCGGCGCAGACAGACTGGCAGGCCAAGAACAAGGCCGAGCCGGGCTGGCTGGGTGTACGGGCCATGGCGGGACACCTGGCCAGCTACCACGCCTGCATGGTGGTGGCGCTCGGCGGGCTGGCAGCCGCCGGTGTGCCGCTCACCTTCACCGGATGCGCGGTCGGGCTCGCCTTCTCGGCTGTGACGCACGGCTTCCTGGACCGGCGGTGGCCGGTCCGCTGGATCCTGGAGCACACCGGGTCGCGGGCATTCGCCGCCTCACAGACACCGCTGCACGGCGGGTATTTGGCCGACCAGTCCCTTCACATCGGGTGCCTGTTCGTGTCCGCGCTGCTGGTGGCGGCGATCTGATGGCACGCGCTTTCTATCGGGGCTACCAGTCGTCGCGGACCACCCGCTTGCACATCATGCGGGAGGACGGGAAGTTCCCCGGCCGGTCCGCGGAGTGCGGCGTGCACGGGTGGGGTGTCCGCAACTCGGAGCCGGTGATCCTGGATCCGATGCCAGCGGCACCACCGGCCGGGTTGTCGTGGTGCTCGGCGTGCGTGGGGAAGCTGGCGGAGCGGGCGGGTGTGCTGCCCCGGTGGGCTGCCGAGCTGGCGTCAGCTTTCCTCGTCATCAGGCTCGGGTCCGAGGTGGGCGCGCAGGATCTCCGCAGCCCGGTCGGCACCCCCGGCTCGACGGATCAGCCGTCCCAGCTCGATCGGGACGATGGCTGCCACGGCGGTCCGGCGATTCAGCAGGAAGACGGTCCAGCGCAGCAGGCGGACGTGGGAGAGCACGTCGGTGAGGTTCGCCCGTGCTTCGGAGACGACCAAGTCTTCCTTCATGTCCACGGAGCAAACTCTACCGCCCCGTCTACTTGTACAACTAGGCGTGATGTACATAGGATGGGAGCATACGGCAGAGCGGACTGGACGTCACCTCCCGAGCCCGCCAGCCGAACATCCACCTACCTCTGGAGTCGGTGACGTATGTCCAAGGCCACCAGCAAGCCGCGCCGAGACACCCGCTACCAGGCAGCCGTCCGGCGGCAGATCGCCATGGTCGACGCCTGGAACAACGCCGAACCGAAGCAGCGCATGTACATGCCGTGGCCCGCCCCGGTGGAGGACTTCCTGCGGCCCGGCGACACCGCCGACATGTTCCGCCCGGCCACCGAGGAGGACGAGGCGTGACGAGCCGCAAACCCTTCGCTGCCGCCCCGATCGATGACGAGAACGGCCGATGGCTGGGCTACGTCCGATACGACGGTGACCCCGACGTGTTCACCGCACTCGCATGGTCGCTCGGCATCCGTGAGGGATGGGAGCACTCCGTCCAGCCGCCGACCCCGCAACTGCTGCGCGTCAACCCCGACTGGACCGGCGAGTATGCGTGGCACCTGGTGCGCGCCGATCACCGCGGCCCGGGTGTGTTCGTCGGCGCGGTCATCGAAGCGGGATGCCACTACGAGCCGTCCTGGCTGGCCGAGCTGCGTGAGGTGCCGCTGTGATCGCCGACCCGCAGTGCACCTGCACGACCGACCCGGACGGGCAGACCAACACCGACGGCTGCGTCCTGCACGACCTGCCCCTGTCCGGCCTGCTCGTCGGCGAGGAGAACTGATGCCGCTCGCTGTCATCGCTGACCCGAAACCGGGCGTGCCGATCCCCCCGCCGTGGCCGGGCGGCCCCTGCAACCTGCCGCAACCCGTCACCTGCCCGCACTGCGGCGACCCGGTGGCGGGGCTGCTGACCGGCTGCGACAAACCGGCCTGCCGCACCGCCGACCTCGACTACGACATGGCCTTCGTGCGACGGGACGACGTCTGATGACCCTCACTATCGCGTCGGCGGCCCCGGTGTTCCACGGCACCGAAATGGTCGGCGACATGCGGTTCTACCTGATCGATGACCTGCGGCTGATTTCCGTGACCACCGCGACCGGGGTCATCGGCAGCGAAGCGCTGCTCCGCTGGGCTGCTCAGGTCGCCGCCGACGCCGCGTTCGCCGAGCTGCCCACCGTGGTCATAGCCTCCCGAATCAAGCCCTGCGGCAACACCTGGAGCAAGTGCGCCGGCGACGGCGGGCACAGCCGGGAGGAACGCTGCGACCGGTGCCCGTGCGTCGAGTGCCGCGAGTGCGTGGCCCACTGGTTAGCGGGCCGCCACCTCGCGGAGAGCGCCCGACGCGCCGACGAAGGCAAGGCCGTGCACGATGTCGTGGAGTGGTGGTCGTACCACGGGGAGATCAAGCCTTACGACGGGGAGATCACCCCGTACGTGAAGGCATTCGAGCAGTTCGTCGCCGACTACGGGCTGACCCCCGAGTCGTTCCTGGTCTCCGAAGCGCTGGTTGTCAACCGCGACGCCGGGTACGCCGGCACCACCGACGGGATCGTCGTCATCGACGCGTCGCGTACCGACCTGGCCGCGAAGCTGGTGTCCCGGCTGACCGGGGTGAACTGGAAGAAGGCCAAGCGGCTCGGGCTCACCGTCACCCTGATCATCGACTTCAAGACCCGCGAGGGTGAGAAGCCGAAGTTCTACCCGGAGCAGGCTCTCCAGGTCACCGGCTACCGGCACGCCCCGGTCATCCGCGTCAAGAACTCCGAGTACGAGGAGCCGATGCCCGCCACCGACGGCGGGATGCTCGTGCAGCTGCGCCCCGACGGCTACACCCCCCGGCTGGTCCTCACCACCGAGGAAACCTACCGGGACGGCTTTCTGCACGCGCTCGGCCTCGCCAAGTGGCTGATCGAGGTCGGTCCGGCCGCCGTCAGCTCCCGCACGTTCGTGCTTCCCGAAACCACCGCCGCCCGCAAGCGCAAGGCAGACCGCGAGGCCGCCGCCGCGCCGGCCGCTGCCTGACAGCGAGGAGACACCACATGCCTATCAAGGAGTTGCAGCGGCGCCTCACCCAGGTTGGGGTGATTCGCCTCGGCGAGCAGCGCGTGTCCGCCCGTGGCAAGAACTACCCGGCGAAGCTGGAGACGCTGCGGTTCACCTCCCCTTCGCAGACCCTCATCGAGGCGGTCGCCGGGGCATTCGGTGGCACGCTGCGGCCGTGGGATTCGCCGCAGGGCCCGCAGTTCGAGGTGATCACCCAGGCGCGTGAGATCCGCGTGCTGGTTCCGCCGCAGAACATCGACCCCAACTACGAGCTGTGGGGCAACGGGTTCCGCTCCCGCATGTGCGACGGCGAGGTCGAGCGGATCCGGCAGAAGCCGTGCCTTTGCGAGCCGGTGCGGGCCGCTGCGCAGGCTGCCGGCCGCGACTTGAAGCCGGGCGAGGTGTGCAAGCCGACCACCCGCATGTCGCTGATGCTGGCCGACATTCCGTCGCTGGGCACCTGGAAACTCGAAAGCCACGGCTGGAACGCCGCCGCTGAGCTGCCGATGCTCGCCGAGTCCATCGCCAACGCGCCGCAGCCCATCCCCGCCCGGCTGGAGGTGCAGCGGCGGGAGAAGAAGCTGTTCCACCCGAACAAGCCGCAGTCAGAGCAGGTCGAGTCGCTGGTGTTCATGGTGCCGGTGCTGCACTTCGACTTTGTCACGCCGGCGCAGGCGTTCGGCGGGCAGATCGGGCGGGCCGCCCGGCAGGCGCTGGTCGCCCAGGAGTTGGCCGCGATCGGCGCCGCCCCCGAACAGCCGGACACGGAGAAGCTGACCGAGGCCGAGGTGATCCGCCTCGCCGCCCTGGTCACGTCGGTACCGCAGTTGCAGACGCTGTGGAAGGACGCCGGCCACGACGGTGTGCTGACCGACGCGGCGAAGAAGGTGCTGGAGGATCGAGCCGCCGCGCTTGGTGCCGCGTCGAAGCAGACCAAGACGTCGCCCGCCCAGACGGCGCAGCCGCCCGCGCCGCAGGTGACCGCCACCGACGATGCCGGTGAGCCGGTAGAGGTGGAGATCGAGCCGGACAAGGACGCCCTGTGGGTGCAGATCCAGGCCGCCGCCGGCACCCGCAGGTGGAACTCGGAGGCGCTGGAGCAGCGCATCTACGCCCGGTTCAAGAAGACCTCCGACGAGATCAACGGCTTCGACATGGAGACGTTCCTCGCCGAGGTGAACGACGGGACGATCGCGTGAGCCTCAAGCGCCGCACCAGGATGCGGCCGATGGGCGACAAGCGGCGGGCCGAGCTCGCCGCCGCCGGCAACACCAGCCCCTACTCGACGTTCACCAACACCGGATCGGGCTTGTCCCGCACCGCCGCCGAGCGGGACCGGAAGCCGGCGCCGAAGCAGCCGCGCAACACGGGACCGTCGGCGGAGACAGTGACGCTGCTATTCCGCCGCGACCAAGGCCGCTGCGCCCGCTGCGGCGACCCGATCCGCGGTGAGCGGGGCCGGGACTGGAGTGTCCAGCACCGCCGCGCCAGGCAGGGCCGGGACCTGCGGCCGGACACCAACCAGCCGCCGAACCTTGTGCTGCTGGACGGGTCCGCGACGACGGGCTGCCACGGGCACGTCGAGTCGCGCCGCGCCGAGGCCCGCGTCAACGGGTGGGCGATCCGGCAGACCGACAACCCGGCTGAGGTGCCCGTCAACCACGCCGTACACGGCTGGGTGCTGCTCACCCCCGACGGCGACATCCAGACCTACTCCCCCAACCACACCAACCAGCAGGAGGTCACCGCATGACCGAGCACGTGTACTCCACCAGCGACCCGACCACCGTCGCCGCGTTCAAGGCCGCGGCCGACGCCTTCCGCGACGGCGGACGCCGCGCCCGCGAAGACGCCGAGAAGTTGGGCAAGAACAAGGGCGCACTGATGATCTCCGGCCCGATCGGCAAGCCCCGCCTCGTCGGCCTGGAGCCGGACGACCCGACCGACCCGCCGCAGGGCTGGCAGTACATCAAGAGCCGTGAGCGGCTGGAGCCCCGCCGCGGCAGGGCCGGTGATGCGGCCCGCCACTGGATGGACGCTCACCAGCCGCCGGACCTGCGCGGTGTCATGGGTGAGCACGGCCTGCCGGCCTACTACCGGCGCGAGAACATCATCGGCGCCCCGGAACTCTTCGAGCACGGCGGCACGCTGTGGGCGCTGTTCAAGGGCGAGCCGCAGGGTTCCTGCTCATGGGAGCCGCGGAAGCTGTCCGAGTTCTACGCCGCCCGTGAGGCGATGGAGTCTGCCGAGGCTGCGCTGACGACGGGGGTTCCGGCGTGACGACCAACACCACCACGTCGGTCGGCGAGATGACCGACGTTGAAATCCTGCGGCACGCCTCAAAGCTCATGCAGGCACATGCGGTGGCGGCCACCCAGGGTCCGTGGACGAGCAGCCTTGTCTGGTCGCCGGACTCGCACGCCACCAGCGGCATCTACTCCAATGCCCACCCCACCGGCACCCCGGCGAGCGAGGTTGTCGCCTCCGGTCGGCGCGGTGCCCGTGGGTTCGGTGGGATCCGTGACCCGCGCAACGCCCGTCACATCGTCTCCTGGCAGCCGCCTGTCGCCCTCGCGGTCGCCGCGTGGCTCGACCGGGAGGTCTTCAACGCGGAGCGCCGGGTGCCGGTGTATGTCGAACCCAGCGCGCTGGCCGTGGCCCGCGCCTACATCGAGGCGGCGGCCCGATGACCGCCTCCGCTGTCGCTGACCGCGACTTCACCGGCCTCACGATCACCGACGCGCGGGGCGGCAGTCTCGTCATCGAGCGCACCACCGACGGACGCACCGTCGCGTGGATCGCCCCGCCCGGCACGAACGACGGACCCGGTGTCACCATCGCCGACGACGACCGGCAGCAGCTCGCCGCGTTCCTCGGCGCGAACAAGCCGGGACACGAGCACACCTGCGCCGAGGTCGACCACCTCAAGGATGAGGTACGCGACCTCAAGCGGGCGCTCACCGTGTACGCCAACGAGCACATGCGGATGGCCGCCGTGCACATCGCCGCGTGCGCGCTGACCGCCGTGTTCAAGCTCGACGGCCGCGACCCGAACGTGGACGTCGACCTGGCGATGGAGCAGGGCTGCCGGCGTCTCGCCGAGGCGGTCGCCGACGCGGAAGGGCTGCGACTGCACCCGGACACGCTGGCCAAGCATCTGCGGGTGGCGATCGATGACCCGGGCATGGTGCTGGAGCGGTACCGGGGCCGGGCAGTTGACGAGCCGCCGTACGAGTCCATGACCGAATGGCAGACGCGGGCCGTCCTGCACGTCCTCACCCACCCCATCGCCGAGGCGGTGAGCTGATGCCGTCGACCACGCTGCGCACCGCCCGCGCCGACCGCCCGTGCGCGTTCGCCCGCCACTACGAGGACCACACCATCAACGCCGGTGACCTGTACGTCCGATCCGTGGCGTTCCCCGGCGACGAAGGCCACGAGGACGGCACCCGCCCGTGGGCGATGCACGTTTGCGTCAAGTGCGCCGACGCGCAGGTCGAGTGGGTCCGCCACCAGTACCAGGTGCCCGCCACGATCGGCTGCCGCGTCACCGCCGACGGGAAGCGGGGTCGGATCGCTGGCGGTGACGGATCCTCCCTGCTGATCGTCATCGACGGGAAGCGCCGCGCGACCCCGTGGCACCCGACGTGGCGGATGCAGTACCACCCCGAGGAGGCGAACGCCTGATGTCCACCGTGCAGATGCCCGAGCCGCCGCACCGCGCCCTGGTCGGCCTGTTCGACTCCGCCGACGACGTCATCCCCCTCGTGTTCGAGCGCGACGACACCCACGACACCGACGTGCGGTGCGACCACTGGTACGGGGTGGCCGACGAGACGCCGTACCGGTGGCAGGACGTGTTGGCTCTCGCCGCGGCGAAGGGCTGGCAGGTGGTGCGGCTGTTTCGGGCCGACGACCCCGCCATCACCGTTAACGAGGTGCTGGCCGGATGACCGCCGACGTTCGCGCCATCACCGTGCGGGAGCCGTGGGCTTCGTGCATCGCCTCCGGGGTGAAGCTGATCGAGAACCGGGGTGCTGGCACCAACTACCGCGGCAAGCTGCTCATTCACACCAGCCAGCAAACCGACAACACGGCGGTCCACGACGGGCGGGTCCGCGCCGCGCTGTGGCCCGGTGTCACCGACGTCGTCCAGCTCTACTCGGCGTTGAACGGGCTCGACGGTGGCGTGGTCATCGCCGTCGCCGAGTTGGTGGACGTCCACACCGCCGAGGACATCCCGACGCTGACCGGCCCGCCCGGCACCTGCTGCGAGCCGTGGGGCGAACGGGTCCACAACGGCCGCTACGCCAAGCATCTCGTGTTGGCCAACGTGCGCCGCCTCCGCCACCCGGTGCCGGCCCGCGGGGCGCTCGGCCTGTGGACGCCGCCCGCCGACATCGCCGGGCAGGTGCGGCAGGAACTCGCCGAGGCGGCGCCGTGGTGATCTACGTCGACAACGCCCGCATCCCCGCCCGGGTCGGCCGAACCGCTGGCCGCTGGTCGCACCTCACCGCCGACACCGAGCACGAGCTACACGAGTTCGCCGCGAAGCTCGGCCTCCAGCAGAAGTGGTTCCAGACGTGCAAGCGCCCCTGCCACAAGACGCTGCCGTGCGTGCACTGGCACTACGACGTCACCGACAGCATCCGCGACCTGGCAATCAAGCGGGGCGCCAAGCCGATCGACATTCGCGAGATGGGTGCGCTGACCAGCGCCCGCCGCGAGGCGCTGGCGGGTGATGACCAGTGATCGGCGTGATGAGCGAGGAAGACCTGCAACGGCAGATCATCAACCTCGCCCGCCTCTACAACATCAAGGTCGCGCACTTCCCCCCGTCCAAGTCCGTGGCGGGTAAGTGGATGACGGCTGTGGCCGCCGACGCCAAGGGTTACCCCGACCTCACCCTCGTCGGCACCCGCGTCCTGTTCCGGGAGAACAAGACCGACCGGGGGACGCTCAGCCCCGAGCAGAAGCAGTGGATCGCCGACCTGCGGGCGGCCGGCGCCGACGTGGACGTGTGGCGTCCCCGCGACTGGCACTCCGGGCGAATCCGCGCCGAGTTGGAAGCCATCCGGGTTCGTCCCGGCCAGCGGACGGAGAAGGCCAGTGCCTGACCTCGCCGACGTTGAAGCCGCCCGCACCCGGCTGCCGTTCATCACCTCCGCCGGCGACACCGTCTCCATCAGCGGCGGCGTCATCTACCTCAACGCCCGGCCGCTCCCCCTGCTCGACGTTCTCGACCTGTCCGCGGCGCTCGCCCGCGCATTCAACGAGACCGTCGCCAACCACACCACCACCAACCGGAAGGAGGCCGTCCGTGGCTGATACCAGCATCGAGTGGGCCGACAAGACCTGGAACCCGCTGCTCGGCTGCGAGCGGGTCACCGCCGGGTGTGACAGCTGCTACGCCATCACCACGGCCACCATCCGCGCCAACAACCCGCACCCGAAGGTCGCCGAGGCGTTCGCCGGCCTCACCACCCGCCGATTCGGTCGCCTCGACTGGACGGGACGCATCAACCTGCTGCCCGACCGGCTCACGCAGCCGCTCGGCTGGAAGAAGCCGCAGCGGATCTTCGTCAACTCGCAGAGCGACCTGTTCCACAAGGACGTACCCACCGAGTTCATCGCCCAGGTGTTCGCCGTCATGGCCGTCGCGGAGCGGCACACGTTCCAGCTGCTCACCAAGCGGCACGGCCGGATGCGGTCACTGCTCAACGACGAGGCGTTCAAGAACCAGGTGGCGCTCAAGATGATCGACCTGACGGTGTCCGCCGACGACCCAGGCAGCCGCCGACCGGTTGTCGCATGGCCGCTGCCAAACCTGCACGTCGGTGTGTCGGTGGAGGATCAGAAGACCGCCGACCTGCGGATCCCCGCCCTGCTCGACACGCCCGCCGCCGTGCGGTGGCTGTCCTGCGAACCGCTGCTCGGGCCGGTGAAGCTGCCGCTGCTCGCCGAGGCGGACGGCTGCACCTGCGGTGGGTACGGCCCGCCGTACTACGTGCACCAGCCGCGCTGCGGTTGGGAGCCCGGCCCGGCGTGGGGCCAGCTGCACTGGGTGGTCGTCGGCGGAGAGACCGGCGCAAAGGCGCGACCCATGCACCCGGACTGGGCGCGCAGCCTTCGCGACCAGTGCACCGATGCCGAGGTGCCGTTCTTCTTCAAGCAGTGGGGCGACCACCTGCCCGTCCGGGTCGAGAAGGACTCCAACTTCGCTGGTGGCCGCTACTTCAAGCACCCCAATGGTGGGCGCTACGCCGCGACGATCCGTGAGCGCTCCACCAAGGCGTTCCACCCCGGCGTCACCCGGGCGATGCGCGCCGGTGACGTAAACGGCCTCGGGCACATGCTCGATGACGACACGATCGCCGTCCGCGTCGGCAAGAAGCGCGCGGGGCGGCTGCTGGACGGCCGCGAGTGGAACGAGTTCCCGGCCGAGCGTACGGCGGTGACCGCGTGAGCCCGCAGCGGATCCAGCGCAAGCGCACCAAGGGCTGGAAGAAGCCCGCCAACACCGTCATCGTTGACCGCACCTCCCGGTGGGGTAACCCCTTCCGCGTCGCCGACTGCCTCGACGCCATGCTCGCCGAGACCGACGCCGACGCCCGCAAAGTGTGCGTTGAGGCGTACGACAGGTGGCTGGACGGCGAACCCGAGTACGCCAGCGTTGAGCCTGAGCGCCGGGCGTGGATCCTCGCCAACCTGGACCAGCTCACCGGGCGGAATGTCGCCTGCCCGTGCGCGCCGGATGAACTCTGCCACGGTGACACGCTGATCCGTCGCGCTTGCCGCCGGACCGTGAAGGCGGTGACCGCGTGAGCCACCGCGGATCGTTCTCCTTCACCAACATCCGGCTCGCCCCCGGTGACGACGATCACTGGCAGGCCCGTGGCGTCTGCAAGGACTACGACCCGGACCTGCACTTCCCGATCGGCACGTCCGGGCCGGCGCTGCTCCAAACCGAGCAGGCCAAAGCGAACTGCCGCCGCTGTCCCGTCGTGGACCAGTGCCTCCAGTGGGCGCTCGACTCCGGCGAGGCCGGGGTGTGGGGCAACACCACCGAAGACGAGCGGCGGGCCATCAACCGGCGCGGCTCGCACGTCCTGGCCGCATGACCACCAGCAGCACGGCCCGCCGTCACCCGGCGGCGGGCCCCAACCCCCGAGAGAACGGCACCGTGAACGACAACGACCTGCACCACCTGTTCGATCTCATCCGTGACGACAAGGTCCGCTTCGCCAACTGGCGGCACACGGACACCGGCGGCGTCGACATTGACGACCTCGTGTACGCGGCCGAAGCCAAAGGGCTGATCACCGTGTACCCCAACGGAGTCCTCAAGCCCACTGGGAAGGGCCGGGCGTGGCGGGATCGCAACCACAGGCCCGGACCGGTGAATGTCGTCTTCTCGCAGGCGGAGGTGGCCTGAATGCGCGCCCCCACCGACCTGCACCCCGACGACCTCGCCTACCGCATCGGGCTGCGGGACCTGCTCATCGCCCGCCGCGTCGAACTCGACTACAGCCAGACGCAGCTCGCCGACGTGATGGGTGTCCCCCAGTCCACGGTCGCCCGCTTCGAGGTCGGCCAGCCGTGGCGGGTTGAGCGCACCCAAGACATCGCGTACGCCCTCCGGCTGCGGGTGGTCATGTACCCCCACAACCTGCCCGGCGGCCCGTACGAGGTGGCCGACGTGGACCCGCGGATGCCCGCCCAGCAGCAGCACCTCGTGGACCGGCAGAACCTGGTCCGCGCTCTGGTCGACGCCCGCGAGGCATGCCACGTCACGCAGACCGCGCTGGCGGCCAGCCTCGGCATCCACGTCAACGTTCTCGGCCGGTTCGAGACCAACACCACCGGCCGGCTGATGCTCGCCAACTGCCAGCGCTACCTGCGTGCCCTCGGCGGCGAACTGTGGATCGGCGCCGACGCGCTCGACCCGGACGGCTCCGTCCTCTCACCTCTTCTCGCACTCACCGGGAGCACCGCCGCATGACCGAAATCGTTCAGCCCACCGCCCGCCTGGTCGCGTGGACGCACTTTGATGCTGCCGCCGCGAAGGACGCCACCGCCGACGGGGACTTCCCGGGCTGGCACACCGACGCGAAGGGCGGCCAAGCCCTGGCCGAGTTCGCGGGTCGCGCCTGCTTCCAGTCCTGGAAGAAGCCGAACCCGGCCACGTCCACCAACGCTGGCTACCTCGCGCACATCCTGGAGGTCGGGCACCTCAGCGTGTTGGAGCATGGCAGCGCGTCGTTCTACTTCACTGGCGTCTCGCGGTCGTTCACGCACGAGCTGATCCGGCACCGCCACTTCTCCTACTCGCAGCTCTCCCAGCGGTACGTGCCGGAGCGCGACGCCGCCATGGTCGAGCCGGACGTCATCGCCCAGGACCCGGAGCTGCACAAGAGGTTCGTGGAAGCCTCTGAGGCTAGCCTGCGCGCGTACAACGATCTGCTGGTCGGGCTGGAGGCCAAGTTCACCGACGAGCCCAACCCGACGCTGCGGCGCAAGCAGGCACGGCAGGCGGCCCGGTCCGTACTGCCCAACGCGACCGAGACCCGGATCGTGGTCACCGGCAACTACCGGGCCTGGCGGCACTTCATCGACATGCGCGCCACCGAGCACGCCGACGTGGAGATCCGCGAGCTGGCCGTCGACTGTCTGCGGCAGCTTCGCACGGTCGCCCGGAACGTGTTCGCCGACTACGAGATCACGCTGCTGCCCGACGGCACCGAGGTCGCGGCCAGCCCGCACGCCGAGGTGAGCTGACATGCTGCTCTGCGACACCGACCTTGCCCGCGCTATCGGCGACCGACGGCTCACCATCACCCCACAGCCGTCCCTGATCCAGCCGTCATCCATCGATGTCCGGTTGGACCGGCACCTGCTCGTGTGGCCTGCCGGGGGCGTAGTCGACCCGGCTGCGGAAAACCCGATGCTGCCTGCCGACATGAACGACATGGGCGGCACCTACCCTCTCGCCCCCGGCCAGATGGTGCTCGCCTCGACGGTCGAACACATCACCCTCGACGCGACCCTCGCGGCCCGGATAGAGGGCAAGTCGAGCCTCGGCCGCCTCGGGCTGGCCACCCACGTCACCGCGGGCTTCATCGATCCAGGCTTCTCCGGGCATGTGACGTTGGAGCTCGTCAACCTAGCGCCCCGGCCGCTGCTTCTGCACGCCGGCATGCGCATCGGACAACTGTGCGTGTTTCAGCTGTCCGGCCCCGCCCAGTGGCCGTACGGGGCAGACGGCCTCGGCTCCCACTACCAGGGGCAGCGCGGACCGACCGCGTCCCGCTCCCACATCAACTTCCGCACCTGGCCCACCACGGCCCAGCCGACCGAAGGAGCCCGCCCATGAAACTGACCGTCGAGCGTGACGCCCTCGCAGACGCCGTCAACAGCGCCGCGAAAGCCCTCCCGAACCGGCCGTCCGTGCCCGTCCTCGCCGGGGTAAAACTCGCCACCACCGAAGACGGAGTTACCGTCAGCTCGTTCGACTACGAAGTGTCGACCGAGATGCACGTCCGCGGCACCGTCGCCGACCCCGGCAGTGTCCTGGTGTCCGGCCGGCTGCTCGCCGAAATCACGAAGGCGGTACCGGCGAAACCCATCAGCCTCGCAACGGCCGGCACCCACCTGGAACTGGTGTGCGGCAGCGCCCGGTTCACGCTGCCCACCATGCCGGTAGAGGACTACCCGGCCCTGCCGGACATGCCGGCCCCCGCAGGCACCGTGGACGCCGCCGCGTTCGCTACGGCGGTAGCCCAGGTGGCTGTGGCCGCCGGCCGCGACGAAACCCTGCCAATGATGACCGGCGTTCGCATCGAACTGTCCGGCAACACCCTGGCGATGCTCGCCACCGACCGATACCGGCTCGCCGTGCGGGAAATGCAGTGGAACCCGGACAACCCGGAGGTGAACATCAACGCCCTCATGCCGGCCCGAACCCTCCACGACACCGCGAAAGCCCTCGGCCCGCTCGGCGGCCACGTCACCATCGCCCTGTCGCAGGGCGCCGCCGGCGAAGGGATGATCGGATTCGCGCGGGACACCCGCCGCACCACCTCCCGGCTGCTCGACGGCGCCAACTATCCGCCGGTGCGGTCCCTGTTCCCGGCAGACGCACCCATGTCCGCGGTCGCGCCCGTTGCCCAACTGTTGGAGGTCGTGAAGCGGGTCGCCCTGGTTGCCGAACGCACCACCCCCGTGCTGCTCACGTTCACCCCCGGCGACGACACCCTCACCGTCGAAGCCGGCGGCACCGAGGAGGCCCGCGCCTCCGAGGCGATGGAAGCCAACTTCACCGGCGACGCCCCACTGACCATCGGCTTCAACCCCCAGTACCTAATCGACGGCCTCGCCAACCTCGGCACCAGCCACGCCCACTTTGCGTTCGTGGACGCCTTCAAACCCGCGGTCATCACCCCCGCCGACGCAGAAGGGCAGCAAACCCCCGGCTACCGGTACCTGATCATGCCGATCCGGGTGTCCCGCTGATGTTCGGCCCGAACTGCACCGCGCCGCGGCACGGCACCCTCTGGGCGTACAGCCACGACGGGTGCCGCTGCCCCGACGCGCGGGAGGAGTGGCGCATCTACAGCAAGCGGCGCCGGGAGAAGAGGAACCATCCCCGCTGCATCGACGCCACAGGATCCATCCGTCGCCTCCGGGCGTTGGTGGTCAACGGCTGGGGCTGGAAGGAACTTGGACACCACAGCGGCGAGTCCCCCCACACCGTGCGCGCCATCGCCCTCGGCAAGCACAACGCGGTCCGCGTCGCAACCGCCGCTTGGGTTCGTGACCTGTTCGCGCTGCTGTGCGACACCCCGGGTGCGTCCGAGCAGGCGAGGGAGACAGCTAGGCGGCGAGGCTGGCACCCCGCCGGCGCGTGGGACGACATCGACAACCCGGACGAGCAGCCGAACGTAGGCAACGAACACGACGACACGGTGGACGAGGTGCTGGTCCGTCGCGCCATCCACAACCCCCGTCTAGCCGCTGGCATGAACGATGCCGAGAAGGTGGAACTCGCCCGCGTGTGGCGGCAGCACCGCCTCAACCGCGGCGAGCCGTACGGCTACAAGCCGCTCGCCGCACAGTTCGGCATCAAGGAAAGCCAAGCCCAGCATCTGATACGCGCCGTCACCAAGGCGGCGCACGAACCGACTGCGGCCGGAAGCCGCATCAACCGAAAGGCGGCCTGACATGGCTGGAGACACCACGATCACTGTGATCGGCAACCTGACCGATGACCCGGAGCTGCGTTTCACCCCGTCGGGTGCGGCTGTGGCGAAGTTCCGCGTCGCCTCGACCCCCCGCTACCTCGACAAGGCCAGCGGCGAGTGGAAGGACGGCGAGCCGCTGTTCCTCGCCTGCACGGTGTGGCGGCAGGCCGCCGAGCACGTCGCGGAGTCGTTGCAGCGCGGCGCCCGCGTCATCGTGACCGGCCGGCTGCGCCAGCGGTCGTACGAGACCCGTGAGGGTGAGAAGCGCACCGTCATCGAGCTGGAGGTGGACGAGGTCGGCCCGTCGTTGCGGTACGCCACGGCGAAGGTGCAGAAGATGTCGCGCTCGTCCGGCGGGAGTGACGGCGGGTTCGGGGGCGGGGATGACCCGTGGGCGTCCGCCGCGCCTGCTCCGGCTGGACGGCAGGGCGGCGGCAACTTCGATGAGGAGCCTCCGTTCTGAGGCTGACCTGCCGTTTCTGGCGCGGCCCGACCGGCGGGCCGCGCCACACCTCCCCCCATTCAACTCGACAAGGAGCCCACCGTGACCCGACCCATCGTCTTCCTGGACTGTGAAACCACGAGCCTGCGCCCGGACCGGCGGGCGTGGGAGATCGCCCTGATCCTGCGCCGGCCCGAACATTCCGACCACGAGCGATCGTGGCTGGTCACTGTCGAAGACCTCGACCTGGGCAACGCCGACCCGCAGTCCCTCCAGGTCGGCGGGTTCTACGACCGGCACCCCGAGATCAACCCGCAGTACCAGCCGGTTCCGTTCAGTGCCCTACGCGGGCCTAGCCTCCAGCCGGAGTTCGCGGTGCTGCGCACGGTGGAGAGCCTGACACGCGGCGCCATCGTCTACGGATCGAACCCGGCGTTCGACATGGACGTGCTCGATCGGCGGATGCGCGCCAACGGCATCCTGCCGTCGTGGCACTACCGGGGCGAGTGCATAGCCACCGCCGCGAAGTGGTGGTTGAAGGGCCGGGGCCTGCCGGTACCGGAGTCGGAGAAGTCGGAGGATCTATCCCGGGCGGTAGGCGTGGACCCGACCCAGTTCGACCGGCACACCGCACTCGGCGACTGCCAGTGGACCCGTGCCATCTTCGACGTGATCAGCGCTCCTGCGCCGGCGCTGACCGGCATCTGACCGCACTAACTGGCGCGGCCCGCACTTCCCCGGCGGGCCGCGCCCACCCTCTCCGTTGAATCGAGCACGGCACCCTTGCACCCTCCGACACATCACATGTAACGTGTTGATCGTATCCACACACGCCATGCATGAGCTATGGAGGAACCGTGCCCGTCAAGCAGCTCTACTACTCGAAGCGGAAGAAGCCGCTCGTGGAGGCCGCCGAGCGCGTCGCCAGCGCCCACGACATCAGCTTCTCCCGGCTCGTCACCGACGCCCTGGAGGCGTACGTGCCGAAGATCGCCGCCAGCCCGGCCCCCACCCCGCCGGAGCGGTGGGACGAGATCGGAACGGACTCGCCCAACGCCGCCTAGCGGCCCCCCGATCACCTGGAGACACGCGCAATGGTCGACCGCAGCAAGACCTGGGAAGTCCAGCAGGCCCACCCTCGCCGGGTGGTGTCGCTCTGATGGCGTGGGTCCGGTACGACGACAACTTCGACACCAACCCGAAGGTCACCGCCGTCGTGTTCGAGGACCCGGGCGCGCTGTCGCTGCATGTGCTGGCGAACACCTGGACGAACAAGCAGAAGAAGTGGAAGGGATACGTCCCCGCACACCAGCCGGCGACGCTGCTGTGTGACCGGGAGCTGGGCTCGCGGTGGGCGACGGCGCTGGTCCGCTGGGGCCTGTGGCACGAGCGAAGCGCCATGTGCGCCGAGTGTGCCGTGGAGTATGCGGACCTGCCGGAGGACGCGGCGGGGTACGTGTTCCACAACGCGAAGGAATACCGGGCTCCGGCCCGAGACCGGGCGACGCCTGGCACTCCGGCGGAGCTGTCTGAGAAGCGCCGGGCTGCGGGCCGTCGTGGCGGTCAGGTCAGCGCGGCGAAGCGACGTCAATCCAAGCAAGGTGAAGCAAACGGCGTGAGCATCGACAGCAACTTGTCGCCTGCTGGCGTGAGCCCCGTACCCGTACCCGTACCCGGCACAACAGAACCTCCTCCGGAGGTTCTGTTCGACGCTCCGCCTTTGGCTCCGACGTCCGCAACGACCAAGAAGCAGAAGGCCGAGACCGACCGCGGCACCCGCATCCCCGAGCAGTTCGGCATCTCCAGGGAGATGCGCGGCTGGGCCGCCGAGGAGATCCCCGGCTTCGACATCGACCGCGAGTTCTTGAGGTTCCGCGACTACTGGCGTTCCCAGACGGGACAAAAGGCCGTCAGGAAGGACTGGCCTGCCGTGTTCCGCAACTGGATGCGACGCGCCTACGACGACCGCGGCCCGTCGAGACCCGGCAACGAGGTTGCGATTCAGGGTCACCGCAGCGGCCCGCCGGCCGGCTACCCGGACCGCAACGGCGTGGCCGTCCGCGACACGCAGCCGCGCCAGTCGGCGGGTGAGCGCAAGTTCCTGCGCGCCCACGAGATTGCCGACGAACTCGACGCCGAACTCGCGAACGGAGGTGTCCGGTGAGCTTAGGAGATGTTGCCCGCTTGCTCGACATCTGCGCTCTGTACGACTACCGACAGGTCGGGGCGTCCGACGTGGATGCCTGGTTCAAGGTGGTCGGCCACCTGGACTACATCGACGCGGTGAAGGCAGTAACCCGTCATTACGCCGAGTCCACCGACCGGATCATGCCGGCGCATGTGGTAGGTGGTGTCCAGTGACGCCGGGAGATGTGGCCCGCCTGCTGGGCACCTGCGCCCTGTACGACTACCGGGAGACCAGCAAGCACGACGCCGTGGCTTGGTACGCGGTCATCGGCGACCTGGACTTCGAGGAAGCCAGCGAGGCGGTGCGCCGCCACTACCGAGACTCCACCGAGCGGATCATGCCCGCGCATGTCCGCGCGATCGTCAAGCAGATCCGAGAGGAGCAGCGCCGCCTGGAGCAGCGGACGGCAACGGCAGCGTTGCCGTCGAAGTTCGAGGAAGACATGAACCGTCAGGTGCGGCTGGCGCGCGGCGGCGCGCAGGCGCGGCAGATCCTGGAACCGCTGATCGCGACGATCGCGGCCCGGCAAGAGTCCCTGCCGTCGGCGTTTCAGCAGTTGCGGGAACTGACGGCTGGTGCCGCCGACGCTGAGCTGGACCCGGAGGGACAGTCGTGACGGCCGCCCCCGTGGCTGAGGTCGTGCCGATGCCGCGCCGATCCGACGAAGACGGCCAGTTCAACCGCCGGCCGCCGTGTGACATCCCGGCGGAGCAGGCGGTGCTCGGCGGCATGATGCTGTCAAAGGACGCGTGCGGTGACGTGGCGGAGATCCTGAAAACCGAAGACTTCTACCGGCCGGTGCACGGCCCGATCTTCGACACGATCGTGCGGCTGTACAACACGGGCGTCCCCGTCGACATCGTGGCCGTTCACACCTCACTCATGGACTCCGGTGACCTGGCCCGGGTTGGCGGCCTGCCGTACCTGCACACCCTGATCGAGATGGTGCCGACCGCAGCGAACGCCGCCTACTACGCCCGCAGTGTGGCGGAGAAGGCGACGCTGCGGCGGCTGATCGAGGCAGGCATGCGGATCGTGCAGCTGGGATACGGATCCGCTGACGCGCTGCCCGCAGGGCGGAACGTCACGGACATCGTCCAGTTGTCGCAGCAGGCGGTGCTGGAAGTGACCGAGCGGGCCGTCGGCGACGACGTCGCGGTGATGGCCGACATGCTCCAACCGACCTTGGACGAAATCGAGGCGATCGGTGACCGCAAGGGCGAGATGACCGGCGTGCCGACCGGGTTCACGGACTTGGATCGGCTGCTCAATGGGCTTAGCCCAGGGCAGTTGGTGATCGTGGCGGGACGGCCGGGACTTGGAAAATCAACGGCCAGCCTCGACTTCGTCCGCAACGCGACGATCCGGGCGAAAGACGCGTCTGTGGTGTTCTCGCTGGAGATGAGCAAGGTCGAGATAATGATGCGGGTTCTGTCCGCGGAAGCCCGAGTCCCGCTGCACGTGCTTCGCTCGGGCAACCTGTCCGACGACGACTGGACGCGGCTGGCCCGCTGCATGGGTGAAATCGCCGAGGCACCGCTGTTCGTGGACGACACGCCGTCGATGAACCTGATGCAGATCCGGTCGAAGGCGATGCGACTCAAGCGTCGCCACGACCTCAAGCTGATTGTGGTCGATTACCTCCAGCTGATGACGGTGCCGAAGGCGGAGTCGCGGCAGCAGGCGGTGTCGGACCTGTCGCGCGGGTTGAAGCTGCTCGCCAAAGAGGTTGAGTGCCCGGTCATCGCGGTGTGCCAGTTGAACCGCGGGCCGGAGCAGCGCACCGACAAGCGCCCCCAGCTCAGTGATCTTCGCGAGTCGGGATCGCTAGAGCAGGACGCCGACGTGGTCATCCTGCTGCACCGCGACGACTACTACGACAAGGAGTCCTCCCGCGCCGGCGAGGCGGACTTCATCGTCGCCAAACACAGGAACGGGCCCACCGACACGGTCACCGTGGCGGCCCAGCTGCACCTGTCCCGGTTCGTTGACATGGCCATCGTGTGAGGAGGACCCGTGGACTGTGACTACTGCGGGCAGGCCACCGGCGCCGTCGCCCAGTGGGAGGTGACCGCCGGCGTGTACCCGGGCGACGGGATGACCCGCTACGTGTGCGGCCAGCACCGTGAGTCGGCTGAGGAACACGTCGGGTATGCGGGGAAGGTGCTGGTGTTCCCCACCAACCGCAGCTACATCGAGCGGAGGTTCGCCGCGTGAGCGACATCGAGAACGACGGGCAGCGGCTGGTGGCCGCGATGGAGGCGTGCGGGTTCAAGGTTGCCGGCCGTGGACGGGGGCATGTGCGGATGGGCTGGCCGGACGATCGGCCGGGCCGGGGCGGGCTGATGGTGCCGGTGGACGACACGGCGCCGGAGTTCGCAGACGACCTGGCTGCGGTGAAGGCGGACCTGCGGGACGCGTGGCGCCGCGGTGAGGCGGCCCGGCACGCGCTCAACCTGCACGCGATGGAGGTGGCCGGGTGACAGCCGAGCCGACGTTCGCTGCACTGCGCGAGTACAACCGGGTGACGGCAGCGCTCATGGCCGACCCTGAGATCACAGGTAACCTGCTGCTGCTCGGGCTGTGGCTGGCCCGCGCCACGATCCTCAAGGACCCGCCGGAAGGCGAGAACGGCTGGAACGCTGCCGACGCTGCACGGTCACTGTTCCCGCTGAGCAGTCGCCCCGCGATGGGCGGGTTCGGAGTGCGGCACGAGCAGACGACCGGCCCGAACACCTGGCGGGTGTCCGGGTTACTCAAGGAGGACATTCGCCGCTACGACTTTCGTGCGGAGCCGGGCTACTCCGCCCAACGGACGCCGTGCGGGGCTCCGACACCACGGAAGCTGGCGTGCGGGAAGCCGGAGAGTATCGGGTCGCTGTTCACGGACCCGGAGACCGGACGCCGCCACGCGGTGGGTGCGTGCCGTCAGCACGCCAACTGGTACTGGGAGCAGCAGCGGGCGAACCAGGAGGCGTGTGCGGCGGTGGAGGTGCCGCAGCCTCCGGCGAACACGGGTGGCCGGCTGGCCCGGCACATCCGTCTGGACTGGCAGAAGCTGTGGTCGACGCTGGACCCGGACTGGACGCCGCCGCCGGAGGTAGAGGCGTGGGAGCGGCCGAACCTTCGTCTCTTTGTGTCGCCTGACGTGCCGCTCGCTGAGGTGCCGACCGCCGTCACGCCCCGGCCTCGGTTCGCTGTCATCAGTGGGGGTGCGTCGTGACGGCGCCGGTGTGGGAGACGGTGATGGTGACCGGCCACCGCCCCCAGCACATGCGGAAGGAAACACACGAGTGGGTGCGCGGCGAACTTGACCGGGTCGCCGTGAAGCTGCGTGACGAGCACGCCATGGGACGCGGCTACACGGGGATGGCGCTAGGCCCCGACCAGTGGTGGGCGCGGAGCCTGCACCGCATCGACGTGCCGTTCATCGCGCACATCCCTTACCCGCAGCAGCCCGACAGGTGGCCGCAAGCCGCCCAAGCCGAATGGGTGACTCTGGTGGGGATGGCCGCCGGCGAGGTCGTGTACGGCGACCTGAACGAGGCGGCGGACAGTGACCGTCGGCGGCTGGCGACGGTGCTGCTGCACAAGCGCAACGACGGGATGCTCGCTGGTGACCCCGCGAGAAACCTGCCGGCTGCTGACGCGTGCGTGGCGGTGTGGCAGCCGTCGAAGCGTGACGGCGGCACATTCTCCGCCGTGCAGAAGGCGCACCGCCGGCGGATGTCCATCATCCTCATCAACCCGGAAGCGCGGACCACGACCATGCCGAGCCGCGACCGGCTCGCGTACCTGCTCGGCAAGAAGACCAACCACTCAACCACACCCGAGGAGCCGCGCCGTGACCACCAACCCGTTTGACCCCGACACCTGCGAACGAATCTTCCGCGCCGCCCTCGCGGCCGGCGACTTCAAGGGCGTGGAAGCAGCCCTGACCGTGATGGCGCCGCAGGACCCGCACCGCGCACAGACACTCCACGACACGCTCCAACTCGGCCTTGCGATGGCCGGCGACCGCCCGACCGCCGAGGTGAAGCCGTGACCGAGCCGGCCGCCGCTGACACCGACCCGATCGACTGGAACCGTGTCAACGCTGTTGCCGCCGCCCGGCAAGCCATCATGTGGGCGGGCGTGCCGGTGCAGGAAGCCGAGAGGTACGCGTTCCTCGCTGTGGACGCCATCGCCCACGCCGGCCTCATGCTGCCGACTGGCACTGACACCGTCGAGCAGTGGGCTTCCCGGGTGCTCCGGGACAGCGTCGTCGTGCAGGAGCCCGATGTTCCCACCGGCCGCGAGCGGGCGCTGGCCCGGATTGCGTGGCACGAGCAGAAGCGCGCCGAGGATCCCGGCTGGCGCGGCTCCGCCGAGCTCGTACGCCGACACCAGCACACCACCCCGTGGGAGCGGGCGGGAGAGTCGACCGGCGCCGACGATGTGCGCGCCATCGACGCCGCCCTGGAAGCGCTCGGCTCGATCCGAGTCAAGTTCTGGGCGTGCCCGACGCCTGGACACAGCGACCGCAAGGGTGAGGACGGGCGGCCCGTCGTCACCGTCGAGTGGGACGGCGACGTGGCCCGCTGCACCGCCGCCGGCTGCACGAACACCAACCAGCGGGTGTGCGCGGTGTGCGGGAAACCAGCCACCACCGACGACGGGATCGTCGGGGCGCGGCTGTGCGACGACCAGCAGTGCCTCACCGCGGCGTACGACCGGGCGCGGAGCGAGGCAGGCCGGTGACCAGCGCCAGCGAAGCCGCCCGACGGCAGGTGCGGGACCTGATCGCTACGCGGGTGCATGACGCCGAATGTGGCTGCGGCACGGGCCCGCAGGAATGGGCATACCGCATCGCCGACCACGTGCTCGACCTGTTCCCCGACGTTCAGGTGATGCGGGAGCACCACGGCGCCGGGCTGATCGTGCCCGTTCCGTCTCACCTGCCGGGTGGCATGTCCGCGACGCATTACCGACTGTTCCTGTCCACCGCGCCCACCCCCATTGAGGAGGCCGACCGTGGCTGACCGATCCAGCGACATCCTGACCGCCCGGTGGACGGCCGTGCCCAACGACGAGATCGGCGGCTGGGCTGTCTCCCCCAACGGGCAAGGGCCGCTCAACGGGGGGCCGATGGCCGCCGACATGGTGTGGTCGCAGGAAATCGCGGAGCACATCGCCGACCTGCACAACCAGTGGCATGCCCAAAGGTTCGTGACCGTACGCCCGGCGACCGCAGTCGTGCGCGGTGAGCGGCACCAAGCGACCCCACTCACCGCGCCAGCCATACCCGCCACCGCCTGCCCGTCGCAGCAGCCGTGGATCTGCACCCCGCAGGACTGCCCTGGCTGCTTCAACCCGCACTGCTGGGTGATCGACGGACGCACCTGCCGCAACGGCTGCGATGTGAAACCGCGAACCAGCCCGCAGACCAATGCTGAGGAGACGTCGTGACTCAACCCGCCTACACCGACGCCGACGTGGAGATGGCCGCCCGCGCCCTGTTCGACGCTGAACAACGTCGTCTCGTAGCCAATCACGCACACCTGCGCACGCCACCGATGCACGCCCGCTGGCTGGACATGCTGCCCGAGACGCGTCGGGCATACGAGGTCCAGGCACGCGACGTACTGAACACCCTTGTCGAGCGCGGACAAGGACTCGCCCCGGTCATCGCCCACCAGTGGTCGGTGCGCTACCCAGACGGGTTCGTGGACGGCGGCAGCTTCACCGAAGCCGGTGCGCGGCAGCGTGCAGCGGAACTCGGCGGTGAGGTCGTCTACCGCGCCGTTGGCCCCTGGGCGACCGCACCGGTTTGACGGATGGACGCAATGACGGAGCCGCTGCTGCCGGGCGCACTCCCCCGCCAATGCTCCTGCTGCCACCGGCCGGTCCCGACAGGGCGGGTGTACGGGCCAGGGTTTGGGGAGAAGTGCGCGCGGCGGCGCGGACTCATCCCACCCCGGCAACCGCGCATCGCCCAGCCCGCCGCCGCGGCGCAGGACGGGCCGGACCTGTTCGACGCGGCAAACCAACCCGAACACCTCATAGATGAGGGATCATCAGGCATCATGTACGCGGTGTCACCACACGGAGGGCAGGCATGAGTCTTCTCGACCAGATCGACCGGGCGATCGACGGGCTATGCCCGTGCGGCGCCGAACCGCGGGAAGGGTCGGCGTACTGCGGGTCGGACTGCGAACCCACCCACATCTCAAACGACACCGACGAACGCGACACTGGTTGGCTGTCCACGCCGATGCGGTGGCGGCCCGACTTGGTGACGGCCTCTGATGACACCGACCTGATCCCGCTCGGGTCGGAAACGCACGGCTACACGGGCCGCTTCAACGCGCAGGTGTACGAGCGGGCGTCAGACCCGGCGGTGTGGCATCTGCGGCTGGACGACGGCCACCGCTTCGTCGGCGTCGACCTCCCGAACGTAGGCGGCCGGCAGGACCCGATCACGGACGAACTGGTCGGGCGTGTGCGTGAGGCGTGGCAGCGGCTGGAGCAGGAACTGACCGACCCAGCGAAGGGTTACGACCCGTGGGCGGGCTGGTCCGACGTGGGATACATCGATGAGACCGAAGACCCGTGGGCCGACGTGATGGCCGCTGCGCTCTCGCACGGCCAGGCCGTGGTGGTTGTTCGCCCGTCCAGCGACGAACTGATGGCCGAACTGGCAGGGTACCGTCCGGCCATCACCCGAGCGCGCCGCGCCTTCCACAACCAGCCGGTGCATGCTGTGGACGTGTCAGCGGGCAGCCTCGCCGCTGTCGTCCGGGCGTCGCGGGAAAGCCTCCGGCCTGTAGCCGAAGCGGCAGAGCAGTTCTTGCGGCAGTGGGGCGGGCAGTTGTCCGCCTGGCAGCGAGACATGGTCGAGCAGATAATGGCGATGCAGGTCAGCCAGCCGCGCCGGTTCGGCGTGTCGGCCGCCGTGCAAGCGCAGTTCGTGCGGCTCGGCTTCCGCCCGCTGGTGAACGGCCGCGAGGCCGCCATCCTGGCCGAGCACGGGCTGCGGGAGGGAGTCGACTTCGCTCGCTGCCCCGCCGCACCGGAACGGGATGAGCCGCTGGACGACCCGATGTTGCGGGCGATCGAAGCGAAGAAGCGGCGCAACACCGGCCCGCCGAAGGACCGGCTCGACGGCCGGCGCCGTCGGCGCAGATAGACGACGGCGGCGGTCGGACTGCCCATCCGACCGCCGCCTACCGTGCCCCCTCGCGACCCCCGCGAAGTTCCCCGTCAGCGTACCCACCGTGAACGGAGAACGACCACCATGCCGGCCTGCCCCACGAACTGCGGCTGCCACACCGGCGGCTTAGACGCTGCCTGCACCACACCCGGCGGATGCGGGTCGGCCGGCTGCGGCCGAACCCTCTGCGACCTCTGCGACGTTTTCCGACCCAACCTCGCTGCCCGGCAGCCGGAACACCCGCCGGTGTGTGAAGGCTGCCGACAGCGGTTCGACCTGATGATCCGCGACCTGTACGGGCTGCACGAGCGGCTACTGAACCCGGAACCCGTGGAAGCCGACCGACGCCGCTACCAGGTGCTCGACCAGCAGGGCAGACGCGAAACCCGCTGGGCTGACCCGCTCGCCCCCATCGGAGGCGTCGGCGCCATCCCCGGCCGCACCAACCAGCCACACGTGTCCGGCAGCCGACAACGATCCGTGCCGATCAACCTAGACACCGTCGACCTGACCGCACCCGCCCGCGTACCCAACCCCACCGACGTTGCCCGGCAGTGGCCCGGCGACCAGATCGGCCACCTGTCCGTCGCCTCCCGCCTCTACGAAATCGTCAGGGACTGGCGGGACACCCTGTGGCCCGACCAGCATCTGCCCGTCGCCACCGTCCCCGAACTGGTGGCGTGGATCCGCGCCGGCTCCACCGACGACACGCCCGGAACACGCATCCAAGACGCCTGCGACCGGCATCCCAGCATTGCGGCCACCGCAGCGGAACTGTGGGAGTTGCGGGGCTGGCTGCGCGGCGCCGTCGGCGACACCGACCCGGCACCGCGTCGGTGGATCGGTGTCGCCTGCGGCAAGTGCCGGGAGGTGTCGCGGCTGGCCCGTGAGGGCGGCGAGGAGTACGCCGAGTGCGGCAACTGTGGGCAGATGTACAGCGAGACGGAGGTGGCGGAACTCGTCGCCGGGCAGGCAGGCGAGCAGCGGGATGCCCGCAGCCCCGAGCAGGTCGCCGAACTGTTGCGGCGGTAGAACGAACGAAGACGCGCCGGCTGCCACCCCGTGGAAGGGATGGCAGCCGGCGCGTCGTGTGCGGTCGGTCAGAACGGGCCGAAGATGGCGTCCCAGTCGGCGTTGCGGCCCGCCTCGATGAGCGGGATCATGCGGAACGCGGCGTCGGAGAGCCCCCCGAACGTGTGCCGGTTACGCGACCCTGACGGGGCGTGGCCGTGCTGGTAGCCCGCCAAGTTCCACGTGTACATCGGCACCTGATCCGGCACCGACCGGGACACGTTGCCGCCCACGGTGGCCTGCTCGTCGGTCAGCACGACCACCCGGTCGTGACCGGCGAAGTGCTTGCTCAACGCCGCCGCAGTGTCGGTGCCCCCGCCGATGAACCAGCCGCCGGTCTTCCACCGCTCGATTGAGCGCAGCAGCGACTCACCGTCCTGCGTCGGGAACACCTTCGTCGCGACGCCCGTCGGGTCGCCCCACATCCGGCCGGAGAACGACACGACGTCCGCGGTGTCGCAGCGCTGGGCGAGCGCCACCCCGAAGATGACCGCAGCGTCCCACCGCATGAGGGTGCCATCCTTGGAGAAGCCGGCGTTCATGCTGCCCGACGTGTCCACCATGACCAGCGTCCGACCGGGCAGGGACGGAATGTTGCCCAGCGCGTAGCCCAGGGCCTGCTCCAGCGGGTACGACCAGCGAAGCGACGGCGCCGCCCGGTACGCCGACAGGAACCGCATCGGCATCTGCCGCGACCTCACGACCTGCTGCGGGTCGGCCAGCCGCGCCGCCACGGTCTGCGCCACCTCGTCGGACACGCCGGCTTGGTCGAAGTTACGCAGGTTGCGCAGCAGCGCCATGTAGCCCATCGACGGGATCAGTGCCTCCCACAACCTCGCCTTGTCGACCTTTGACCCGGCGAGGGACAGCACGTCCTCCCAGGTCATGCCGGCCCGTTGGAGCTTGCCCGCGTCGAGCAGGCGCGACGGGTCCTCAGCGGCGAACTCGCGGAGGGTCGCGTTGTACGCCAGCGTCGGAAGCAGATCCGCGTCGACCGCCCACCCGCGGTTGTGCCGTCGGTTCAACGCCTCCGCGAACAGGGCACCGCGCCACCGGGCGTCGGCGACCGGGTGCACGAGATCGATCACGTCACCGAACCGGAAGCCATGGCTGGCGGTGTCGTACTTGAGCAGCGAACGCTCCGTGTACAGGCGCAGCAGCGCGTCGGCGATGCCCCGCTTCACCGGCTTCGGGATCGCCCGGCCGTAGCGGCTGGTCCAGTAGGCCAGGGCCTCACCGGGCTCGTCGGCGCGCTGGAGCACGGACGCGACGACGGCGCGGGAGCCGGGGATGCTCGCAGTGAGCATCCCCTTCGCGGCCTCCAACGCGCCGACCAGCGACGCGGAGCGCAGGTTCGCGCCGTTGCGCAGCCAGGGCAGGAACCGGGCGGTCCAGGCCGGGTCAGCGACGGCGACCTGGCGGACCAGCCGCTCGAACCGCTCGTCACGCGCCTCGGCGGATTCGTAGAAGGTCTTCTCGCCGACCATGTTGGTGACAGCCAGCAGAAACAGTTCGGACTTGGCGTCACGGGCGTAGCCGGGGCCGCCCTCGTGGGTGGTGCCGGTCGGCCGCGTGTCGGCGACGATCGGCGAGACGCCTGACGGTCGGGTGGCGGTGGAGTTGAACTTGGACATGAAGAAACTCCCTTCCGTGAGGAGGGGAGTCGCGTTCAGGTGTGATGCCCGAGATCAAGTCGGATGCGGTAACAATGCGACTTAGGCCACTCGTCCACACCGACCGAGGTCGGCGACGGGATTTGAACCCGCGTCTCACCTTTTGCGAGAGGAAGTAACCGCGTCCTGCGCACCGGGCAACACCAGAAGTTGTACTCCCCGAGATCAAAGTCGGCTGCGGTGTTGGGCCATTGCTCTGCCATCTGAGCTACGCCAGCTGAGCTGGCGGCAGGACTTGAACCTGCGACACATGGGTTTAGAAGTAACCGCTGCCTGCGCACCGGGGAGGTGCTGTTTAGTTGTGGCCTCCGAGATCAGGGCCGGCGACGGGGGTGTCCTTTACGAGAGAAGTACCCGTCGCCTTCGCACCGGAGGCGCTTCGGACACTAGCACATCACACATGACGTGTGGCAGACGCGAAAAGTCCGCCCCACCCCCGGCGCGAGGCGCGGGAGGTGGGGCGGACGTGTGGCGTCGCCGCTGGGGAGCGAGAAACGACGCCAGCCTGCGGGGCGGCGTGTCAGGCGTGGCGTTCGACGGCGCTGCCGTCGAGCACCTTGTCCTTCACCAGGCTGCCCTGCGCGGCCGACGCGGCACCGGTCGGCTTGAACAGGCCGAAGTGCACCGCGACGGCGATGCCGAAGTTGATGGCCGTGGAGTACACCACCGGGATCCACTCGAACACCGCGGCGGTGTTCTCCGCCTGGAGCCACGCGGACAGCACGGCGTTGACGGCGGACAGCAGGAGCAGCAGCACGGCCTTCGCGGAGGCGCTGGTGGAGCGGCGGGTGACCAGACCGACGAGGATCGGCAGGAGCACGGTGATGGCCAGCGACAGCAGTCCCCCGAGGTTGGGGGCGAAACCGTACACGGGCAGGGCGGGAACGTCAGACATGACCCCTCCTTGGGATCTTGGGATGCAAGGAAACTGCCCGAAGCTTGAATTGCGGTCGGGCGAATGCAAGGAACCCTGAACGCGCTACGGTCAGCGCGTGGGCGACGACGGGGAGCGGATCGAGCCGTGGCTGCTGCACCATGTGCGGCGCATCCAACGCTGGCAGTACGGCCACACCACCCACTGGGCGAGCCGGCACGTCACCATCGGTCTGCTCGCCGACGGGCGGTGGATGGTTGAACACACGGACGTCACCGTCGGGTGCCGCGCCTACCGTGACGAGCAGCGCGCCCGCGACGTGGCCGCCGAACTTACCGCCGTCGGCGAGTGGGTGGAAGTGCCCGCCGCCTACGATGCGGCCGGTCAACCTGTCGGTGACGGGTGGGTGCGCCGGGGTGGCTCCTGGTGGCGTGACACCACGTCACAGGAGACAACCGACGATAGGTAGACACAGCAGCCCGTCGTCCATTGGCGGCGGAGGTGACGGGGGTCGAGTAGCCGGCGGTGGTCCCGGCGGTCCGGGAGGACCCGACGGGCCCTGTGGTCCCTGCGGCGGGTCACCCGGTTCGGCCGGTTCGGGTCCACCGCCGCCCGGCCTCGCCGGTGGTGCGGTGCCCGGCCTCGCCGACGGCCCCAACGCCGCCGGTCTCGGGTCGGCCGTGCAGCCGTACCGTTTCCGCGCTGCCAGAACCGCGGCATCCCGAGGCTGCGCCCGATCCAGCGCCACGCACAGGTCGCGCCGCAGTTGAGCCAACGCGGCTTCCTGCTCGGCGATCTCCGCGTCGCGCACCGCCCCACGCTGCTCCAACTCTTGGCTGAGCTGCCGTTCCAACGCCTCCACCCGGTGGCGTGTGTCCCGGTCAGCCTCCGCCCTGACCGCCTGCCCAATGACGTAGCTCGCCACGTTCGTCATCCCGAACGTGATGATCACCGCCAGGAGCACGATCCGCAGCCGCCGGGTCAGGCCCTCGACCACCAGCGGCTCGTCGGCGAGGACCGGGGAGAGAGGAGATCGGTTACGGCTGTGCTTCATCGAACGGCCTCCCGGTGTCCGGGTCAATGCCGGCCCGGATCAGCCAGCCTTGGTACCGCAGGCGCAGTGCGTGTTCCTTATCGAGCTTGTCGCGCAGCACCTCAACAGCGGCCAGCGCGTCATCGAGTTCCTTGTCGACGCGGGCGTCGAAACGGGCCCGGCGGGACTCGTCCGCGTCGACCCGCTTCGTTTTCAGTGCCGCCCACCCGGTGGCGAGCATTCCCACGAGCGTGACCGCCTGACCGACCCACAGCAGTTCGACCGGTGGTCCCCCACCGGCGGCGGCGTCGGCGGCGATCAGCAGAGCCCCAGCTGCTGGCGACCACACTCATGCACCCCCGATCTGTTTCGGTGTGGCCCGCGCAGCCACCAAGGCGAGTACGGCGACCACGAGCACCGATGCGGGGGCACCCCACGACAGGACGTGGCCGTGGTACAGCCATGCTGACGCCAGTCCGACCGTCCATCCCATGTACCAGACGGCGTAGCCGGCGAGGCACCATCGCAGCCAGCGTTCCTCGCCGGTGCGCGTGCTGTGGTAGGCGGACAGGATCGCCGCGACGGTGAGCGCGGTGAGAACGGCACCGTGCGTCCGCATCCCACCGGCAGGTGGGAAGGCGCGCAGCACGTCGTAGGACGGTCCGGCGTAGGCGATGTCGCCGGCGAGGAGCCCCACCGAGTCCCATGACGCTTTCGCGAGGACCAGCACCACGACGGTGCGCCACGGGATGCTCGGCGCGGACGGTAGGCGGGCGAAGGGAATGGTGACCATCAGAGGAGGAGTGCCGGTCAGCTGGCGGCGCCCGTCGTGCTGTCGGGGGCGATGCCGGTGGCGAACAGGTCCCGGACAGCCTGCTTGACCCGGTCGACGTCGTCGTCGGACAGGCCGGCGCGGTCACGGACCGCGTCGCCGATGACGGCCACGAGCTGGTCGGCGGCTCCGGCGGCGCCTTCGCGGGCGGCGGCCCGTACCCGCTCGATCTCGGCGGCGGGGATGCCGGTGCGGGAGGCGATGAGGTCGAGCATCAGCATGGTGTAGTCCAGCTTCACCACCAGGCTATTGTCGGCGGGGCGGGTGCCGGCTCCGTCGGGGTCGACGTTGCGGCCCATGCTGGAGCCGCCGAAGAACATGCCGGTGTACATGCTGTGGATCTGGCTTTCGGCCCGTGCGCTCATGTCGTCGTCCTCCAGGAGTCCGATGGTGGTCAGGTAGCGGCGGAACAGCGGCGTCTGGTCGCGGCCCGCCTTGATCGAGTCGCGGAAGAACGAGAAGTGGGTGTGCCACAGGTGGGAGCTGTCCCCGCTGCTGCGCTTACGGAGCCGGTCCCACCGCTTCACGGTCCTACCGTCGGGGCTGTAGATGATTTCCCTGATGTCGCGGGAGTCGGGTGTGTTCGCGACGCACTGCGCCACACACCAGGAGGAGAACGTGTGCAGGTTGTGGGTGCGACCGCCGGAACGCACCTCGAAGAGGCCGACGTCCAACGCCGACGCGTCCAGGGTCAGACCCGCCTTGTCACGCGGGGACTCCACCACCGAGTAGTCGCGGGTGAGCACCCGGTTGGAGCCGCAGTGGTAGCCGCCCCGGTGGGCGGAGTCGCCCACGATGCCGACCTCGGCGGGTTCCAGGTCGGCGGTGCGGGCACGCGTCTCATCGATGTTGAGGTGGTCGAGCAGCAGCCGTCGGACAGTCAGCAGGTTCTCGGGTGCGCGCGTCACCGGGTCACCCCCCGTTCGGGGTGGCGGTGTACCGCGACGGGTCCGCCGGGTCCTGAACCACCGTGTAGTGGTCGTTGGTGAAGGTTCCGTAGGCGGTCGTCTCCACCACCTGGGCCGCACCCGACACCTCCTGCGGCGGCTGACCGGGGAGGGTGACGGTGCCGGTGAACACCTCATCGCGGGTCACGGACGTGGGTTCTCCCTCCACGACGACATGGAAGTTGATCGGCTCGTCCGGGCCGTACGTGGCCTGGTCGAACTCAAGACGAACGGTCACGGGTGCTCCTTGCACGCCAATGGACAGAGGCAACGCGGCCCCTCTCAGAGGTGAATGCCCCACCGGGCGGCAGCCAAGTCGGCGGCGGCCTGCGCGGTGACGGTCATGGACACCCGGGTCTGCCCGTCGAGGGCGGTGATCCCGGAGTAGGTGACGGTGATGCTGGTGCCGGCGTCGTCAACGTCGAGCCACCCGAACGCCTTGAGGTTGGTTCCGGGGGTGCCCGCGTAGTAGCCGTGCGTCCACGTCTCGAAAGACTCGGTGCTGCCCTGGTCGAGCGGGGCGCCACCAACGTTCGGCCAGTAGGTGCCGCCGGCCCCGCCGCCGGTGCCGTTGTCGGCGTACAGAGCGTGCCGGTCACCGGAGATGACGAGCACGCCGCCGATCGCGGAGGTGTTCGCGGCCACCCAGTCGCGGATCTCCGCCCACTCGGTCTGGTAGGAGCCCCACCGGTCGCCGCTGACGCTGTCGCGCCGCCAGTAGATGCCCGACACCACAACCTTGAATGGTTCGGGCAGCAGAAGTTGGTTCTTGAACCACTGCTTCTGCTCCGCGCCGAGCAGCGTCTTCGCCGACGATTCGGCGTCCGTGCGCGGGGACCGCTGCGAACGGGTGTCCAGGATGACGAACCGGACCCGGCCGATCACGAACGACTGGTGGATCGCCGTGTTCCCGGCGGTCGCCAGGGGGTAGTGCGGCACCACCTGCCGGTACACGTCGGCCGTCACCGGTCCGGCCGGTGCCGCAGCATGAGAGTCCGGCCCACCCCAGTCGTGGTTGTCCCACACGTACGTGGTGGGAACGTTGGCGAGCAGCATGCGCATGTTGGGGGTGGCCAGCGACGACTTGAACTGGTTGGCGACGTCCGCCGCGGTCGTGCCCGCACCGAAATCGCGGTAATGCAGGTCACCCTCGTGCAACATCCGGCGGGCCTTGCCGTACGGGCCGACCCGCCCGGCGATGGCTTGGAACGTTTCCGCGTTCGAGTTGGTCTGCTGGCAGCTGCCGAAGGCGACACTGAACGACGCCCGCGACCCGGGTGCCGGGTCGGTGCGGAACGAGCCGCGGCCGTCGGCGAGCAGCGTCCCGTCCGCCTCCACGCCATAGAAGTAGGCAGTGTCAGGGTCGAGTCCGCCGCGGATGAGCTTGACGAACCCGTTGCTGTTCGGGGCGGCGGCCGGCGAGTACACCGGCGACGACAGGTCCGCGGAGGTGGACACGACCAGCCGCGCCGACGTCGTGTTGGTGGTGCCGTACGAGACCGTCGCCGAGTTGTGAGCGACCGCACCCACCCAGGCGTGCGTCACCGACGGAAGCGCCACCGCCGGCCCCAACCACGTGGTCGTGGACGCACCCACGTCATCGATGTCCAGTTGCGTGGCCACCGACGGGAACGCCGACAGGCCAACCCCGAACCTGACCCGGTCGATCGGGCCACCCATGGCCTGCCCTGTGAACGGGCCCAGCGTTTCCACGGGCGTCTGGGAATCCCCCAGGTAGATCCGCACCTCAATGGCGCCAGCGGAGACATGCGCAGCCGCCGCAGCCTCAACACGGTAGTGGGTGGCCGCAGCCAAGGTGGTAGCGGATGTGGCGATCGTCGTGGAACTCTGGCCGAACACGGCGATCTTCGCCGTGTTGGTCAGCGACACCCGCCACCGCTGGTTCGTTGCGAGCAGGCCACGCAGAAGGGCGAACTCCCCGAAGTTCGGTGGCACAGTGGGGTAGGAAAACCCGATGCGGGTGTAGATGGTGGAACCGCTCTGGACGGCGAGCAGCGACGTCGACCATTCGCAGTAGCAGAAGTTGGCGGCGGACGCGCCGATGGTGATCCGCGCGCCGAGAGCACCGTGAGCCGGGCTGGCCGTCGAGTACACCATCGTGTTGGGCGAGTCGATGGTCACCGTATCGAAAGGTGCGCCGGCCGAGCCGTTGCCCGAGTTCGCGGCGGTGACCGTGGTGCCGTTGGGAAGCCCCGTCTCGAAGCTGTTCGTCAGCGTCGTCACCCGGGTCAGCCCTTCGTGACGAGGATCTGCACCACCAGATTGGCCGCGCCGGTGCCGCCGCCGTCGGGGTCCACGTCCACCGTCAGGTAGTCGCCGGGTACGAGCGTGGTCACGTCGGCGGGCACGACCTTGCCGGTGGTGTTGCCGCCGGCGGGGATGGTGGGCCGTTCCGACTGGGCGGCGAAGATGGTGGTGCCGTTGCGGTTGACGTCCACGATCACGGAACCGCCGGTTGGGGCGGTGCCCACCGAGGCACGGACCCCGGCGATGAGCAGGGTGGCGGTGGTGTCGTTGTACAGGCGGTGCACTCCGACACCGGTGGTCACCGGCCCGGACACCGACAGCGGCGGCAGGATCGTGCCGATGTCGCCGGTCGCGTCCGCCGCGTCGGTGGTCACCATCAGAGCGCGAGGGCCGTCACCGGCCTGCGCCCACATGGTGGTTATCCCGTCGGGACCGCTGAACCGGGGGATCTGCCCCACCGCGCGGATACCCGTCCCGTCCTCCGACAGGACAGTCGAGACCGGCTGCGCCTCGGTGTCGAGCAGGTCGGTGTGCTGCGAGCCGCCTTCCTCGGCCGTCCAGAAGGTGACCGGCTGCCCGCCGACCGCCACCACCGGGTGACCGGTGAATCCGCCGACAGTGACGGTGTCGCCGAGAATCATGGTGTAGTCGGCGATACCGCCGCCGAACATGTAGCGCGCCACAGTGGGCAACTCCTCTTGTCTAGGCGACGGGGTGGTTGAGGGCGTCGAGGACGACCGCCCGGTTCGCTGGGATGTCCGCGCCGGGGTTGACGTTGATGTATCCGTCTTCGCGGACCGCGACAGTGACCGTGACCTGCGCCGACGGGCACTGCGCGTTGGTCTGGTAGGTGAAGGGCGGGCGGAACCCGTCGGGCAGCCGGGCGATCGTGTAGGCGGTGCCGCCGTTCATTCCGGCGGTCGGACGCCGGAAGGTCAGGTCAGCGAACGCCCACCCGTTACGCCGCTGCACGTGGTTCTCGTTGGCCGCGAAGTTGTTGAGCATGGCCAGCGCCGTCAGGCCGGAGTCCTCCACGCCGAGTAGCCAGCGCCCACCCGTCGACACGAGGTAGCCGTTGACGGTGTCCCACACCACCCGGCCTGCCTCGTGCGGCGGCCGGGTGTCGGGGGTGCAGCGGATCTGCCCGTCGGTGCCGACGTACCAGCAGGCCACCGCGACGGTGCCCGGGGCGAGGGCCGTGGCGTTGTGGGCGACGGTCACCTTCGCCAGCGGCAGGTCGTACACCCCGCTGGTGACCTGCCGGACCGGCGCCGGGGCGCCCTGCCCCGGGGTGCCCTGAATGTAGGTTTCCTGCACCCGCCACGTGGCACGGTCCAGCCGCGCCACGATCAGGTCGACGCGGGTGGTGCCGGACGTGTTCGCCGGCAGCTGGACGTTGACGTCTTCCGGGCCGCTGTCGTACATGAACCCGCGCACGCGGGCGCGCCGGTTCGCCCGCACCCGCACGGTGCGGGTGCCCACCCCGTCGGCGTACACCGGCGCCGTGTCCCCCGGGTGGCCGAGCACCCCGTCGGCTGCTTCGAGGGACGCCAGCCGCTCGTACATCAGCTCGGTGACGATCCCGGAGTTGTTGCCGGGGCGGGGGTAGGAGTCGGATGCCACGGTGGTCCTCTCAGCCGGTCGAGGGAACGGCGGTGCGTTCCAGGTAGGCGAGGCGGCGGTCGATGCCGCGCATCTGCCGCAGCCACGCAGGGTCGCTGGACGCGTCTTGGGTGCCGACCATCGCGGAGACGAGCTCGCCGGCGGTGTCCCACGCTTGGAGGTGCACGAGCCGCACCAGGTCGGACACTTCCTCGGCGGGGCCGACCTGCACGGACACGCGGTCACCGAGCCGGTAGTGGTCGGGGTACCGCTGGTCGGGGGTGTCCCACGCCGACGTCTGTAACCGGACCGTTTCGGCGCCGTCGGCGAGGGCATGGTCGGCGGCCTCATGCAGTTCGGCGACGGGGTCGGAGCCGGGCCGCGGCACGTACGTCTCGACCCGCCCCCACGACGATTCCGCTGACGTGTTGGTGCGGGACGTGAGCATCCGGTCGCCGCCGTCGCCTTGCCCGCCGACGATGACCGTGGAGGCGGTGGGTGCCTGCCGGGCCACGTTCAGGTACCGCAGGTTCTGCAACCCGAACCCGAACCGGACAGTGCCGGACAGGTCGCGGGGCTGAAACACCTCGAACAGGATCTTGTTCTGGTTTGGGTCCTGGCGGGTGCGGAACCCGAGCCCACCCGCGGACAAGGCGACACGGCGCAGTACCTCAGCGAGAGGTTCCAGCCGCGACGACACCGTCACCGACGACCCCACCAGCGGACTGTTGGGGTTGGCGAGGATCAGTTGCGGCACCCGCCGCTCAGTACGGGCGTTCGGGCCGGCGTTTACGTCGACCAAGGTGCGCAGCACCTGCTCACCGACTCCGGTGAACGTCCACGCGTCCACCATCTGCCCTTCCGGGGTTTGTGTCGGGTCGGGGTAGACGAGCCGGTCCGCGATGCGCGACAGGTCGTCGGAGAAGTTGACCGTCAACACGCCGACGCCGGAGTTCTCGCCGTCGTCGGACTGCTCCACCTGGGAGCCTTCGATCGGCCCGGACATGAAAATGTCGCCGGCGCGGACCACCACCACCCGGTTGCCGGCGTCAACCTGGCTACGGATCCACGGGTAGCCGGGTGCGGTGAACTGGCCGGATCCGACCTCGTTGTGTCGCAGCGTGCAGTCGACGGTTCTCCAGCAGCGGATCACGTCGCCGACGACGTTGAGGTTCCGGTCGGTGATGAGGAGGGCGATGTCGGTGTCGGTGAGGTGCCGGGCAATGCCGGCCGGTAGTTCGTTGGGGCTGGTCATCGGCTATGCGGCCTCGTATCGGGGGTGGTAGCGCATCTCGATGGTGGTGCCGGCGTCGGCGCCGTCGACCGAGAAGTTGACGTTGTTGACGCCCGGCGCCAACGCCCACAGGTCAGCGCCCGGCCAGTTCAAGGCACCCACCAGGTTCTGCCCGGCGGGGCCGCGCACGGTGGGCCGGTGGCTGGAGGTGTCGATGGTGACCTGCTCGCCGACGGCGAGAGTGAACGTGAGGGTGAACGCGGCACCGGTGGTGTTGTTGGTGGCGGTCACTGACGTCGCCGGACCGGTGATCGTCCACAGCGGCCAGCCGGGCACGTCACCCGGGTTGGTGATGGTGGTGTCACCGAGCACCTGCCCCGACGACACCCGCATGTAGGGGGCCAAGAACGGGCCGGTGTTCTCCTGGTACTGGCGGGTCACCACCCGCGGCTGGATGTCACGCCAATACCCGTCCGGGCACAGCAGCGTCAACACCGGGTTCGCGAACGTGTGGTTCTCGCCCGGCTGACCCGCCCAGCCTTCCTCACAGAACGCTTCGATGCTGCGGCCCGACCCGTCGGGCAAGTACACGGTGAGCACCCCGGGCCGCCCGGTCTGCGCGGTCAACATGAACGCCCGCATCAAACCCCGGTACCGGGTCATGAACTCCAGATAGGTGCTGCCGTACACGTTCAGCGGCCACGTGATGCGCCGCGGCTCGGTGCGGATGTGCCGCACCGACACCCCACCACGAGCCAGCGGGTCGACCACGAACGTGCGGGGTGTCGCCCCCCACCCGCCGATGCCCTGCGTGGTCAGCCAGCCGTGCAGCTCGTGCGGGCCGGTCAACTCCCACACACCACCGTCGGGGTCGGTCCACGTGGCCCGCATCGTCCCCACCTCGGGGACGGTGGGGACGATCGGACCCGGGTCGGTGGGGGTGGGTGTCGGGGTGGTGGGGGTGAGAACACCAACTGCGAGCGGCATGCCCCACCCCCATCAGCCCTTATTCGGTTTACGACCTGCGGCCCGCCCTGGCGAGCGCGTCACGGCGGTCGGCCCACGCCTGCAACCGGCCGTGATCCAACGCCGCCTCTTTGAAATGCCAGTGGTGTGTTTCGCCGCCGCGGGGCTCGGCGTGGTTGTTGCGAACCAACGCGCTGAGATCAGCCCACTGCCCGTCGGTGAACACCGGCTCCGGCTTGCCTGTGCCGTTGAACACCGTGGACACCCCGGGCGGCAGGTAGCCGCCCTCGTCGTACGCCCAGTGCACGTGGTTGTAGTGCGTGCGACGCACGAACGGGTCCTGGAAAACGTGGGGGCGGCCATTCCACACCTGCCGCCCACCCGCCGGCGTGTAGATGATCTCCCGGCTGTCCGGGTAGTTCCGGGTCAGCCAGTTGAACACGTCCATGCGCGGCGGCACGTCCACTGCCCGGCCCTTGTCGCCGTCCTTCGCGATGCGCCCGTGATAGGACAGCGACCCTGAGTTGGTGCGCGAGCCCGGCCGATAGCCGGACAGCAACGCCAAACCTGGGAACACCCGGCGGAGGATCTTCATCATGTCCGCCGAGCCGATCCCACCAGCGGTCCGCGCTGGCACCACGTCAGCTTTGGGGATGTACGTGTCAGCAACGTTGACGTTGAACGGCCAGTCCACCAAGCCGCCGCGCTTGAACCCCGGCAGCGCCTCCTTCGGGATGCGCCTACGGCGCAACGCCTCGAAAAACGGGACGCCGTAGTAGTCGACTGTGGCCGCTGGCTCCACGAACTCCCGGCGCGACAGCATCGCCGGGATGGAATCCGAGGTGGAGGTGCCCGGACCGTGCACCAGGCCACCGGAGGCCATCATGGCGAGGCGCTTGTCCTTCTCGTACAGCCGCTTCGACTCCGCGTACGAGATGTTCTTGTCCAACGCCTTCTGCTGGATCGCCATGTGGGCGAGCTGCTTGTCGACCTCCACGTTGCCGGTCAGCTTGAGCAGCGTCTCGATGTCCGTGGGGATCTTCCCGTACGTCGCGATCAGCTTCTCGGTTTCGACCGTGTTCGCGCCGACCTTCGCAGCTTCATCCCGCAGCGCCTTGACCCGCAACTCATGCAGCCGGGTCGCTTCCTCCACACTCTTACCGGCGGCGATGTCGGCGTTGTACATCTCCACCGACGACTCCAGCAGAGCCTGCACCGCGTCCCGGTTCGCACGCCCCGCCGCCGTGCCCTTGTTGAGGCTGTTGTTCTTCTTCGTCAACGCCCCGGCCACGTTGTCGACGGCCGCCTCATAGGCTTCCTCCGCCTCCACCTGCGACTTAGCCGCCCCCGACAAGGCGTCCTGCGCCATCTTCAACGCATTGGCCTTGTCCGCGGCCGTCGCCGTGCGGTCGGCGAGCACCTTCATGGCCTCGCCGACCTTCTCCTGCGCGATCTGCGCCGGTGTGGCAGCGGCCACCGAGGAACGCTGCGCCTGATCGAGCGCCTTCTGCGCGTTGGTGGCCATGTTGGTTCGACCGAACTGCTTCTCCAACGCGGCGATGAGGGTGTTGATGGCCGCCTCTTGCTGATCGAGCTCGTGCACCGCGAAAGACGCCTCAGCACCGTTCTCGATCTGCGCTGTGGTTGCCTGACGCAACGCCTCTTTCTTCGCCTCAAGCGCCGAAATCACTGCACTCTGCGCAGCCCGCTCCCCGGCAGCCGCGCGGGCGATGTCCTCCACCGCCAGCCCATACAACTTGGAGTCGTTGATCAGCTTCTGGAGTTCTTCGGACTGGGCGACCACATCCCGAACCGCCGACGACGACACGCTGCGGGTCTGCTTGTAGGCGTCTCCGAGCAGCTTCAACGCGTCCGCCAGGTCCGTGACCTTCTGCTTCTGCTCGGCGGACTTCTGCGCGAAGTAGCCAACAGCCAAGGCAGCGCCGCCGAGAGCGACACCCCACGGACCGGCGAGGAACGTGCCCACCGACGCGAGCCCGTCCCGCATGGTCAGCCCCGCGGACCTGGCCCGGGACATGCCGCGGCCGAACCGCTCCGACCTGTCCCGCGCCCGGTCCATGGCCCCGCCCACCGTGTCGATGACCCCGGACAGCCGTGACCACGTGCCGGTGGTGAGCGCGGCGATACGGGAAGCGGTGTTCACGGCGAGGATGCCCGCCGCGATCAACGCCAGGGACAGGACGATGCCTTGCAGCACCGGCATCGGGAACGAGTTGATGACCGAGAAAAGGTTCTCGAACATGCCCACCAGGAACGCACCGATCGGCGCGGCGGCCTGCACGAACCGGGCCACGAACACGACCATCTCGCCGAGCAGGTCCACGACCGCCGGGCCGTTCTCCCGGATGTAGCCGAGCATCTTCTGGAAGCCCTGGTTGTTCTCCAGGTCCGCCGACCACCGGGCGAAGTTCTCGGTCAGCCGTTCCAGCCCGCCACCGACGTCACCGTTGAAGCCGGTAAACGCCATGTACAGGCCGAGCAGCCCCGTCGCCGTGTTCCGGCCGATGCGGTACAGCCGCTCCAGCGTCGGCACGGTCTCCCCGTCAACGTGGCCGAAGAACTTCCGCCACGTCGGATCGACCCGCAGGAACCGGGAGGTCTCCTGGAACATGCCGCCGATCGCGAACGCGACCCGCCCCACGTAGTCGCGGAAGCCGGGCAGAAGCGGCAGAAGATCCTCGATGGAGGACTGCACCCCAGGCAGCAGGTTGTCCGCTGCGGTGGCCCGCAGCCCGTCGAACTCGTCCTTCAACCCGAAGATGAACCTGGCGAAGCGCCGACCCGTCGGGGTCAGATTCGCCATCGCCTCGTTCAGCTTCTCCAAGGCGGCGCCGCCGGCCACACCAGTCTTGTCGTACGCCTGCCGAAGCTGCCGCTGCGCCGCCACCACACCCTGCTGCGCCTGGGCGATCTGGAACGCCGACTGCCGCTGCTGGTCGGCCTGCGCCGCGTGCGCATCCGACACCCGCCGCTGCGCGTCGGCGACCCGGCGGGCGCCGTCGACCTGCGCCCGCACCACCGCCTGCTGCGCATCCGCCAGCCGGGACTGCGCGTCCGCGACCCGCTGGTCCGCGTCCGCGACACGCCGGCGCGCCGCCACTACCTGGTCGGAACCCTGCACACCCTTCTTGTTGGCGTCGGCCTGCTGCACGGCAAGGTTCTTGCCCTCACGCTTGAGGTCTTCGATCTGCTGGAGACGACGCTCGTAGGTGATCTGCGCCTGCTCACGTTCCTCGCGGGTCGCCCGCGGGTTCGTCAGCGTCCGGTTCAGTTCCTCCCGCGCCTCCTTGAGGTCGAGGGTGGCCTGCCGCTGGTCGAGGGCGTTGCGTTTCACCGACGAGTTGAGGTCGGCGAGAGCATCGACGGCGTCCCGGTAGGCGCGCGTCAACCCCTCCCGTGCCTCCCGGGCGTCCACGCTGGCGCGGGCAAGGTCCCGCTCGGCGTCCATCACCCGGCCGGCAGCGGACCGCACCGCCTCCGCGGCGGCACGTCGGGCGTCCGCGACGCCACGCTCGGCGTCGGCGACCTGCTGCGCCGCCCGCCGCGCGGCCGACGCCGCCGACGCGCGGGTGTTCGCCAGCGACATGTTCGCCGACGTCACCGCCTCCGTCGCCGAGGTGACACGGTCCTGCGCCGCGGCGACAGCGATGGCGGACTTCTGTGCGTCCTGCTGGTAGCCGTTGAGGGCCTTCACCGCCTCGCCGATGCCGGAGAAGCCGAGCGCGAGCACACCGATACCAGCCGCCGACGATACGGCGGCAGTACCGATGAACCCGATCGCGGAGGCGACCGCGCCGGCCGCCGGAATGAGGGTGGTGCCCAGCGACAGGCCGACGAACGTCAGCGACTCCAGCCGCGACAGGCTAAAGTTTGCGGCCCTGCCGATGCTGTCGACAGCGGATGCGTCCGCGTTGATCTCGATGTTGAGGTTGCGTCCGTCGAGCCGGTCAGCGATGCGTTCCACCGCCGCCAGGCGGGCAGCCGCCGCCGTGGTCTCCGCCCTCACCTCAACGTCGGGGCTGGTGTTCGCCAGCTTCACCAGCTGCGCCTGCAACTGGGCGATCTCCGCCAGCGCCCTGCCGGCGTCCACGTCGATACCGAGCCGCTGCCCCCGCAGCGTCTCCAGCCGGCCGCGGATCTCCTTGACCATCTGCTCGGCGGCATCCCGCGCAGGGCGGGTACCGATGTCCGGCAGCGCCTGCAACGCCCGGGTCAGGTCCGCCTGGATCTTCCCGGCGAACGTGCGGCCGAACTCCTGCTCGGCAAGGCGGGCAGCGTCCTGCACGGCCTTGCGCTGCCGCTGGTAGTCCTCGGCGATGGCCTGCTCGTGCAGCTTCGTGAGCTCCCGGCGGGCCTTGACTTCCCGCAGGCCGTTCTCCCGGATCGCCTGCTCGTGCAGCTTCCCGAACGCCTGCTGCGCCTGCCAGTCGCGGCGCAGATCCTCCTCCAGCGCCTGCTCGTGCAGCTTGCGGCGGGCCACACCCGCCTGCCAGTCGCGGCGCTGGTCTTCATCGATGGCCTGCTGGTGGATGCGGGCCTGCTCCTGCACGATCAGGTACGAGCGGCGCAGATCCTCGTCAAGGGCGTGGGCGTGCAGCCGGTTACGTTCCTCAACGGCCTTCCGCTCCCGCCGCAGGTTCTCATCCAACGCCGCCTGGTGAATGCGGTTCCACTCGTCGGCGGCCCGCTTCGCCTCCCGCGCCAACTCCTCGCCGCCCGCGCGGGCAACCGCCACCCACGCGTCGACCTCGTCGGCGGCCTGCGACAGATCCACCCGCAGACGGTCATCAGCCGGCGCCTGGGCACGCAAACCCCGCAGCCGATCCGACAAGCCCCGCGACTCATCGATGGCCTGCGCCGGGGTGATGTCGACGCCGATCTTCTTGCCGCGCAGCGTCTCGATGTCCTTGCGGACCTTCGCCACAGCCCTGTCGAACTCCGACGAATCCGCGTCGATGATCACCTCGGGCAGCGCCCGGAACGCGTTGCGCAGCCGCCGGTTCAGCGTGTCGGCGAAATGGCCGGCGAACTTCTCCCCAGCCTTCTCCCCCGCCACCTCACCGGCAGACTCGCCGACCTGCGCGGCGGCCCGCTCGGTGGCCTTCGCGCTGGCCTTCACACCGTCGGGCAGGGCGTCGGACAAGCCCTTGTTCAGCTCATCGACGGCCTTACGGAGACCCTTCTTAATCTCCGCATCGATGTCCTCGAATGAAGGAAGGACCTGCAACCACGCGGTGCCCGCCTCGTACCCGACCCGCTGCGCCACACCAACCCCCGATCATCAGTGCTGGCTGGTGTGGCGCGCGAACGCCTACGCAGGGTTGTGCTCGGCCCGATGCGGCAACACCCGCGCCACCACCGACCGGTGCTTCTCCCACCGCCGCGCCCGCCGGGCACGCTCCAACGCGGTCACCGGCCGCGGCGCCGGAAGCACCTTCCCCGGCTTTCCGCCCGCCGACGCGATCACCGCACGCGTGTTCTCCCGCACCGCGTCGTACAGGTTCGTGAGCATTTCCAGCTGCGGCGACCACTCCGACATGCGACGGGCCGGCTGGTTCTCCGGCGGCGGGTTGTCCAGCACCGACCGTGCCCACTGCTCGTCGGACGTGAGGGCTTCCACGAACGCGGAGTCGCGGGGCAGCCCGTCGATCAGGTTGAGTAGCTTCCGCCACCTGCGGGCACGCCACTCGGTGCCCAGGTCAAGGTGGTAGATGCGTTGCAGGTCACGCTCGATGGCCCGCCCGTACCTGGAGATCAGGTGGGCGAGCCGGCGAGTTCCCCCAGGTCGGGCAACCCGAAGTGCTTCCAGTACGCCTTCATTACCGCTTCCATCTTCCATCCGGGAAGCTCGGTGTTGAAGAACTTCTCCACGTCCTCGGCGGACATGGCGTGCCGCAGGAAGTAGACCGGGTCACCGAAGGCTCGCAGCTGTTTCTGCCAGTCCAGTTCCTTCGGGTCGGCGATCGTGTACGTGTGCCCCTTGAGCCGGAACGTGAACGGGTCCTGGGGATCCTCACGCTCCAGGCTGTCCAGGTCCAGCGACACGTCCTCGGTCGCCGGGTTGGTCGATGGCTTCTCCGCAGCACGGGAGGCGGCCTTGCTGCCACGGGCAGCACGTGTGGTGGTGCTCATGCGGGTGGGCTCCTTGTCTGGTGGCGTGGGTTACGAGTTGCTGGTGCTGCTGGACGAGCGGCTGCCGGACGAGCCGGTGCCACCCGAGCTGCCGCGGGTGGTCTTCTCGACCCAGCCGTCGGCACGCAGGTTGACGACCTCGTCAGGCGTGTACGCGACTCGCTCCTGCTTCCTGCCGGTGGTCGGGTGGTTACGGGTGAACGTGGCGATCGGCTCGCTGACGGCCATCGGTGTGCTCCTTCACGCGGGCGGTGCGGGTGAGCTGGGAAGGTTGAGCCGGGGCGGCGAGCCCACCCAAAGGCGCCGCCCCGGCCGTTCAAGAGACGCCAGCGGCGTCAGCTGGTGGCCTGCGTGATCTCCATGTCGGCCAGAAGGGCGAGCCAGCCCGGCCCACCGAAGATCCAGCGGTGGCTGTAGCCGAGGGCGCTGTCGCGGAAGGCCGTGAAGGTCAGCGGGTAGGAGATCGGGTCGTCGCCCTCACCGAAGGTCTGCTCGCCGAACTCGGTGATGCGGGCGCGGGGCATCACCTGCGCGATGTAGATTTCGCCGTCGCTGCTCTCATCGACAGCGAGGGCGAGCAGCCGGTAGTAGCGGGGGTTCGGCAAGTTCGGCTTCTCGATGCTGAGCTCGCCGGTGGTGAACGCCGCCTTGAGGTTGGTGGTGTCGACCCCGGTGTACAGGCCGATCGTCAGCAGCTTCGTCTCCTGCGCGGTGACGCTCAGGGTGACGGTGTCGTTGGTGACGTCCTCACGGGTCGGCTCCGTCGACCCGAACGAGCGGACCTGCGACGACTCGGTCTCCCGGGTGACGCCGACACCGTCGGTAGAGGTGAAGCCGATGTCGCCGTAGCCGGTCGGCAGAGTCGCCAGGTCGGCCGTCGCGCCCGTGGTCAGCGCCGTGATCGGGTCGGCAGACTCGGGCGCGATGAACACCGACAGGTCCCGGGCCTTGCGGATCAGCTGGTTCTTCTTGTCCCGCAGAACGGAGTACGGCATGGCAGGGTGCCCTTTCTGTGCCGAGGCATGAAAAAAGCCCCGACATGCGGGGCGGGTGAGGGTGGGTGGGCTTGGCTCAGGTGTCGGCCCGGTAGCGGCGAGCCACGGTCTGGTAGGTGGCGCCGACACGGCGGATGCCGGGCGCCCACGGCATCTCCCCCGGCCCGGACGTGCACACGATTGTGTCGATCACGGCGGGGCCGAGCCGGTGCTTCTGCGTGGTCAGGAACTGGCGGACCCGCTCGGCGAGCGGTTTCGCGCCCGACCGGTAGTTGCTGTGGAACACGTCGATGTTGACGGTGACGTATTCGGTGTGCTGGTCGCTGAACCCGCCGGGCGGGCGAACCACACGGATGAACGGCAGCCTTTTGTCGAGGTCGGCGGGTGTTTCGGTGCCGGTGTGCAGTTCACCGCCGGCCAGCGGTTCGAGGAGTACCGCCAGGGTTTCCTCCATGTCGGGGAACCGCCACCACGGGCCGGTCACTGGATGTCTCTCTGCTGTCGACGTCGTCGGCCGCTGAGCGCGTCCAGATGTTCGAGGGTTCTGCGCAGCACCCAGTTGGCGGGGGTGGCGACAATTTCACCGGACTGGGTGCGCCGCGCCGAGCCGACTTCGATGGCGGTGGCGCCGCTGTCGCGGTTGACCAGTGCCGCACCTGCGTGGGTCATCGGCCACCGCTTGGGTATGCCGTGGACCTTGATGTCCTCCACCTGGAACGATGCGGCGTAGGAGCCGGACTCTTCGGGTGAGGCGGCCATCGCGTACGGGCGGGCCCTGGTTTCTGCGATGTCCCGGCAGGCGGCTTGGAGCCTCGGGTCCACGGCGAGACCCTTGATGCCTGTTCTCGATTTGTTCAGCTTGAACTTGAGCAGCGTGACGCGTCGAGCCACAACCGTCACCTCCCCTTGTCGGGTCAGCCGGTGACCATCCGCAGCACGATCTCCACACCGGCGTTACCCCACACCCGCGGTTTGCCGATGACCTCGTACACGTCGCCGCGGACCCGGAACTGGCCGGCGGAGGTGATGTCCGCCGGGTTGATCGGGGCGTCGGGCGGGATGTAGAGGGTTCCGTCGGCTTCGGTCTGGTTGGCGCCGTTCAGGTTTTCGGCGGTGGGTCCGGGCGCGAACAGGCATCCGGGGATCGACAGCGGCTGCCCGGTGCCGGGGATCGGGTCACCCCACCGGTCCTTTTCGGGCGGGCGCAGCCACTCGACGGTTTCGGTGTCACCAGAAGCGAACATGGTTCTCCCCCACCCGCCGCTGGTACGGCGGTGCTGGGGCGAGCCCGGCCTGCACGCGGATCGTGCCCGCCGGCCGGCGAGCACGGATCTGCGGTGGGGTGAGCAGCGCCACCTCCGCGTCGGTGACGACGAGGTCCAGGTCGCCGTCCTCGTCCGGGTAGTAGTCGCGCCGGAACGGGCCGGTCGCTTCCGCCTTGAGGTTTCCGACGCCGGCGAGGGCACCGGGTTTGCGGATGACCCGCAGCACCATCGCCACGGCGGCGTCCGCCGCCAGATCGGGGTCGAGGGTGCCTGCGGCGATCCGCGCGTCGAGGTCGGGAAACCGGCCCCGCAGCATCCGCGACGCCGCAGCAAGCCGCGCCGCGACGATCGCTGCCTCCGCTGCGGTCAGCGGCCGGAACACCGCCGCGACCTGTTCGGGGGTCGCGAAAGGTTCGGCCATGGATCACCTCCCGGTTGGCGCCGGCCAGTGCCCACCGACCGGTTGTGGTCGGCGGGCACCGGCATGTGTGGACCTACTGCTTGTCGAGCAGCCCGGCGTCCTCGGCGGCGGCGATGATGTCCGCCTTCTTCGCGTCCGGCTCCACCTCCAGCTCGGGGTGGCTGGCGGCCCACGCCCGCCACTTGTCCTCACCGGATCCCGGCCCGGACCGCGGCGGCGCCGGCACCGCGTCACCGGGGGTGGGGTCACCGCCGATGCCAGCGGTCGTCCCGGTCGGGGTGGGGCCCGGAGACACGGCCGCCTGCGTGGCGTCGGTGTCCTCCTCGCCCCACGCCCGCGGGTTGGTGATCATCTTGGCGTGCTCGTCCGTGGGGGTGTCACCGGGCCGGTACACGACCTCCCCGATGATCACGGACCGCTTGAGTTCCCGTCCCACGATCAGGTCCCCTCTCAGAACAGTTCGGCGGTGAGCAGCTTGCGGGGGTCCTCGATGACGGGCATACCCACACCGGTGACCTTGGTCCAGGTCCTCACGGGATCCCCCTCGCGAGTCACCACACCGACCAGGCCGGGGGCCTCCTCGAAGGTGATCGCCGGGTTGTCCAGGCCAACCAGCTCCAGCGCCTCCGCGGTGATGCCCCACATGGTGCGGCCCAGGCTGCGCGGGTTGGCCGGCAGGAACACCATCTTGTCGTTGGGGATCGGCCGGGTGGAGGTGCCGTCCACGTCGATGAGGGTGTTGTACTCCACCAGCATCGGCAGGTCGAACGACTCCAGCAGCTGGTTGAGCTGCTGGCGTGAGATCATCGACGGGGTGACGCCGTTCGCGGCGGCCAGCCCGCGCACCTTGTTGTTGCGCAGCATGTGCCCGACGGCGGTGCGGGACGTCAGCGCGTACGCCGGCGGCTCACCCGAGTCGAGGGTGTACAGGTCCGCCCAGGTCCGCATGTCCTCCAGCGGGTCCGAGTCGACGTAGTCCGTCCACACCGTGGTGGCGACCGGGAAGTGCGACGGATCCACGCCATAGTCGGCCTGGATGCCGGCCAGACCGTCCTGAGTGAGGTCCATCTTGCCGGTGGTGAGCACCTGGCCGCGGGCCAGTTCCATGCGGGCGAGGACCGCGTTGGTGTTGGTCACCGCGTCGTTGTAGATCGCCCGGATCATGCCGTTGGAGTTGTCACCGCCGGCGCGAGCCATCTCCAGCCGCAGCCGGGCCTCCTCGCCGACGACGAGCTTCTGGCCGAGGGGCGGGAGCGAGACGCGCTTGCGCTCAAGCCGGTTTCGCTTGCCCACATCGGTTTCCGAGTCCCATGCGCGGAACCGGGCGGCCCGGTTGGTCTCGATGAGCGTGTCGAACTCGGCGTCGATGTCGCCGATGTTGTCGTCGTTCAAGAACTGGTTGAGGGTGTAGGTGGCGGGCCCCGGCAGGGTCCGCACGAACCCGGTCAGTTCGGCCGGGTCCACGAGGTCGAAGTTGAGTGCCATCGGTCAGCCGTCTCCTTACTTGTACTGGATCCGGCCGGCGACGTCCGTCTTGCCGGCGGCGTCGAGACCGTGGTTGGCGGGCAGGTTGGCCTCGCGGACCTTCCCGTGGTTGAGGAGGGCACCGGCGGCGCGCGTGGAACCGGTGTTCACGGCGACGTTGGTGTACAGGTGCCCGGCCAGAACTTCCTGGCCGTTGGTCAGCGCGTTGTTGTACGGGCCGTACATGCCCTGGTTCGCGCCGGCCGTGGTGACCTTCGCGACCGTCATGCCCGACGGGATGAACCCGTTCGGGTAGTGGGTGCCAGCGGTGAACAGGGACAGGTCGAGGACGATCTTGTCGGTCGCCTCGGTGCCGTGAGCGGAGCCGAGCCACGAGTGGTCCTCGGTCTGGTAGCCCACGGTGCGGACGGTGAGGTCCATGTGGTTACTCCTTTGAGATCAGCGATGCGCCCGGTGCCGAGGCGGCTTCTGCTACCTGGTGATGACGGGCTTGGAGCCCTGCTGCTTGGCGAGGTACGCCTTGGCGCGTTCCGCGCCGGCCGCGAGGCCACCGGAGGGTGTTGCGGTGCGGTTGCCCTGGCCCATGTCGGGCACCTGCCGGACGGCTCCCGTGGCGGGCTGCGCGGCGGCGGGCGGGATGGCCGCCGCAGCGGCCGGGGCGGGCGCCGGGGCAGCCGGCGCGGGCGCGGCGACGGTGTTCAGGTAGGTGGTCACCTTGTCGGTGTCCACGCTGAGCCCGTCGCCGCTGAGGAAGTAGTTGCAGTTCAGGGGGCCGACGATGCGGTCGATCTCTGCGTCGTCCATGCCCTTCGCCAGCTTGAGGCTGGTCCGCAGGGCCGTTTCGGCGATCTTCGCGCCGGCCTGGGTAAGGGCGTCGGTGCGGGCGCGCTGTTCGGCTTCGGCGACGGCCCGCTGCATCTCCGTCTGGTTCGCGGCCTGGAGCTTGTCGAACTCGGCGGCCTTGGCCTTGAGGTCGTCGTAGTCGGCGCGTGCCTTGACGGTGTTCTCGTGCTTGCGTGCCTGATGGCGCCAGTACGCCTCACGCTGGTCGGCGTTCATCTGCGCCAGCGGCGTGTTCTCCGGGTAGCCGTGCTCCCCGTTACCGAGGGCTGGCTGCGCCGGGGTGGCCAGCTGCGCGGCGGGCTGCTGGGGCGGGAACACCTGCGAGGGGCTGGGCACCGGCGGCGCGGCCGGCGGCTGGGCGGGCGGGGTGGTCTGGGCGGGCTGCGCCGGGACCGCCGGGGCAGTCGTCGGCTCGGTCGGTGCGGTCACTGCGGACTCCCATGTCGGGTAGGTGGCGCCCGTGTCGGGCATGAAAAAACCCGCCACAGTGGGCGGGCGTGTGGTGCGCGGTACCGGGCTACGCGCCGGTGATGATTCCCCGCGCCCGAAGCGCGGCGAGCAGGTTGTTGAAGTCAGCCACCAGGCCGGGCACATCGGTGGCGGTGCTGTTGTTGACCGCCGTCGCCGACCCGGTCAGCAGACCAGCGTGGGTGTGGTTGCCGGCCGCCGCAGTGGTGCCGGTCGCACCCAACACCAGGTTGGACGTGCCAGCACCGATCGCGGTTCGCGCCGCCGCAGCATCCGCCGCAGTCAGCACCGACCGGCCGATCACGGTCGAGTCGGAAATCTGGGCGGCCGTGTGCGTGTGCGCCGTCGGCGGGCGCGCGTCCGACAGGCGCACGTCGTTACCCGCCGCCGCCTGCGTGGCGCCAGTGCCGAGAGACCTCAGGCTCGCGATACCAGCGGCGGCGTCGGCGACCATCGGGTCGCTGCCGCCCGGCTGATGCGTCGCGGCGTGCGGTTCAATGCCCCCACCACCAGATGGCGGACCGTACACGGTGCGGGTCACGGCAGCCCCCTCACCGACACCTGCGGCGTCCCCGCCGAGATGAGCTTGACGACAGTGTTCCCGGTGGTTTTGGGCGGCACGATCAGACCACCGATCACGGCTGGGATCACGTGTGAGCCGACACCACCCACAGTCGGATTCAACCCGTCGGCGCGGAAGTAGACGGCGGCAGCACCATCCACGTTCAGCACCTCCACCTGCGCGAAGTCCTCATCGAACGTCAGCGTGGTGACGGTGCCGGCAGCCAAGGTCACATGCTGTGGAGATCCGGCCATGCCGCACCACCTTTCGAGTTACGTACCGAACCTGTCGGTCATGAACGTGCCGTCGCCGTTCTCTCCGGCCGCCAGTCGTTGCGGGTGCGCTGCTCGGTCATCCGCTCGGCGATGCGGACGGCGGCCTCAAACTGCCAGGTGCCGGCCGCAACCGACGCGTCGGTCACCGGCACCCCGGAGCCGTAAACGCGGCCCCGGTCGGTCGGCTTGGTCGGGATCCCGCTCGGGGCCTCCCAGTCCACCGACCACGACAGCTTCTTCCGGCCCCGCTTGCGGCCGAACGCGCAACGTTGCAACTGCAACTGCACCTGGTGGCTGTCGCCGTGCGGCATTCGCACTGTCTCGGTGACCTTCGACCCGTGGTTGGTGTACACGTACCGCTTCGGCCCGAGCAGCATCGTGCGGGGGTCGATCTGCACCGACCCGTGCATCCACCACGGATCGCTACGGGACCAGTGGTCCCGCCTAGCCCACAGCCGCCAGAACAGGTGTCCGTCGTGCGCCCGCAACTCAACAACCCGCGAGTCGTAGCCAACCGGGTTGAGCCGCCGCACCACACCTGCACCGAACCGCTCGGTGTGCAGGTACAGCGCCCCAATCCACGGCACGTGGAAGCTGGCGGCGAGAGTGTGCTCGGAGCCCTTGTTGCCGACCTTGAGCGTGACGCCAGTCGTGAGGTCGCGGGTGCCGAGCACGATCTGACCGCCGAGCTTGCCGGTCGGCTTTACCGGCCACGGTCCCGGAAGCATCTGCGGGGTCAGCACCGCATCGCGCTTCACCTTGCCGGACGGCGAGCTCTGCCACGGGCCGCCGTACCGGTCGCCAATGTTCCACCGGACCGGGTCAAGGCTGCTCTGCGGGTCGGGGCGCACACCGCAGCGGTCACACACCACCCACCGCGAACCGAGGTCCCCATCGCGGAACCCTGTGGTGCCATCCACCACGGGACGGTGGCCGAACATGCGGCACAGGATCAGCGGACGCGGGATGCCGTTCAGCCAGAAGCCACGCGACACCCGGCCGCCCGAACTGGCGGCACCATCACGCTTGCGGTAGTCGACCGAGAAGGCGTGCATCAGCCGTCGACCCTTGCTGCCGCGGCACGCCGCTCCATGTCCGCGCGGAACGCGTCCGACGCCTCCGTCGACTCCAAGTGCGCCCGCACGGCGGTGCTGACCGTGTCGAGCAGCGCAGCGTGGTCGAACTGGATCAGCATGTCGTCGCTGGGCTCCTCGTCCGCGATGTCGACACGCTCCGGGGTGACGAACGCGCCACGGGCACCGATCTGCTCGGCGAACCGCTGCCAGCGGTCCTGCTCCGATTCGCCCTCGGTGACATCGACCGGCGGCACGGCCACCAGACTGGACGATCGCACCTCGAACGGCTGCGCCTCGCTCGGATCCGAGCCAGTGAGTTGGCGGATCGGGAAGGCCATCTCGCACTGGTCCACGATCAGCGCGAACGGCTGCTCACCGTCAGGTCCGTACGGCGGCAACTGGAGGATCTGGATACGGGCCATCACGCACCCGCCTTCGCCGGCTTCGACCGGTGCATGACCTTCTTGTCGCCGGTCCGCTCGCTGAGCAGGTAGTAGGTTTTGCCGCCGTCGGTGGAGAACGCCTCCGAGTTGCGGCGGTTCTGCCACAGGCCGCCATCGGCGTCGGTCACGTGCATCCACTCGTCCGGGGCGTCCGTCAACGGCGCAAGGTTGCCGTATTGGAGCAGCGTGGTGAGCTGGTGAATGGCGATGCCAGCGGACCCGCCGGAGTGGCCGTACGAGGCGAACGCCGCCACCGCCGCGACAAGGGACTGCGCGTACGCCGGGTCTTCCGCGAACTGGCCGCACAACTCCAGTTCACGCTTGGCGTGCTCAACAAGTGACATGGGTGGGCTCCAACAACTGGGGATGCTTGGGGATGCTTGAAGGGGCCGACCAGGTGGCATCCCCGCTCACCTAACCGGCCCCCGTTCAGGGGCAGCTACAGCTGCACTGTGTTACGCAGCCGCTCAACGTCGATGCGCCGCTGCATGATCTGATCGGCGAAGTCCTCACCGGCCGCCTGGAGACGTTCCATCGCGGCGATCGATTCCTCCAACGCGGCGATACGCCTGCGCATGAACTCCGCCGGGTCGCTGCTGTCGATGACCGTGCGGACGCGGCGGGCGGCGGCCTGGTCGGAGCGGCGCCTGCGCGTCGACTCCGACTGCTCGGCCTTGCTCCGCGCAACCTCGGACGGGTCACGGAAGTGATGGTTCGAGCGGACCAGGATCGGACCCAGCTCGCCGTGCTCGGTGATTGACACCCGCACCCGGTTTTGGAGCTTCCGGCCCGACGTGGTGCCGCCCGCCGCCTCGTACAGGCGGGACAGGTCAGCGTCGTTGAGCGTCAAACCGGGGTCGACGCCGTTGACGATCGGCGCGACCTCACAGTTGCAGCCCGGATGCAGCGGCAACAGCTCACCCTTGGTGTAGATCCTGTCCGCGGCCACCACGCACAAGCCGCACGACAAACCCGACTGCGACAGCTCGGGGTGCAGAATCCGCCGGAACCCAGTCGCCGCCCGGTTCAGCACAACAGCCTTGCGGGACTGCTCCCGGATGGCGAGGGCGACGTCCATCTCGGCGATCTGCTGCGCCCGCAGCACCGCCCGCTGCACCGCGACGGCCGGCGCGACGTCCTGCTCGCTGACGAGATAGCGGTAGGTGTCCGCCGGCCGCCCGTACACGACCATCGGGTTCATCCACCCGCGGCCGTCCTCGGGCAGGCTGTAGTCCACGATCTCGGGGGTGTCGCGGGGGATGAAGTTGCCGGTGAACCACGACTGGTCGCGGCCCTCCCCCACATCGGCCAGGTCGATCGACCCGGCGGTCGGGTTTTCCCGGGCGTCGCCCGGCTCGGGCAGGGCCCGCCGCAGCCGGGTCACGTCGATCACCCCGACCGGCTCCACGCGCCGGCCGAGTGTGATGGACATCTGCCGGGCCAGGAACGCGTCGGTGACCTGCGCGGCCTGCCGTTGCAGCGGCTGCACGATCCGCAACACACTCGCCACAAGCTGACCGATCTCCGCCGACGAGAACCAGCCCGAGAACGTCGTCCACGGCAACGTCGCCGCCGCCACAGCCATCTGGGTGATCTGCTGCCGCAACGCGGCCTGCGCCTGCACCAGCGCATACATGGCGGCGGCCTCGGAGGCGGTGAGCTTCCCATCGTCGGTCGGCACGTCAGTTCACCGCCGTCGTCACCGGATCCGTGCTCGCGATCTGGTTGAGGTCAAGCCCGGCCAGCGGATCCTCAGCCGGCGGCACCTGCGGCTGCGCCGGCGTGGACGCGATAGCCCGAATCGGCGGCTGCCCACCCGCCTGGAGCTGATTCTGGGCGGCCTGCATCGCCGCGAGCTGCATGGCGAACACCTGCTCGTCCTGCCACTCCGACATCATCCGGTCAGCCTGATCCGGGGTGCAGCCCCAAATTTCGATCAGCCGGGACCGGCGCGGCATGTCGTTCTGCGCCTTCGCCGCCGCGTCGGCCTTCTCCGCCAGCGACAACTGCTCCACCGGCGCCCACTGCGTTCGCAAGGTCGCCACGTCCGCGCGCTTGGTGTCACCCAGTTCCTCGAACGCCAGCGACATCACCTCAGCCCACCGGCCGGTCGCCCGTTCCCGGCGGTCCCTCGCCCGGAACACCAACTGCTCCCGGTACAGGCCCGCGCCGGTCGCCGACTGGTTCTGCCCGTCCGGCACCATCATGTACATGGGGGTGCCGGTGGCCATGGAGACCTGACGGAAGTCGTCACGGGACGCTTCGATGATCGGTCGCAGGTCGGTGACCTGCGACTCCCACATCTCCGCTTCCGGCGGCAACTGCCACATGGCGCCCGGCATCATCACGAACGAGTCGGACCAGTCGATCTCGTTGCCGTCTGCGTCCTCGTCCGGCAGCCCCGACACGGCCATTTGCCGGAATGCCTGTCCGCTGGCGATCACGAGCCGCTGGAGGATGTTGTGGTTGATCCGGTCGATCAGGTCCAGGTGGTGCTCGTACTCGCCGGCACCGTCCTTGTTCAGGAACCGCACCACCGGCATCCGGTCGTGCGTGAGCTTCTGGCCGTCCTCGCCGCCCTTGCTCGCATCCCACGACCACGACGCCGACGAAAACCGGGGCCTCGCCTGCGCCACCTTCGACGGAGTGAACGCCACATACACCCGGCCCGGCAGATACAGGTACGCCCGGTGCACGCCGTCAATGTCGTCGTGCAGCACCTTCAACGCCGCCAGCAGCTTCTGCGGCTTCGCCGGGTCAGCCTCCGCCACCATGAACCGCGGATCCTCAGCCGTGATGACCGGCGCCCCCGTGTCGTCATCGACCGGACCCACAATCACGTACGCCTCACCGAGGTTCAGCATCATGTCGTGCACGTCCGCGGCGATGATGTTCAGGCCGGTCCGTTCCCACACGTCCGACGCCTGCTGGTCACCGGAAACGTCCTGGTCAACTGCCGTTTTGAAACCGACCGGACGAAGCCGATCCGACACCGACCCCACCACCACCGCGGGCACGTTCACGCACGCCTTGCGCTGGAACTGCGCGAACATCTCCCGCACGTTCTCCGCGCCCTGCGGCAACCGAGGCTTACCGTGCAGGTAGTTGTGCAGCAACTCCAGCCGGTCAACGCGCTGCCGGTCGTGCAGCTTCTTGAACAGCCGCGCCATCCACCAGCCGGGGCTGCGGGGCACCTCGATGTTGATCGCCACGGCCACCCCCTTCCTGGTAGCCGTCGGCGATTTGCCTATCGGAGCCGCTTCACCCGGTACGGTCGCCGCTGCTTCGTCTCCACACCGGCGGCCACGGCCGCCATCCGCGCCTGCCAGGCGAGCACGGCCGCAACCGCGGCATCGATCTTGTCGGCACTGTCTGGGTGGGATTTCGCTATCTGCATCCCCGAGCCCGCCTTGTACCGGCGGCGAGCATGAAGTACATGACGTGTCAGGGCGTACGAGCCGTCGTGGGTCAACTCCCGGGTGACCACAGCGTTGTGGAACTCCTCCAACGCCTGCACAATCTGCCGCGACCGGCCGCCCGTCATCCACCACTCGATCGGGTGGTCACGGGTGGCCTTCACCTTCAACCGGGCGCCGTACTTGGCCTCCCAGTCCGCGATCCACGTCTCCCACTTGGCCGGGTCGGCGAAGAACCCGACCACGTTGTATCGGCGGAAGCACTCGTGCACGGCGGCCACAACCTCGTGGACCGGCACCTGCCACACCGTCGGCTTGCCGTCGGGGCCGATCGGCATCTTCGCTGGCTGCTCCCACACGGACTTGTCCAGGGGCTCGAAAATGTGCCCGTCCTCTACCCGACACGCGATCAACGCGGTCGCGTCCGTGGTGCGCCCATTCGCGCGAGACCGGGAGCCGTCGAAGCCGAGGGTGATGGTCTCCTTGTCGGCGACCACCTTCGTGCCGTCGAAGCAGCCCTTCCACTCCGGCTGCGACAGCCACGAGTCGGAGGCGTGGGTGACCTGGTTGAGGAAGTCCGACCGGGACACCTGCTCATCCGAGGTGGGATCCCAAATCGTGGCAACCAGATGGTCCAGGTCCGTGTGACCCGGCGGGCACGGCGGATCGTGCAGCACACACCCGTCCGGGTGCGCCGACGAATCCCCATACGCCAGCCGCAGGCCAGCAATCAGCGACTCCCGATCAGTCAGGTCCGTGGTGGCCGGCGCCTCACGGTGGTCGTAGTACAGGCCGTCATCACGGGCCCGGCCCTCCTTGATGGCCGCCCAGAACGACGCCGACTGCTCGGCAACCGACCCCTCGCCGGGGATGAACGCGTTCGGCGACTCAATGAACGAACCGCCGGTCTTCGCCGTGTTGTTCTTGACCTTCTCGAACAGGTTAAGGCCGCCGTTAGACGGCACCCACTCCTCGGTCTGGTCCATCACCGCAAAATTGAACGGCTTGCCCTTGACGGAACGGGCCGACGAGGTGACCTTTTCGATCTTCCCTCGGGGCAGGTTCACCATCGTGTCGAGCGGTTCCAAGCCCGGGTACTCGGCCATGAGCGGGCCGTCGCACATCTCCAGCATCGGCGCCCACGTGTTGTCGGTCTGCGCCTCCGACACAGCGAGGATGCCCACCCGCGGCGTGCGGATGTCACTCCAAGGACGGCCGACCGGTTCTCCATCGGCTGTCCATCCGTCGGGCACCACCGGCCCCAACGCCTCGGCGAGCGCGATCGCCCCCAACAGCGGAGACTTGCCCCACCCACGCGGCCGGCTGATCACGCCCCGCCGACGCCGACGCTTTCCCGTTCTCGGGTTGATTTCATAGAAAGCCAGTAGAAATTCGGCTTGTTCCGAATACGGCACAAAGGGCTCATACTCAGCCCGATCTGGTGCCGCCAAATACTCGGAGATCCAGTCGAGGACGAGGTCAAAGCCAGCCGAGAGTGGGGACTTCCCCCGGGTAACTCGGCTTCCATGGCATGACCTCACCGTCCTCTCGTCAAACGGCCTCCAGCAACTTGTCGCTCTTTCGGAGGTTGCAGAGGAGGTGAGCTATCTGAGTGTTCTCGCGGGAGTGTGGCCCGCCCTTGGAGACGGGGATGCGGTGATCGAGGCTCTTGCTCCACGGGTGCGGGAACTCCAGCTTTGGATCAACGTGCTGGTGGCAGATGCCGCAGATCCAGCCGTCCCGCTCGTAGATTTCCAGGCTGGTGAAGTACTCCGTCGTCACACCCCGAACGCGGGCCTTGCGAAGCCGAACGTCGGAGAGATAGCGGTCCTTGTTCGCCAGGTAATGACCGCGCCTGCGGCACACCCGGCCGCAGTAAATCTGCTGGGACGTGTTCGGCCAGAACGGCGAGCCACATGGGCCGCACACCCTCGCGTCACGGGGGTGTCGGCGGCGGATCCTACGGCAGTCAACCGAGCAGTACCGCTGTTGTCCGTCCGCCGTCTCCACAGATGCGTGGCAGACAACGCATTGGATGGTGAAGCGTTCGGCGCGGCGTACGGCGTTCTTCTTCTGCCGTCGGCAGTCGTCGCTGCACAGCCGCTTCTTGCCCCGGATGCCCCGCTGATCGGGCAACTCCACCCTGCACCTACGGCAACGGATCGGCAGGAGCATCGGAAGCAGAACTCCAGGATTCCGCTGAACCGCCCTCGCGCAGGCAATCGAGCAGTGCTTCGTTCCCTGGTAACGCCCGGCGAGCGAGGCTCCGCATCCCGGGCAGTTGCCGGCTGCCCCAACGACCTCGCCCCTCCGGCGTCGACCTGCCGCCTGACGGCAGTTGACGGAGCAAAAGGTCGCCTTGCTCGTGCGGGTGGTGATGGGACCGGCGCAGTGTGCGCAGGTATGCTCGGCCATGTCGACTCCAACCAGTCGGCCACTCCCGGGGGTGTTACCAGCACCCGCCGGGGCTTACGTTTTTATTGTCTCATGTGGAGACGAAGCGAGCGTTCCCGCAGCTCGTTGCCGTGATTACTTGTCCGCCTGGGTGCGCCGCCGAGGTGCCGCCGCCTTCCTCGCCGGGGCCGACTTGATCGGCACTACCGTCGCGCCGCCGCCCTCGCCGCTGGCCACCGGCCGCAGGTTCCCGTACCGCTCCTTCGCGGTGCTGCCCGCCGGCCGCGCGCCGTCCCGCTCGTCCGCCTCGGCGAACTGAATCCGCAACCTCGCCCGGTCCTCCGGCGTCGCGCCGAACTTCGCCACCCGCAGCCGCAGCTCAGCCGCAGCGCCGATGTTTCCGGCCCACAGCTCGGCGTGCACCATCGCAGTGTCGAGCAGGAAGTCCCAGTCGGTTTGCATGAAATGCTCGGCCTGCGGAGACTCTGCCCACATCCGCCACCAGGCGCGGGTCTGCTCCGGCCACGGGTAGTCCGCCGGCAGTTCCGGCTGCTCACCCTTGGTGAAGTCGATGACGGTGGTGGGCACGGGGTCACTGTTGCGTCGTGCCCGCTTGCTCGGGTCCTTCGGCGCGGGGCCGCGTCCAGCCATGACGAGTCAACTCCCATGTCGGGAAGACGAGCAGCGCCCCATGCCGGGATGGCCGCCCGTGAGCGGGGATGCTCAGCGGTTCAGATACGGGGTGCCAGCGCCGTCGGGGACGGGCGGCAGGTCGTCGGATTCCACGACGACGACGAGGGCGTGCGGGTCGTCCTGCACGTACATGCGCAGTGCTCGCGCGCCGGCCGGAAGGCCGAACGTGTCGGATACTTCTTGGAGGGTGAGCTGGATCTTCCCGACTCGGTTGGGTGCCTGCGGTGGCAGAAGTGTCGCGCAGTCGGCGCACCCGTCGTGGGCGGCGGCTACAGCGGGCTGCCGGTCGAGGTTGCGGCGGGTGGTGATGGGGTCGTCGGCCATGTCGGCGTGAACGCTGTCGCGGTCGAGTGGGCTGTACCTCTTGCCGTCTTCGACTGCCACCGCTACTGCCCGCCTTCCGGCTGCTCGTGCAGGTAGTTGATGGCGGTGCTCGGGTCGACGTTCATCAGCCGCAGGCTCCGGTGCACCGTGCCCATGATCCGTTCGTACCGTTCGCCTTCGGCGGCGCGTGGGGTGATGTACACATCGGTCACCCTGAGTCCTTCAACGCTGCGGAGTGGGCTGTTGCCGTGGGTGAGGGCCGCCCGTCGGGTGCCGCCTGCGTGCCGCCAGTACTTGGCGTCGTCCTCGTTCAGCGCCACCAAGAGAGCGCAGCGATGGGGCTGCTCTCCGTCCGGCTTGGGTGCGCGGGTGAGTTCCCAGCCGGTGCCGCGGAGTCCTTGGAGCAGGAACCGTGCCTGCGCGAGGTCGTTGTCGCGATGCTGCGGGGTGAACTTTGCGGCGGCGCCGATAAGTGGAGTGCAGTTGAGGGTGTGCAACTGGTCGGCGAGGGCGTCCACCACATCCGGGTTGAGGTTGCAGCGCTGGTCGGCGGGGCTGGGTGTGCGGCTCACTGCGGCTTCTCCCCTCGCCCCGGATGCTCGTCCAGCCGGTTGATGGGCGGTCGCTGGTGGGGGCGCATGGCGGCGAGCTGCCGGTGCACGAGGTCCATGACGGGCCGGTAGTGGTCGCCGCGGCGGGCGTCGGGGGTGATGTGCACGGCTGTCGGCTGCAACCCGGTGTCCTGTGGGGCGGGGCGTTGGGTGAGGTACACGTGGTCGGGGTCGGTGACGAACTGCCACCAGGTGGCGTCGGCTTCGTTGAGCGCGACGAGGATGGTGCAGGGCCTGCGGCTGGGGGTGGGCGAGGTCAGCGTGGTCACCACCTGTCGCGGATGGCAACGGCCATGGCATGCGCTGTGGCATGCCGGATGGCTATCGGATAGCTCATGTCACGACCGTTGTCTCTACTGTCTGGTTGCTCGCGCGGCCGGTGCGGCGCCGTCCCATCCCGGGGTGGGTCGGGTCACCGCCGAGGGCACATCCTCGGTTTCCCGCAGCACACGAAGGTCACAGCCTCCGTATGGGCTCGGGTGTCGCAGCACGCCGGCCGCGCGAGGAACCAGACAGTCAGTCGGTGGGGCGGCGGGAGCAGGTGCGGTCCTGGTGGTCGGCGCGCACGCACACCGCCCGGTCATCCTCGAATCGGACCACGCATTCGTCGGGGTGCAGGCGCATGCGGATCGGCTGCGGCGGTGGAAGGCACCCGCCGTTGTTGTACGGCTGCTCGCTCACCGGTCACCCTCATCAGGTTCGTCAGGGCCCGCCAATCGCTCAACCTGCACGGGTCCGCCGGAGTAGCGGTCGCGGGTGATGCCGACCTGGGCGGCCCGCGTGACCGCGACGGCCGGTTCGGTGCCCTGGTCTAGGAGCACGTCGAGAGCGCCGATCGCGGGGCCTTCGCCGGAGCCGATCGCGGCCCGACCGTCCGGGTGCGCGCAGGCACACGACTGGCTTACCGTCCACAGACGGCCGCCCCAGCCGAGCAGCACACTTCCGTCGAGCGCGCCGTCTTCCATCAGGCCGGCGTCGTCGGCGATCTCGGTGATCGCGCAGGCGATGGCGTGCGCCCACGCGTGCACGTCTTCACCGGGCAGCGGCACCGCATCGATCTTCAAGTTGGCGGCGAGGCAGCCCGGGAGGCCGCCAGCACCGGCGACGCCCAGCAGCACCTGGTAGCCAGCGCCGGCCCGCAGACGCAGAAGCTTCCGTACCCCGCCGATGATCGGCCGTTCGTACACGTTGGTGGCCGAGTCGGCGGCCATCCACACGGTGCTGCCGTCGCCGCACGCCACGATCGTCGTCACCGCACTCACCTCACTGTCTGTGACGGGATGTCGGCGAAATCCCGGAGACGGGCTAACGGTTATCGATGCGCCGTCACGGTGAGTGCAATCAGTCGACTACTTTGCCCGCTCAGCGAGCAGCTTCTCGATCCGGTCCAGCCGCTCCAACACATCGCGGTCGTCGCTGGCCTCTGCGGCGGCGAGTTCGCTCGCGAAGTTGGCGTACAGGCTGACCAGGATCACGAACAGGATGCTCTGCGCCCACCACAGGGTGCCCGGGATGGCGAGGAGCACCCACATGCTGGCAAGCCCGCGGTGCAGCCACACCTTCCGCCGTCGAGGCTTTCGCGCCACGAGCACCACCCCCGGCAGCTACAGCAGTCCGGGGTGGGGTGGCTTCGGCCGACGGTTCGACACCAGCTTGGCCCGCGCCTCGTTGCCCTGCCTGGACGACTTCAAGTTGTGGTGCCGCTCGCACAGCAGCTGGAGATTGCTCAGGCGGTGATCGAGCGGGTCATCTTTGTGGTCGACCTGATTGCCCAGGTGCCCGCAGATGCCGCGGCCGTTCGGTCTCGGCCACCGGCATTTGCCCTTGTCCCGTTCGATGACGGCGGCGCGGATCTCGGTGTACCAGTTCGCCGGCAGCGTGGACTTTCTCGTGCTGCCAGCCCATCCCCCGGACATCAGGCCAGCACCAGCACCTGGGCTTCACGGCCCGGGTTTTTCGGATTCTGGGCCGTGTCGCGGGCAGCGTCGAGGACGTCACCGAGCTTGTAGCGCAGATGCCCGCGCGGGCCCGGCCGGGTCGTCAACTCCCGGTGCTCGCCGGCGGGGGTGGACCAGCCTCGGTTGCGCCAGCCCTCCAGCGTCCGCGGCTTCACGCCGGCGACAGTGGCGGCTTCCGCCCGAGACAGATAGACGTCGCGGTTCACCGATCACACCTCCTCGGATCCGCTCGCGGGTTCAGTTATCGATCAGGTGGTGCACCCGGCCCGACTTGAACGGGCAGCAGTCCAGCGGAGTCACCTGCCGTCCCGGCGGCAGGGAGTGCCCCGACGTGTGGCGGGCGCGATCTGGTGGTGATGCACGGTCCCGGATACGACGAAAGCCCCACACCGTGGCGGGTGTGAGGCTCGACGTTGCGTAGGGACACTGATCCCCTGCGCGAAGGATGACACATCGCTGATCAACACGCAACATGCGACGTGCTGCGGCGCGTCACACCCGGCGCGTGAGGTGCGATAGTGGGCGGGTGGACGAACTCATCCCCTGGCTCCACCACGTACTCAATACCCGCGAGCGGGTGGCACGCGCTGCTGCTGCCGAATGGCCCGGAGAATGGCAGGCACTCACCGACCAAGTCGCCAACCGCTCATCCGACCTAGACGCAGTCGCAGACCACATGCAGGCGCACAGCCCGGAGCTGACGCTTAGGGAGGTAGCGGCCGACCGGCGGATTCTCGCCGAATACGAACGGCTGCTGTTCCGCGACCCTCTACGCGTCGGCCCCGCCTGGGACGCGCGGCGTGACACGTGGGAGACGGCGGTACGCATGCGGGCGGAGGCGTACGCCGACCAGCCCGGATACCGGGAGGTGTGGCGGCCGTGCCCGACAACCTGACAACCTGGCTCCACGAGCAGATCACCGCCGCCGAGGCGAGCACCCGTACGCTGCTCTACTGGGCGCAGCAGACAGTCCTGACCTTGAAAGAACCGAGGCTGCTCGGCAAGGAGATCCCCGGCTGGCACGACTGGCCGAACGTGGAGAAGATGTGCCAGCAGCGCCTCGCCGAGCTGGACGCCAAGCGGCGCATCCTCGCCGCGCTCGACCTCACCCCGTGTCCCTGCGCCCGCTCCCAGCGATGCGTCATCCACGACTCCAGTGCGGGTCCGCCGGAGTTCGCCGTCGAACGGTACGTGGATCCGGTCACGGAGATGATCCTTAGCGCCATGGCCCTGCCGTACGACGATAAGCCCGGCTACCAGGAGAGGTGGCGGCGGCCGTGACCAGTCGCGTACGTGACGAGCTCGACCGCTACCTCCAGCGGATGCCCAACGCCCGTGAGGCGCGGCTGAACGACCCGCAGTACCACTGGCAGATGCAGTGGGCGCAGCGCATGCTCGAACTGCTCGACCTGGCGCTAGACAACGAAGGCATCCCCGAGGACACCCGCGTCCGGGTGATCCGCACCGTTCTGTACGGCACCGCCGACGAGTCCGAGGCCATGCGCCGCATCGACCAGACGCAGCGGCTGACCCAAGAAGCGATGGAACGCCGCCGCAGGCATGTAGACCTGATAGCTCAAACCCGGCGGACCGCGCCCCCGTCAACGCCCGGACCACAGCTATGAGCCGCCACGAAATCCGGCTCCGGCTGCGCCCCGGACGGTCCGCCCGCTCCTACCCCGCACTGCTGGAGTGGCCGCGCCTGCTCGTCCCCTACCGTTTCCGGGCCATGCACCGCTGGTGGGCACGCCAAGCCGGGTTCTTCTGGCTGCCATGCCCGCTGTGCGGGCAGCCATTCGGCGGGCACGAGTGGCGCGACATCAACGGGAAGCCGTCGAGCGTGCCGGACCCCATGCAGCCGCCGAACAGCCCAGACGGGTGGCGGGCATCCGTCGGAATCTGCCCCACATGCACGCGAGCCGGGCGTGGGGTGCCAGCGTGAATGGGCTGCGCTGCTGGTGGTGTGGCGCCGAACCGACCGACACGGTGGCGATTTGCGCGCTCGGCGGTACCCCCTTGCGGTACGTGCCGTCGGGCTGGCCACCCGCCGACCACGAGCACGCCGCCACCCCACCCACCCCCGAGGAACTGGTGGACCAGGGCCACCGGATCCTCCGCCGCATCCTGGAGGACGCATGACCGTAGAGCAGCCGGAGCACAGCGAGATCGAGCCCCGGTACGCATCCGGCGGGATCGTGCACGGGCCGGGCACAGCCGACGACGACCGGGTGCCGTTCCCGGTCAGCCGCTGCATGTTCGAGGACGTGGCACGGGTGGTCGTGCTGCCGCGCACCTGCGACATCGAAGGGCACCACGGATGCACGCCATACGACTGCCGGTGGGCACCGCCCGAACCAGCCGGAGAGGACCGAACCCAGTGACCCTGCGACAGCGGCTCGCCCGCAGGCTGCGGTTCCTCGCGGACAACATCGACCACGCCGGGGCACCGAAGGCCATGGGCTGGTCATTCACATTCGAGGACCGCGAAGGCATCCGCTTCCGCGAAGACGGCCGCGGCTGCCGGCTCTGGTACTACGGTGACGCCGACTACGAGAAGGCGCACACCGAGGCCGACACAGAGCACTTCCAGGTCAACTGGGCCAAGGCGACCGCACGGCGCGTCGGTGGACAACCGTCCGCATGCCAGATGTGGCTAATCCCCCTGCACGACGTTGAGGAGATGACCCGGTGAGTGACAACGCCTGGGTGGAAGGCATGGCGCAGCGGGCACGCCAACGGGCTGCCACCGAACAAGCCGATCAGACGGCCCGTGACCCGCACAGCTCACACCACACACACCTCCGAGGCACAGCCGTCGAGTGCAGCTGCGGGGAACTCTTCGGCGTCACGTGCGTCGCCGTCACCCCCGACAACAACCCCGACGAGCGGTCCTGCGACCTGTGCGGCGTGCAGGGCGTCGTCCGGCTGAACGGAGCGAACCAGTGACCGACCAGTCGACGTGGCCCGCGCACCTGCGCGACAACGCCCCCTCCCAACAGTGCGGGCGGTGCGGTCGCTTCACCTGGTCGCCCAGCAAGTTCGGCGCCGAATGCCGGATGCCCCAGCCCGACGGCTACCCGTGCGGCGGCCGGTTCGAGCCGCCCGGCATCCTCCTCGACATCTACGCCGCCCGGGTCGGCGCACCCGTCCCCACCGACACCGTCACGCCGCTGCCCGAGGAGTACGCGTGGGCCGGCAAGGGCAAGGTGCGGCTGACCGAGCCATCCTTCGACCCCACCGGGGACCTGCTCACCCGCTCAACGGTCCGCGTCCCGCAGCTGCTCATCGTGTGGGAGTTCCACCTGGAGGGCTGGTACGACAACGAGACCGTGCACACCATCGTCGGCCACGCCGTCGGCAGCGACGGGGTGCCGGTGCGGATGGTGGCCCCACGCGTCGGCCGCATCGAGCACGAGCTGCACCGCGGCCTGATCACCAGCACCATTGACCTTCACCGGGCACAGCCGGCCGGCGGGGGCCTCATCACCTGGTACTGGCCAGCGCAATGAGCCGCGTCGCCTGCTGCTGCGCGATCATCTGGGCGGTCGCGTTCCTCCTGCTGCTCACCTACTGGCAGACCAGCGAGGCCACCGAACCCGGCACCCAGTACGCCGACCCGTTCTGGCCGTGCGCGTGGATCGCCTCCTGGCCGGCATCGTGGTTCCTGGCCTGGTCGCTCCCCCGATACCGGTAGCACCTGACACCGAAGACGCCCCGCCGAAGCAGCAGCCGGCGGGGCGTCTTCATGCGCCCGCGCGTCCTCCCAACTTAGGAGGAACTGGCAGCAACTTAGGAAGACCGCGGCGAGCAGCAGGCGGCGATTGAGAAGTCCCAGACCCGTACACAGCGTTAAGCCCCGAACGTCCCGGGCGGCGTGCCGGCGGGGGGCGGGGGGTGCCCGCCCGTGGGTGTAGGGCGGGTGCGCCGAGCGGTGTGCGTGGCGCGCGTCGCGTGTGCGTGTGCGTGGGCAGGGTGCCGAGCTGCACGGCAGGGGCGAGCGGAGATGTCATGGGTGACGGGTTGTGGACGTCATGGGTGACGTGCTAGCGTCCAATCCTCGCCCGTCACCGACGGGCCACGATCTGGGGAGCGGGCATGGCGAACGGACAGTGTGAGCAGCGGTTCATCTGCGACGCGTGCGGCAGCAACGGGTGTGACCACTGCGGCGACATCGGCACGGTTGCCTGCCCGTGCGTTACGGGTGGCTACGTTCACAGCGTGGCTACGTCGGGCGAGACCTGCACGAACTGCGGCGAGCGGTTCGGCAACGGCATGGACATCCTGCGGTCCGCCCCGTCGCCCGTCATCGGGGGTGCGCCGATCAGCCTGCCGCACGGGTGGCACGTCGGTTGCTGCTGACCGAACCAACCAACCCAACCAGTCGACCGGAGGTAACCGACATGCGCACGTGGAGGATCGCCGAACACGCCGAGCGTCCCTACTACGCCGAGGACCCCAACCCGATCGGGGACGCCTTCACCGCCATGGCGGAGGTGGGTGCCGATATCCGGTGGGTGGAGGGAATGACTCACACGGTCACCGCTACCGGTATGTCTGCCGAGCGTGTGACCGATCTGCTCGCAGCGTGCGCGCAGCACGGCGCAACCGTGACCGAGATTCACTGACCAACCGAACGAACCGACCGGAGGTAACCGCCATGGTCACGATCGATCCCAACACGTACGACGTTGAAGGCGTCGCGCAGGCCGTTTACGCCGACATCCTGGCCAGCATAAAGAACGGGGAGGTGCCCGCCACCGTTCGCACGTTCACCGACCTGCATGACTACGTGGACGCGAACGAGTACGTGCAGGAGGTGCCGTGGGGGACCGACCTTCCGGAAGACCCGTCCGATCCCGCCGGATGGCGGCTGGTGAACGCTGTAACCGACCGGGTTAACGCACTACTCGCCGAGCGGCCCCACACCGTGTGACCCGTTCCGAGGTCACCCATGGTGCCCGACGGGGGTCGGGCATGCGTGGCAATCCTCGGAGCAACCAACCACACCAACCAACCGACCGCACCAACCGACCGGAGGTAGCAGGATCATGGCACCGCAGAGCATGGGCGACCACGTGACCGTACGGGGTGAAGAGTTCCGGGTGACCAGCGTGCGCAACGTGTCGCACCTCGGTAGCAAGTTCTACGGCAAGTTGTCATTCACCCTGATCAAGCTGTCCGATGGCACCGAATGGGGATACTGCGGGAAGCGGGTAACCGTGAACGCGAAACTTTCCGCCCGCAGCAAGCCTGCCGACGTTGTCCGCGCCGAGGCTGTCACCGCACTACGGGAAGAGATCGACTTTCACCGTGTCATGTGCGCCCGATGCGGCGTGAACATGTACGGGAAGGCCGAGATCACCGACGGTGCGGACGGTCAGCCCGTGGCGGTGTGCGTCACGTGCCCGACGGGGGTCAACTTCCGTACGGCGTACCCGGTCGGTACCGAGGTGCGAGTCACGTCCGGTTACGCCGAATACCTCACGGCGACGGTGGAGGCTGTGTGTGACGCGTACCCCGGTGGTGAGTACGCGCTCCGTAACTACCGGCTCACCCTGCCGGGTTACGGGTCCCGGTCGGTGTCGGAAGACATCTTGACCCCGGTCGACGGTGACGCTGACCGGTACGCCGTCCGGCGTGACGCCGAGCCGGTGGCCGAGGTGACCCCGGACGCCGAGCCGGAGACCGTGGCCGAGCCGGTCACGCCGATCGTGGACGTTGACCGTGCGTGCCGGTCGTTGACGCAGACCGCGCGCCGTGCGGGGAACCTGCGCGGGTCGGACCGGGTGCGGGTGCGGTACAGCCTGGAAACGGGCCGAGTGTCGGTCAAGGGTGCCCGCCCGGATGCCGCGCTTGTGTCGCGTGCGTTCGGTCGTCCGTACCGGTTCGATCGTGCGGAGTCTCCGGCGTTCGGTGGCTTTTACGCCTACTATCTGCCGATCATTGCCGAGCCGGAGGCTGTCACCGTCGATCCGGCCACGACCGACGCCGCGCCGGAGCCGGAAACGGTTGACCCGGCTGCCGAGATCATGGCGCGTGCGTTGGACGCGTACGCCGCTGGTGACATGGACGGCGCGCGGCAGGCCGTGGCGGACGGGCAGCGCGTCGCCCCCGGCTACCGGGAGACGGGCGCGTCGGGCGCGGTGTACGGGTGGTCGGACATGCTGGCCGCTCTGCCCATGGCCGAGCCCGAGCCGGTCGCGGGAGGGGACGGCCAGGCCGAGCCGTGCGACGTGTCGCCGGACGTGCTGGCGGGTGCCGAGCCGACCCCCGCCGAGCCGGTCGCCGCGCGGGTGCCTGTGCCGGACGCTATCCGGCCGGGCGTGTGGGTGCTGACCGGCGGCGGACACCTCGGCACCGTTCAACGGTCCGGCCGACACGCCGGGGCGGATGGGCATTGGATTTTCAACGGCGGCACGTACACCCGGTTTGCGCCTGACTACACGGTGCGGCTTGCCGTGATTGGCGACAACGTGTGCCGGTCGCCTCAGTTCGTGTGCTACTGCGGGAAGGCGCACGCCCCGTGGGACGTGTTCGACAAACTGCCCGCACTGCCGGAGCCGGAGGCCGGGCCCGTCGCCGAGGCGGTGCCGGACGTCGTCCAGCTGACCACCGACGGGGAGGCGGAGGCGTTCCCCGTGGACGCGCCGAGTGTCGCTGACCGTGCGCCCGTGTCGGTCGCCGAGCCGGAGCCGGAGGCGGTACAGGGTCAACTGTTCGCGTGCGCTGACACGCGCGCGGCGGCCCGCCGCAACTGGGGTGACCTCGGCATGATCGATGGTTTGGGCAACATCACTGCCGACGCGCTGACCGAGCCGACGGCCGCCGGGCCGGTCGCCCAGGTAGAGGCCGAGCCGACCCCGACCCAACCGGAGCCGGAGGCGGAGGCCGAGGCGGACCCGGATTACGGCGTGACCGTTGGCGGTGTGTTGGTGGCGGTCGCGCGTCGCGTGGACTTGACCGCCGAGCCGGAGCCGGAGGCCGACCCGACGCCGGAGGCCGGGGCGACGCTGCCCGTTGCCGTGGTCGACGCCAACACCGCCGAGCCGGTCGACCTGTGGGCCGGTCTGGACACGGTCGACAGTGACGCGCTGGCCGTGGCGCTGGCCGTCATGGCGGACGTTGACCCCGACGACGGGGACACCCTTTACGGGATCGCCGACGCGTGCGACCGTGCGCAGGACCGGGAAGCCGCCGAGGCTGCCGCTGCCGCCGAGGCTGCCGCCCGTACGCCGCGCCCGTCGCGGGCAGCCATCCTGCGACGCGACTACGCCGACATGGTGGGCGTGTGGTTCAAGCAGGCCGAGACTGACTGTCGGGGGCACATGCTCACGGCGGCCGGGGAGGCTGCCGGTATCGACCCCCGGTCGCTGTGGTCCGGCCCGGCGTCGCGGGTGGAGCTGTATGCGTCGGAGGAATTGCGGGAGTGGTTTGCCACCCACGGGCGGGTGAACGCCGGTCAGTGGCGGGCGCAGCACACGGAGGCGCGGCCTGTGCCGGACACGGCGGCGGAGGTGGTGGCCGGGTGGGCGGCGGATGACATGCCGGTGCCGGTGTCGCCCGCCCCGGCGCCGGGTCCGGTCGCCGAGCTGGCGTCGGTGGACGGTGTGCCGGTGCCGGTGTGGGTGTACCCGGCGGGCATGCCGCTGTGGTCGGTTCTCAAGGCGGTACGGCCGCAGGTGGCGCAGCTCATGCGTGACGCCGGCGTCAAGGTGGGGCAGGTGTCGATTGTGCCGGACCGTAAGGCTAAGCGGGTGACGGTCACGCCGGACCGTGTTGCCGCCTCCGATCTGCCGCAGGTGTGGGCGATTGTGGCCGATCAGTTGGCGGCGCGCGGTTTCACGCCTGCCGGGGTGGCTGCCGGCGTGTAGCCGGTGGGGCGGGTGCCGGTTCGTTGGGCCGGTGCCCGTCCGGCCTGGCCGGGTCGCCGAGCTCTCGGCCAGAAATTCCGGGGTGCGGGCCGCCGTTGGGGTGGCGGTTTACCCCTCGCACACGTAACATTGCCCGTGACACACCGGCAAGGATTCCAGCCACACACCACACCAACCAACGAACAGGAGGAACGACATGGACAACGCGAGCGAGTGCACCGGACACGGACCGTGCACCGGGTGGCAGTGGTGCGGGTGGTGCGGCGGGCAGCCCGGCGGGTGCGAGTTCTGTGAGGGTGCCGGCAAGCGGGGATGCCCGACCGTCGTCGATGACATTGACGGGAACCGGTGGGAGCACACCACCACCACCGCCCGGGACATGTGGTGCGTGCTGTGCGGTAACCGCATCGACCCGGGGCAGCCGGTCCTGCGGCGGGTCGGCTCCCCCGACGTAATCGCCGACTTCTGCGTGTCTCCCAAGTACGGGCCGCCGCCCGGCCGCTGATCCAACCCCAACCATGCGGCCGGCGCGCGCGGGGCCCGTGTGGCAACCGCCGGGCCAACCACACCACCACAACCAAACCGACCGAAACGGAGTGCACGCCATGACCACCGCGATCGCCACCCGCCCGACCGAGCAGACCGCCGTCATTCTGCCGACCCTCACCGCCGCCGACGTCACCGTGACCACCGACCACATGGGACGCGAGGTGATCGTCATCCCGGACGTGTTCGCCCGGCTGATGCGGGACATCACCCGCGACGGGTGGCGGGAGTTTCCCGGCGTCGCCGACGGCGAGTCGCGCAAGTTTCCTGCGGGCGGGTGGATGTTCCGCACCACCGCGACGATCGTTGCCGCGTACGCGGCCAGCCCGATTCCGGCCGGGGCGACCGGTCACGACGCCGACCGGTACCGGCAGTCACGGCAGTACGCCGAGCACGGCTGCGGCTACGCGTTCATTGTGGGTGCGGCCGGGTGGGACGCCGACGCGCGGTGGTGGCGTGACTACCCCCTCACCAAGGGTTTGCACGTGCACGCGTCGCCGCACCTGATCGACAAGGGGCGCGCGTACCGGTTCAGCGGCTGACCGGTTCCCGCACGGTGCCCGCCGAGCCGGTGACGGTCCGGCGGGTGGCCGCGGGGAACCGGGCAACCTCGCCCAACCACCCGACCGAATCACCCGCACCGGCCGGAGGCAGACACCATGACCGACAACGCAGGAGGGCGGAAATGGCGAAGACGGCCCAGCATCTACGCAGCGACATGCGCACGATGGTGACCTCTCGATCTACGGACCAACTGATCCGCGACTACAAACTTGGCAGCGGCCTTTCGCGCAGTGTGCACGGTGCCGATGGGGCGGCCTGGGTAGTCGTGCTAGTCGCCATCGAAACCGAACTTAACGAACGTGGTGTCGAGACGTGCGAAGTGTGCGGATGGCCCGCCGGCGAACACGACCCCGACCTGTGCCCCGCCGACGCCCGGTAGCCGGTGCCCGCCTGGCGCCGACCGGGCTACCCGGTCCGGTCGGCGGCCACGGGGCACCGGACCGTCGGAGCAACCGAACCAACCACACCACCAGACCGGACCAACCGAACGGAGACCAGCAGCCATGCGACGCGTACTCACCACCCCCACACCCGGCCACCCGTACGACAACGGCATCTATCAGGCCGCTACCCGGGACCTGCCCGCCGCGACCGTCACCGAAAGCGAACTGCCGGCGTACTGCTGCCGGATGCGCCTTCACGGTGAGACCGGGCCGGAGTGCCGCCGAACCAACCTCGTTTGGCAGCTGCGCAGCGAGTTCGAGCAGATCACCCGGGAGCGTGCCCGTGTCGCGCGTGTCCGGTCGGATTGGCGGGCGCGAAACCTGGTCGGGTGGGTGGAGTTCGCCGAGCGGCGGTTGCGGTTCTACCTGGGCGCGTGGACGCTGCCGCCGGAGTGCGCGGGGGCGCCGGAGCGGCGGTTCGCCGAGCCGGTGCGCGACTCGGAAACCGTACTGCCCGCCTGTACCTGCTGACGGCGCCGGACGCCGCCCGCCCGCACGGCAACCGCCCGGACAACCAACCACAACCACCAACCGCACCGACCGGACAGGAGACCGAAAGATGTACGCATCCATCAGGACCACCGACAGCCGCCCCGCCGAGCGGCTGCCCATCATGCCCGACGCCGCGCACGGTGTGCGGCTGGTCGGCACCTGCGGCAGCGTCGCCCACATCGCCCACGCCGCGCACGTCGGCGGCCGGGTGCAGGTGGTCGCGACCGTCACCGGGCCGGCGGTGCAGGCCGCCCGGCAGAACGCCGCGTACGGGTTCGCGTCGCTCGATTGGTTGGCGAGGGTGTGCGCGCCCGCCTGGCTGGACGCGTGCGGGCTGGCGGAGATGGCCCGCATTCTGCGGGAGCTGGCGCCGCTGGCCGACGGGAACGCCGCACGGGCGGCCGGTGAGACGCTGCGCGCCGCGCAGAACGCCGCGTATCAGGCTGCGGGCATCGTGGTGTGCACCGAGGTCGGCGCGGATGTGATCGGCGTGGTCGACCGCAGCGGGGCGGGTGTCGCGAACGGTGCCGCTTTCCACGCGGTGGGGCGGGAGCACGCGCACCCCGACGCGGAGGCGGTCGGCGCTGCCGCCTCCTACGCCTACACGGTGTGCCAGTACGCCGCGCACGCCACGGCCGAGCGGAAGCGTTACGCGGTGGTGCGGCGTGTTTCCGCGTCGGGGGTGCCGCTGCCGGAGCCGGCGACGTCCGCCGAGGTGGTGGAGGCGGTGCGGCGGGAGTTCGGCGCGCGGCGTGTCGAGCAGGTGGAGACGGTGGCGGGTGGGACGGCCGCGCAGGTGGTCGTGTGGTTCGACCCGGCCGATGTGGTGACGGTGGCACGTGCCGGGCGGCATGAGGTGACGTTGACGCCTGCCGACCTGGCCGCCGGCACCCGCCCGCGGGCGTGGGATGGGGTGCGGGTGTGGTGTGAGGACACGACCGGCGCGCGGACGGTGGCTCGGTTCGTGGCCGAGCAGGTCGACCGGCTCGGCTGCGGGTGCTGGCGGTTGCGGGGCGAGCGTCCCGGCCCGTACCTGCCGGGCGTGTGGGACGGCATGGAGGTGTTGACGGGGTGCGCCGTGCACCCGTGCGGCATCCTCGGCCCGGGGGCGACGGCGTGCACGCTGGCCAACCCGTTGGCCGAGGTGGCGCCCGCGCCCGCACCGGTTAGCCCGTTCGCCGACCTGGCCGCCGCCCGCATCGCGTAGGCGCCGGACGCCACCCCCGCGGCCGGTGCTGTACCGGGTACCGGCCGGCGGGGCAACCGCCCGGAACCAACCACAACCACCAACCAACCACCGAACCGACCAGACAGGAGGGCCGACCAATGGCCAGCACCGCCCACACCCACACCCCCGCCGACGCCGCCGACGATTGGGAGCCGACCTACTCGCCGTGGCGTCACGGCGGGTGGTACGTGACCAACGTCCGGTATCCGTCCGGCGCGTCCGGGTGCGTCAGCCGCAATTACCCCGACCGCAAATGGCGGATCGTGTGCGATTCGCGCCCGTTCGAGCAGGCGCCGACGTTCCCGAACCGGGACGCCGCCGCCCGCGCCGAGCGTGACCTGATCAGGGCCGCCGCCGAGCCGGAGCCGGTCGCCGAGCTGGCCGAGCCGGGCGGGTACGGATCCGCCGACGCGTACGCGGTTGGCGACCGGGTGGGTGTGCGGTGGGGGTGGCAGGGCACCGAGTCGGCCGGCGTTGTCGCCGAGGTGACCCACGCGCCCGACGGCGACGTGGTGTACACGGTGAACCGGGCCGCCCTCGGGCCCGCCTACGTGGGGCCGGAGAGCATGCGCCCCGACACCACCCCGGCACCGGAGGTCGGGCAGGTGTGGGTGTGCGACTCGCCCGCGGTGTCGGCGACCGTGCACGGGGTGCAGCCGGGCGGGCTGATCGCCGAGACGGACCGGGGGTCGGTGATCCTGTCCGCGCCGCACTGGCGGCTTGCCGAGCCCGGCGAGGTGGGCGAGCCGGCGACGGAGCCGGCGGCCGAGACGGCGGCGGGCGTGTTCGCCGACCTGCTGGCGGCGCGTCGGTAGTGGACGGTCGGCCAGCCCGGCGCGGTGTCGGGCTGGCCGGTTGTGCCAGGTCAACCCATCCCGTAACATTGCCCGTAGAGTACGGGCAGAGATTCTAGGGGGAATAGTGCTCACCATCACCCACACCCACGCCGACGGCACCACCCTCGCCGGATCTCGCAAGGGTGACGGCGTATGGGAAATCTGCAAGGCCAACGGTTGGGCTTTCAGCCGGCACGTCGGCATCTACCTCCGGCAGAGCCGCGACAAGGACGCCAACCGCGCCCGCATCAACCGCACCGCCGACGCACTGCGCGACGCCGGACACGACGTGACCGTGAACATCGACAACACCCCCCGCACCACTGCCGAGCGGGAAGCCGACCGCGCCGAGCGCGCCGACCGGCGGGCCGACCGGTACGCCGAGCGTGCCGGGAAGGCCGCCGCCGAGTCGTCGGCGCGGCGGGCCGCCGCCGACGCGATCAGCGACCACATGCCTTTCGGGGAGCCCATCAAGATCGGGCACCACTCCGAGCGGAAGCACCGGCGGGCGTTCGAGAAGATCCACGCCCACACCCAGAAGTCATGGGAGGCGGCCGACAAGGCGCGCGAGTTGTCCCACCGCGCCGAGGCGGTCGGACACAACCTGGCCCACCGGCAGGATCCCCGGGTGACCATGCGGCGTATCGAACGGTTGGAGGTGGAGCGGCGGAAGTTGGAGCGCGACTACGGGGAGCGCGCCGCCAGCAAGGTGGCACGGCTGACCGAGGAAATTGAGCACTGGCGGGCAGAGCTGGGGAAGTTGGCCGAGTCGGGCGAGTTCGTGCCGTGGGGGCCGGAGCACTTCCGCAAGGGTGACTTGGTGAACGTGCGCGGCGTCTGGTATCCGGTAGTCCGGGTCAACCGTAAGAGCGTCAGTGTGCCGCCGCTGATCGGGCTGGGGCAGCCGAACGGTGCCGACGGTCAGCCGTGGTCGTGGACGGATACCGTGCCGTGGGACGACCTCGGCGGCCGGCGGCGCGACGGCATGCAGCTCGACACACCGAACGGCGAGGCGTGGCCCGTCGACCTGGCGCGCAAGGTGGCCCGCTGGGAGGACTTGGCCCGGTGGATCGACCGTGACGGGCACGACGACGCGTCGCGGCGTGAGGCGCAGCACGTGCGGTGGGCGCAGCGCATCGCCCACGGGTTGGACCTGGGCGCCGCGCGGTCGGAGGTGGAGGCGTTCCAGCCGCACCCCGACGACACCGACACCCGCCGAGCGTTGGCCGCCGCCTATGTGGACATCTTCGACCGGCTGACCGCCGGGGAGTTGGTGCCGGACATCCGGGCCAGCCTGCCGGCCATGCCGGAGGTGGAACCCGCGTGGACGATGCCGGAGGGTGAGCCGGAGCGGCTGCACGTTCGGGACGTGCAGCCGGGCGACATCGTCGCCGGGTGGTGGGATCGGGGTTTCGCTGGCATGGGCGAACGGCTGCTGCGCGGGTTCTGCGGCCCGGTCGCCGAGGTGATCCCCCACGACGGGCCCGACTACTCCGGGGAGCGGTTCATCGGGTGGTGGGCGGTCATCCTGGCCGACGGCACGCGGCGGGAGTTCAAGCCGTGGCAGCCGCTGGCCGTGCACCGCGCCGAGTTGCCGGCCTCCCCCACCGAGCCGGAAAGCATGCCGGAGCCTGCCGCAGAGGCAGCCGAGCCGGTCAACGCACCCGGACCCGTCACCGAGCCGGAGACGGTCGTTGAGGTGCAGCCGGAGACGACGGCCGTCGAGCGGTGGGAAAGGCTCGTCGCCTCCTGCATCGCGGACACGAACAAGCGAAACCAGAAGGCACGCACACAGCGTATGAGCATCGCCAGGCGGCGGGTCTGCGGCGTCCCGGATGACTACGTGGGTGCCGACTTCACCGACCGGCACCCGGGCGCGTACGAGGAGAAAGCCGCCGCGTACCTGGCCGCGTATGCCGCGCTACTCGCCGCCGACGGCGCCGAGCGCACCCACCCGGCCGAGCCGGAGCCGACGCCCGATGTCGCCCCGCCGCCCGCCGTTGTCACCGAGCCGAAGGCGGCCCCGGTCGCGCCGCTGGACGTGTTCGCTGACCTGCTCGCCGCCCGCCGGCGTGCGGCCTAACCTGACCTCCGCCACAACCAGCCGACAGGAGCACCACCGATGCCACGCCGAGAGCCGATCACCTACCCGAGCACCCTGCCGGACCCGCGGCGCGGGTACCTGCTCGCCGCGCACGTCGCGGCCCTGTTCACCGCCGTTGACCGGGAGAACAACCCCGACGCGCCCGTCATCAGTCCCGCGACCGTGCTCGACGCTGTCCGCAAGTCCCGTCCGGGTGGCCGGTACGCGCACCGGCCGCTGCGCCCGCCGTCGGGCTACGTGGGGCTGCCGCCCGGCCAGGTGCCGGAGTTCCGCAGCGGGTCCGCGGTGCCGTACTGGGCGCCGTGGGCGGACGGGGAAACCCTGGCCGATGTGGAGGCCGAGCTGATCGCGTGGCGGCGCGGCATGACCGGTCGTGGTGTCGGCGGTGGGCGCCCCCGCAAGACCGGCACCGCGGGTGGTGCGCGGTGAGTGGGGCGCGGCTGTGGGTGGCGTTGGGGGTGTTCCTGGCGGTCGGGGCGTGTTCGGGCACCAACCTGATCGGGTGGGCGTTCGCCACGGCGATCGGGGTGGGTGTGTTGGCGTCGGGTAAGCCGGTCCGGCGCTACCGCCGCTGACCGTACCCGGCATGCCGGCCGTTCGGCCCCCACCGTTTCGCCTGGTGGGGGCCGATGTCGTACCGGTGGCCGACGGTCGACCGCACCGACGATCATGAATGATTGTCGGGAAGCAGCTTGCCGGGGGGACTTTCATGCGGGCAGACATCTGGTGGTCGGCGATCACCGCGGCGGTGAGCGCCGCGCGTCGGCGCACCCCGGCGCAGGAGGAAGCGTTGCAGGCGGAGCGGGCGCGCGGCGTGGACCGGCTCGCCCGTGAGGTGGTGCGCCGTGACCGGGCGGGCCAGCGGAGCGTCGGGCCGGACGGGGCCGGGCTGCCTAGTCCGTCACCTGCACCAGGTCGTCTAGGTCGGATTCTGGCACCTGCACGCGGCCGGGCACGCCGCTGATCTCTACCCCGTAGAAGCCTTTCCCTGCTGGCACGTCGGCGACTTTGAACGTGAACTGGCAGGACTGGGCGCGTTCGGCGTCGTCGGGGTTCATCATCACCGAGCCGGCGTCGAGGGCACCTATGCCGACGGTCGCGCCGGTGTTGTCGGTGACGATGACGCGGGTGCCTGCGGTGACGTCGGCGAGGGTTTCGCGTCCCCAGCATCCCTCGCCGGGGTTCCACGCGAAGTTCGGCAAGCCGATGGTGAGGGTGCCGCGTACCAGGTGGGGTTGGGGGGCGCGGCTGCTGGTGGGGGCGCTGGCGGGTGCGGGTGGGTTGCTGTTGTCGCTGCCGCAGGCGGTGAGGGTGGCGGCGGCGGTGAGGGTGAGGACTGCGGCGGCGTGGCGGGCGGCGACCATGTGGTGACGGTACCGGCAAACGTCAATGCCTACGGACACTGTCGCGGGGGTGTCGCGCTGTCTACACCAGAACGGCCCCGCCGACGTGGGCGGGGCCGTTCTGTCGGGTGGAGGAATGTCAGATGGTGCTGGCGGACGGACGGTCGAACTCGCCGGACTTCGCGCCCGCGATGAACGCGTCCCACTCACCCGGCCGCCACGTGTGCACGGCACCGCCGGGGTTCTTGCTGTCGCGGGTCTGCACCACACCGCCGTCGAGGAACTGCACCTCCACGCAGTTGTCGCAGTTCGGGCCGGACTTGCTCGACTTGAACCACTGGCCGAGCGGGCGCTGGTCGGTCGTCACGGGACTTCTCCTTCGGGCTGGCCGGCGGTCGGGTTGCCGCCGGTTGACGTGGCGGGGGTGAGCGGCGGGCCGAGGTGGTACACGTCGTGGGCGATCAGCTCGGCCAGCGCCGCCGCCCGTTCCCAGCATCGGCCGCGGGTGCCGCAGCGGGGGCAGCGGCCGTCGCGTTGCTGATGCTCGGCGAGGATGCGCCACCAGTCGTTCACCTGGGCGCGGGTGGGGGCGCTCATCGGGCACCTGCCAGGTTCGCGCGGATCGCGTGCACGGCGACACGCGCCTCGAAGCACCAGCCAGCGGCGCAGTCGGGTTCGGGGCCTCCACACACGTGCCCGCGCACCCACACCATGCCGGCGACGGCCTGTGTGAACACGGCGACGGTCCACACGAGTTCGTCGCGGCCGGTCGGGTTGGGGTGGATTTCGCCGCCGAGCAGGTGCAGGCGGGTGCCGGCCGGCACGTTCAGGTCGACGGTCACCGCTGCCCCCGCGGGTGGCGGCGGGACTGGTTGCGGCTGATCCGGTTCCTGGATGCGCCGGCGGCGAAGTCACGCCGGTTGTCCAGTCGGGACCTGTCGTTGCTGTTGTCGGCGGGGGGTGGGTCGGCGGTGACGCGCACCGTCCGGTTGTTGTGCTGCCTCCACCTGTCGTCCACACCGACCCCCTCAAGGTGGGATGGGGGTGTGGCGGCTGGGGGGCTGGGGTCCGCCAGCCGCCACACTCACGTCGGCGGCGGCGACCCGCGACTACTGTCCACGATCCGCCGCGCCTCTACCCTGACCCTAGGAGCATGTCGGTACAAGTTGCGTAACAGGCTGTTACACCTGGTGGTGGTCGGGGTCGAGGGGGTCGACACCCATGCGCACGGCGAGGTCACGCAGTTCGTCGGAGCCGCCGCGGCGGGCGTCGCGCACCAGCTGGGCGACGATTTCGCGCACTGTCGTGCGGGACCGCAGTTCCGGGCCGGACACTTCGTCGGCGGCCAGGAATCGGCGCACCGCCTGCTCGGGCTCCCCTGCCGCGTAGTGGCCGCGGCCAGCGTCGATGTGGAGGCGGGCGAGCCGGTTGGCGGTGCGCAGCTGGGTGCGGTCGACACGGCGCGCGTACTCGGGTGCCCGCTCCGGTTCGCCGTTCTCGACGGCCACACCAACCCGCCACACAGCCACGTTGGCGGGGCTCCACTCCATGCGCCACGGGTCGGAGGTGGTGCGTGTCGCCGTTGCCTCCGCTTCGGCGAGGTGGGTGGCTACGTCGGTGGTGCGGCCGAGGGACGCGGCGGACAGTGCGGCGTGCAGGTGCAGCATGCCGTACCAGCTGAGGTGGTCGTCGCCGCCGCTGTCGCCGAGTTGCGCGGCGGCGGTCGCGGCGGTGTGCAGGGAGCGGCGTTGCCCGCCGGAGGTCCCGGATGACAGGGCGGTTTGCGCGGCGGCGAAGCGGGCGGCGGCGAGCTCGACGGGCCGGTCGAGTAGGCGTGCGGCGAGTTCGGCGCGTTCGGACAGCCGGGCGGACAGGTCGACGTAGCCGAACGGTTTGATGGTTAGCGCGGCGCACACGGCGGCACGCACGAACAGGGCGAGGCCGGCGGGGTTGTCGCTGTCGGCGAGGCGGCGGGTGTCGGCGATGAGGCTGGGCAGGATTCGGGCGAGGGCCGGGTAGTCGCACATCATGCGGGCGCGCATCGCCTGGTCGACGCCAGCAGTGAGCTGGTCGACGTGTAGGGGGTGGAGGGTGTCGGGTTCGTCATCGAGGGCGCCGCGCAGGTTGGGTACGGCGGAGTAGACGGCGAGTTCGTCGCGGGATCGGGGCCGGTCGGGTTGGCCGGTGAGGTCGTTCACGCTCACTCCGAGGGCGGTGGCGAGTGCGATGAGGAGGGACCGTTTGGTGACGATCCGCGAACCGTTTTCGATCATTGAGATGTACTCGCGGGAGTATCCGACGCGGTCGGCTAGCTCCAACTGGGTGAGGCCGGCGATGTCACGCCAGCGGGCGACCCGTAGGCCGATGTAGTCGGTGCGTGCCATGGTGGTGCCCTCCTGCCCGAGGGGTGGATTGTGGTGCCGACCGTTCCTGCCCAAACGCCAGCCGGTCACATCGACCGTACTCGGCGTGTTCGTGCGCTGCTAGAATTGGGAGACGTTGCGACGTAGTGAAGGCCCGGCCTGCCCGCCGGGCCTTCACCGTGTCTGGGGAGCTCGTGTAGCGGATGCGTGTCTAGGTCACAGACCGCCAGCGTCGATCAGCCAGAGCTGCCCGCCGTTGGCGTGGACGTTGCCGTTCGGGTTGAAATCCGCCGCACCTTCCAGGATCGGGTACGGGCGCGGCACGCTGCCGTCGTCGGGCAGGTAGGGCATCGCCACCACCGTGCAGGCGATCGTGTCGCCGTACCCGTCGGGGACGGTCACCTCGTGAAGGGTCGCGCGGGGAGCATGGTCAACTCCCCGGGCGCGCAGCTCGGCTAGCGTACATACCTCCTGCCGGTTCGCCCCGTCGTCGCCCATCTTGTAGACGGTGCCGGTGTTGTGGTCGACGTACACGGTCCGCTGCGAACCTTGGCCGATGTGCTCGCATCTGTCGGGTAGCCAGTCGGCGAGCCCGTGGTGGTAGTGGGCGATCCGATCGGCGGTTCCCTGGTCGCCCACGCCGGTCATGACGGATCCCCCGCCGTGCTGGACGCGTAGACGATTGCGAGCCCCAACACCTCCTGGGCTACGCGTGCGATGACCGCGCGGTGCCACGACGCCGGCCAGTCAAGCTGCGGGTGCGCCGCCCGGTAGTCGGCGTCGCTGCGGTAGGTGACCACCGCCAGGTCTGTGTCGTTGCTGGCGAGCAGGTTCTCGACCACGGCCCCAACGAAAGCGGTGGTCTCAGCTTCCAGGCTTTCGATGGCGAGGCGCACCCCGTCGGGGATCGGGTACTTGCCCTGCTCCCAATGGCGAACGGTTCGGGCGGACACCCCGAGGTGCCCGGCGAGCCAGTCGCCGGTGAGGCCGAGGTATTCGCGGACGACCCGGAACTCGGCGTCGGTCATGCGTTCGTCCTCGGGCATGTTGGGCGGGTCGGTGTAGGTGGTCACGGTGCGACTCCAAGAGGTGCGGCGCGGACCCCGGGGTGGTCGGGGCCGCGCCGTCAGGGGGGAGGTGGAAACTAGGCGCGCTCGACCTCGGCGTAGTAGGCGTTCTGGCTGGGCTCCCAGTCGCCGCTGCGGTTCCATCCGTTATCGCGAAGAACGCGGTCGGCGTCGGCGAGGGCGGCCTTGATGTCGCCGTCGGTGCGGACGTTGGTGTCCACCGCATCCATTGCCAACTTGTCGGTCAGGCCGTACTCGGGGACGTCGTTGCCGTCGCGGCCCTCCCGGTAGCTGACGATTTCACTTTCGATGACGCTGACGTCGCAGTAGTCGCCGGAGACAACGTCGGAGGCGTTGGCGAGGGCAGCAACAAACTTGGTCATGGCCGGTTCCTTCCGGTGGGATCTGGGGCTGTTCCCCTGACCTGACACCCACACCATAGCTTCCTATTTTAGGAAGCACAAGGATGGTGGGTTGGCATCCGGGAACGACTCGTCCTCAACCCCGGCCGCGAGCCGGTCCAGAACGGCTGACCGCTGCGCCGCCTCGGCGAGGCTCATCTCGCCGCGCAGCGCCACACGGTACGGCCCGAGGTGACGTGTCACGATGACCGTCACCCCGGGCCGCAGCGGATGCTCAACCTCCACAAGCGGGAGGCTAACCGATACGCAGGTCCCCCACGATCACGTCAGCCTGCATGCCGACACGAGCGTTGCCCTCGCGGATGTTCTCCACCTGCACGTCGCCGGGCTCCGGCGGCACCTCGGCACGCTCACGGCGCTCACTGCTGCCGCCCACATAACCGACCTGCACGGCCGCCCGGTCCCCGTCGGATGCGATGTTCACGGTCATCCTGTCTCCTCTCGATGTGATGTCACGGGCGGCTGTTCGCCAGCCCTCGGCTTTCCTGGTCGGCGCGCAGCCAGTCGTCGGCGCACACCGACGCCTCCCCCAGCCCGTCCGCCCACGCACGTACCCGCCATCCGCGCAGCCGGCGGTAGGAGGGGGCGGCGCGGATCATGAGCCGGGCCATCCCGGTCTCGGCGGCCTGCTCGGCGGTGGTCGCGAACGGGTCCGACAGGGTGTCGGCGATCTGCACTGTGCCGTGCGGGTCGGTGGCTTCCCACCGCCACACGGTCACCGTCGTCTCCCCCGCCTGCGGCGCCGCGTGCCGGGCATCCGCAGCCCTGCGATCGTGCAGGCGGCGCAGGCCACGTACACGGCGCCGTCCCACCACGTCGCCTGCGGCAGCGACCCCACCCAGGCGACCGCCACCACGGCCAGCAGCAGCCACCACGCGGCCGGCTGACGGGCCAGCCACCAGCCGCGGCCCGCCCAGCCCACGCCGCCGGTCGCCTGAACGTCCACGCGCCCGCTGGCGGGCTGCCAGCCCGGCTCGCGAACCTGCCGGTGCTGCCTGGCCCGCCACACCTCGATCCGGTGCGGGTTGTCGAGGTTGTGCTCGTAGTTGTATACGGGCCGCTGAGCGGGCTGGCCGGGCACCAGCACCGCCCCGTGACGGATGTAGTGCCGCTCCCGCGCGTCCAACTCGGCCTGCGTCCACAGGCCCTCCTCGATCACCCACGAGCCGCCGCAGATCGTGTCCCCGAACGGCTGGTCGGCGCGGTGCTGGTCCTCGCGCTGCTTGACTGTTTGCACGGACTGGCCGATGTAGCCGACCACCGGCGGGGCGCCCGGGATAATGCGGCCGTCCCGGTCGACGGGCAGGGTGGGGATGCCGTACACGACACTCCACCGCCGCTCCCCCGCGGGCCGGCGGGGGCGCGGCACCCGCGGGCGGGTGGGCGCGCTCACCGGGCCGCTCCCGCGTCGAACAGGGTGGCCGCCAACCCAGGCACCTCGTACAGGCCGTTCTTGACCCGGCGCAGCTTCCCGTCCGCCACAAGATCGGTGAGGGCCTTGTCGCGGGTGCCGTCTTTCATCTGCTCCGCCATCCCGGCGAGCTGCGCGATGAGTTGGTCCTTCGTGACCAGGCCGCGGTCGTTCGCGGCCTTGGTCGCGGCCTCCAGCACCACCTCCCGGGACACGCGCGCGTTGCGCTGCGCCTCGGGCGACGGCGGCGCCGGCTCGCGTAGCGCCTGCGGGGTGACCTGCGTAACCGCGGCGGCCTCCAGCAGTTCGAGGGCCTTGCCGCCGGACAGCAGGTCCGCGTCGGAGCGACCCGCGGCGAGCAGCAGCGCGGCCCGTTCCTTCCGGTCGCCCCACAGCGGCCCCGACTCCTGCTGCGCCTCCGGCCCGAACACCCCCGGCGTCAGCGTCGACTGGCCTTCCCCGTCGACCAGCCACACCCCCATGTCCTCGCCGGTGAAGTCGGCGCGGCCATACACGTCACGGCCGTTGACGCCCTGCACGAACATCAGCCCGGCGGTGGTCTCACCAGCCGCGCACGTGTTCGCACCCCAGACCGACGGCAGCTCGGTCGGGTCGACCGGGCAGTCGCCGTCGACAGCGGACCGGCCGGCGATGTCAGTCATCGCCCGGAAGATCAGCGTCTGACCAGCCTTCAACTGCTCCTTGATGTAGGTGGAGCCGCCCAGGTTGTAGGCGGCGGGAATCTGGGTAATCAGCCGCATCTTGATGCCGCATTTGCGGCCCATCCCGACCAGCTTCTCCACCAGTTCCAGGATGATCGGGTCATCGATGTACGACTGGACTTCGTCCAGGGTGATGACCAGCAGCGGCATCGCCCGGGTGGGCTGCCACGTCTTGATGTTGTTCGCTGACAGTTCGTCGTTGCGGCGCAGCATTTCCTTCAACGCCGCCAGCAGCATCAGCTTGATCTCGGAGGTGTCGCGGGCGAACCAGTCGACGGCGTTTTTCAACTGCCCGTACGACTGCCCGCCCTGCGGGTCACCCACCCAGTCGAGCACGAGACCGTCGGAGTGCAGGGACGCGAGCAGCAGCTGCGCGACGAGCTCGGACTTGCCGGAGCCGGTGCACCCGGAGATCAGGTCGTGGGCGGCACCCTGCTTCGTCCACCACTGGTACCAGATGTCGCGGCCGTCATCGAACCGGCCGATGCGGGACCGGCCGCGCCGCCAGTCGTTCGCGGCCTTCGGTCCCGGCCAGATTTTCGTTTCGGCGAGCAGGTTGTCCGGCTGTACCCGCAGCCAGCCGATGGACAGGTCGGACTCGTCGGCGTTGAACGACACGTCGGCGTAGGTGCAGCCGTAGGCGGCGGCGATCCGGCCGAGCAGGTTGGGGCGGGACTCGCGCATGTTGATGGAGCCGGGGATCTTCGCGACGACCTTCGCCGTCCAGTTCGGCAGCCGGGTGCGGGAGTGCGCGCCCACCTCGCAGGCGGGCATCTGCTGGTAGTCGACCAGTTCGGTGCCGGCGAGCGGCCCGCCGGCGCAGCCTATGAGCATCGTCCACGTGGTGACGGCACGCAGCCGCACCGGGTCGGGGTTGTCGACCGGCTTGACGTCGTCGGCTGGGGTGACCTGCACAGGTGCGGGCGCGGGCGGCTGGGCGCGGCGTTCTTCGGCGGCGACCCACCAGCCGCGCATGCCGACGGCCCAGCGGACCATGCCGGCAGCGGCGACGATCCGGCCCGGCCAGGTGGCGAGGTCGGTGGCGGTGAGAGCGGTGGCCCACAGTCCGGTCTCGGCGGCGACGGCCGCGTCGCGTCGCGCCTGGCGGGCGATGGCGCGCACCCGCTTGCCGGTGCGCTGGCCCATCTCGATGCGGTTACGTGCCACCGCACGCTTGGTGAGGGTGCGCTTGCGCAGCAGGTAGGTGACGCCGGCGGCGGCGGGCGCGGCCAGCAGCGTCCCGGTCGGCGACACCAGGGCGAGGTGCGCGGCGGTGTCGGCGGCGGCGGCCAGGGCAGGCAGCGCCCACGGGGCGGCCGAGTCGCTGTGCAGCCGCTTCGCCTCCCCCACCACAGCGGCAAGGCGGGTGCGCTTCGACGGCGGCGGCGTCAGCTTCTCGCCGTGCCGCTGGCAGAACTGCTCCTCCCCAGGCAGCATCCACGCGAACTCGGTGCAGCGTTCTTTGCCGCCGCCGTTGAGGTTGCGCATCTTCGAGCACTGGTGCCGCACGTGCGCGGTCAGGTGGTCGTCGGCGTCGACCGGCACCGGGTACGGCATGCGCTTGCGCCGGTCGTCGGTCGGGTCGATGTACCAGGTCTGCATCTTCGCCGCCCCCACCGGCACCGGCGTGGGGGCGGGCTTGGCTGCGGGGCCGCTGGTGGGCAGCGGCGCCGGCCGGTGCGTCGTCACTGCCACGGCGTCCTCCTTCTTCTTCGATCTGTTAGTCGCGAACCGTGACGGTTTGGCCGCACTCGCCGCACATTGCCTCGGTCTTCTCCGAGTCGCTGACCATGCGCAGCCAATCGGTTTCATTGCCGCACGGGCATCGCAGCGTTTTGTCGCCACGGCGGACACCGCCGTCGCCAAACACCGCACCGAATGAGAACCCACTCATGTCGGGTTCGCTTCTCAGCTGTTGATGCGGTCGAAGGCGCGGGCGACGTTGCCGAGCAACGGTTCCACCTCGGCGGTGCACGCCTTGGCGTTCGCGGTCGCCGCGGCGGCGGCCTCCGCGGCGGCGGCGGTGTTCGCCACGACCTGCGACCGGCCGGACATCTGCACGGTGCCGAGAGTCTGCTCGCCGAGGGAGTAGATCCGGCTGCGCAGCCGGTTCAGCTTGGCGATGTACTCCTCGGTGGCCTGGTTCATTGCGGCCTGGATGGCGCGGGCCTCGGCGGCGCCGGACACGACGCCGGTGACGGCCTGCTGGGCGATGGCGTTGGACATGGTTCCTCCTGCGGTGATCGCCGCGGGTGCGGCGGTCGGCTGGTTGCGGGTGGGGCGGATCAGGTCGCCGACGGTGGCGTCTACCCGGATTGGGTCGCGGGGCGTGGCGTTGCTCGGTGCGGTGGGTGCGTCGCGCGTCCATCCGCTGTGCATGCCGTCGTGCGTGCCGCGGGCGCCGCCGGCAACGTAGAAGTCGTCGTCGTGGACAGTGCTGGACGTCCACCGTTCGCCGCTGTCCGGGCCGGCAGTGTGCGGCTCGGACGGCGGCGTGGTGCCTGTGTCTCCGCTTCCGCCGGTGTCGGGGGTGGTCCCGCCGGTGGTGGTGACAGGTGGGACGACGTCGGCGGGCGGGCGGGTGCGCCACTGCTCGGCGCGGCGGGTCACCTCGTCGTCCATGCGTGAGGCGAGGCGTTCCTGCCACGACAGCGCCTCGCCGGCGGCTTCCTTGTCGAGGCGGGCGGCGCGGCGGCGGGTGGCTTTGATGTCCTCGTCCAGCCAGAAGTCCCGCCACCGGTTGCCCACGTATTGGCGCAGCGGCCCTCCCGTCGCCGGGTCGACACCGGCGTCGATGAGGCGCTGCCGTCGGGCGGCGGCGGCCGGGGACTCCTCCCCACGCTTGGCGGCCCGCCACTCCTCGGCCAGCTCCCCCGCCCACTGCGGGGACCGCTGCAACATGCCGTAGATGGCGAGGATCGTCACGGCGATGGAGATGGGGTCCACCGGTCACATCCCCAGGAAGGCGCGCAGCCCGGTGATGACGCCGTCGAACGGGGTGAGCAGCGCGTCGTACATGACGCCGAGGTTCCCGCCGGTGACCCGCATCAGCGTCGGGGCGAGGCAGATGAGGATGAACGCCGGCCAGTCGGGACGCCGGTCGGCGATGTCCACGATGATGAACAGGATCGCGGCGAGGGAAGCGATGGCCGCTCCGCCGGAGCTGAGTCCGACGGCGTTGCCGAACTCGCTGGACATGCCCACCCCGCCGAGCAGCGCCCCACCCCAGGCGATCCAGGAGAAGACCTTCGACACCTTCTGGTTCTTGAGCCGCTTGGAGATCAGGTACTGGGCGGTGATGGCGATGATGACGAGGCCGAAGCCGATACCGACGTTGAACATGGCAGTCACCCCTTTCCGAGGGTGAAGGTGGCGGCGAACGCCGCGAGGACGAGGTAGAAGGCCCACCGACGGGTGGGGCGGGCGGCGAGCCACCGCAGCGGCCCAGTCAGGAACGTGGGGGCGACGGCGATGACCGCGAACATCAGCAGCCGGTCCGTCCAGTTGGACACCTGCCAGGCGGCACGCAGCGGCCCGGCGTTCGCGGGGATCCGCTTCGTGTCGACTGCGGAGGCCGCCCACAGGCCGGACAGGGAGGCGGGGCGGGCGGTCCACGCCCACCACGAGCAGCAGCCGGCCCGCACCGCCGACCACGCCTTGCTGAAACTCAGCGTGACCGGTACTCTCGCGCCCGCGCGCGCGGGCGCGGGCGGGCTGTCCAACTTGGGAACCCGCCCGTTGATGGGGGATCGAATTTCACGCTCGGTGACAGTCGTGGTCATCGGGCTGCCTCCTTCCTGGCCTCGGTCAGTTCCGTAATCCGGTCGCGGACCATGACGGTCGCGGCCTCCAGTTGGGTGGGTCCGGCGTGGAACGCCTCCGCCACCAGCCAGTGGCAGTACGCCCACAGCTTCTGCTTCGGTGTTTCCGCCTCCGCGACGCGAGTGGAATGCCAATCACGCCGGTTGACCTCGGGTTTCGTGGACCGGCCAGCCATCAGAAACCCCCCGTGGCGGGCATCGCCCACCGGAACAGCACCGGCCCGCGGCCCTTGCCGTCGGTGTCGATGTCGCGGAACTCCAGGTGGAACCGGTGTGCCTCGGAGCGGTGGGCGCCCGCCCGTAGCGCCGACCCGAGCAGGTGCCGGTTCAGCGTGTCGGCGGTGGCGTCGCCGTCGGCGAGGTCGACGCTGGTCAGGAACGGCTCCATCCCGCGCACCTCCCGCCCGTCTTTGAACACCCGAAGTTCGTAGATTTTCGATGACATCGCAGTCTCGAATCCTTTGCGTTTGTGCTGGTCAGGGGGTTGCGGCGGGGTCACCGTCGTAGGGTTCGTCGGTGTCGGCGTACACCCACTTGCGGCCCTCTCTGGTGACGGCCCAGCGGAGCAGCATCGCGGCGAGCACCAGGGCGACGGTGACGCCGATGAGGGTGTTGTTGAGCAGCGTGGAGTGGCTGTACGCGTGGGCGAACGCGGCGGCGGTGCCGATGACGCCGGCCCCAATGACGGACGCGTCGTAGGCGTCCTGCGTGCGGTCGCGGTGGACATCCGCCTCGTTGAGGACGACCGGGTTGGTGGCCTCATCGAAGTAGATGTGGATCTCGGGAAGGTCGGTGGCCGCCGCGGTGGTGGTGCGGGCAGGCAGGTGGTCAACGCTCATCGGTCTCCTCCTCGGGGTCGGACAGGATCGGCATGTTCTTCGGGAACGTCTGCCACACCTCGCGCAGGATCGCGGCGGTGTCGTCAGTGACGGCCCGGCGGACGTCACCCGGCAGATGCGTCAGGTCGTGGTGCAGGTCGGTACCTCCGGTGACGGTGACGCCGTCAGGGGTGACGGCGTCAGTGACAGGTGGCGGGGTGACGCTCGGGTGACGGTTCCGCTGGGCGGGGGCGACGGCGTCAGCCACGAACGTCACCCCTCGACGTCACCTCGGCGACGATGCGGTTGTGTTCGGCGAGCAGGATCTGCTCGGCGTCGGCGACCGCGAGTTCGGCGAGCCAGCGGGGCTTGTTGGTGCGGGCCAGGGACTGGGCGCTGCCGACAGCCTTTGCCATCCAGGTGCCAGCCGGGTCCACGCCGAGGGCCATGCACAGCAGCAGGAACACGCGCATGCCCTCCTTCTTTGTGCCGCCTCCGGCGACGATCTGGCGTGCCTTGTCGGCGGCGTAGTCGCAGCGCTGCTCGACGGTCCAGTCCCGCAGGCGGGGGTCGATGAGGTCGTCGGGCAGGGGTCGCACCGCCACGAGGTCGGTGCTGGGCTTCTTAGCGGTGACGGTCCGGGTCGGGGTGACGGTCGGGGTGTCACCGTCAGCGTCGTCGCTGGTGGTGTCGGTGACGGCCCGACCGGTGGTGTCGGTGACGGTGGGGGCCGGCTCGTCGGTGACGGCGTCAGTGGTGACGGCCGGGGTGACGGCGAACGGCGCGGTACGGGTGACGGTCGGGGCGTCAGCCGGGGTGACGGGTACCGGGGCGACGGTGGCGGGCATGCCGGTGACGGCGGGGGCGATGCCGATGACGTGACGGTCCGGGTCGGTGCCAACGGGCGTCATCGGCTGAGGCGTCAGCACGTCACCCGCTGCGGTCGGAAGCAGACCGAGGTCCGTCAGGCGGGGGGCGTCCTGCCACGGCGTCGCCTTGCTCGCGTAGTCCACGATCACACCGATCAGCCAGGCGGTGACGGCGGCGCCGATCGCGCCGACCGAATGGCTCAGTCCCTCACCGAGAGCGGTCAGCTTGTCGCTGTTGCCGGTCCAGCCGCCGAGCATGTTCAGGGCGATGGAGAACAGCAGCGCCCCCCACTTCGCGGCGTCGGCCCGCCAGTCGGTGAGGCCGCCGGACATCTTGAGGACCGACTTGACGACGATGATCGAGGTGGCGACGGCGATCAGAAGCGGCTCGACGGCCCACGCGGTCCACCAGCCCACCGAGCCGGTAGTCAGGTTCAGCAGATGCGCCATGCCAGCCTGCACGCCGGGGGTGCTGATGGCCGCGAAGCCAACCATGACGGGGAAGCCGACAAGCATCGTGTACTTGCGGACCTGCGCGACCCGCAGGGCACGCATCTCCGCCGACCGCTGAATGTCGGCGCGGATCCGGGCGCGCTCACCGGAGCGGGCGGCCCATCGGTGCAGCTGCGCCAACTCGGTGGCTTCGGCGGCATCGCGGGCGCGCTCACGGCGGGCACGCTCAACAGCAGTGGACCATTCGGTGGCGTTGGCAATGGCGACACGATGCTGGACGGTCTGGACGTGCCGGATCTGCTCGTGGCGGCGCTTGACGGCGGTGAACTCGCGGTCGACCGCGAGCTTGCTCCGAAGGTCGTCCACCGTGGCGGCTCGACGTCCTGCCTCCGAGGTCTTCGGGTCGACGGCGGTGTGGTCGGTGTTGTCGATGTTGGGGATTTCGGCCGGCGGGGTCAGGGAAATCCAGCCGTCGCCGACTGCGGCGGGCACATGCCACTGCACCGGCTCTCCCGGGTCGGGGATGAGTGCGACTGGGTTCATGGTCACCGGCTGACACCTCCTGCGATTGGGTGGCACCCCCCATTTGGGCACGCCATGGACAGTAGCACTGGTCGGGCCGATCGGGCTAGTAGGGATCGTCGGGTTTGGCTATGCTGAGCCGGTGTCAGATACCTCGGCGATCCGCCTGCCAGTGCCGATCGCCCCGGTTGCGCCGCTACGATCACGGCCAACGAGGGCGAGGAGGCAACGCGTGGGCGCAGACGACCGGGTGGACCCGCAAGAGCAGGCCGACATCGAGCGGCGGCTGACCGCGGGCGAATGGTTGAAGGTCGGTGAGCTGATGGTGTTGTTTGCCAACCCGAACGGGAAGCCCGCCGGCCGATCCAGCGTCGACCGGTGGCTAACCAACGGCGCCCGCTTCGGCAAGAGACGTCTGCCGATCCGCTACGTCATGGACCCGTCGGGGGAACGCATTGCCCACCCCGAGGATGTCGCCGCTGTGCTCACGGAGGCGCGGAAGATCCGCTCAGCAGACCACCCGGATGGCATCCCGGAACAGGCGTAGCCCAACCGGCAGGCGCAGAGAAGCCACCCACCTGGCAGGTGGATGGCTTCGTCCTTGCTGGCGTCGTAGTCGGTCAGCGGCGACGCCACCAGCGCCGTCGTGCCTCTCCCGGCGTGGATTCGTCGCTAGCCGCCCGCCCCGACGCCTCGCGTCGCTCCCGCCCACGGTCGGCTTCTCGCAGGATCGCCCGCGTCTGATTGTTGCCCGGGTCACCCCCGTTGGCGAGGTAGTGCGCTTCCAGGGACTCGCCCTCGCGGGGCATGCGACCGGCCATACTGGCGGCGTCGGCGATCTGCCGGGCTGTGTCGTTGACCTGCCGCGCAACGTCGTCCACCTCGCCCACGGCGGGCGCATACGCAGACGTGAGTGCCTGCATCTCCTCGCGGTCGAGAACCCGGCCGGATGGCAGGGTGACCTGGCCGCCGAAAAAGTTGGCGCCAGCGAGCATGCGCAGCACAGCCACGTCGCGCGGGTCGAGCTGGTCGTCCACGGGTCAGTCCCGCCACGCGATGGCGAGCACCTGGTCGGCGGCGGCGAGGAACTTCTCCCGCTGTTCGGATCCGTCCACCTTGGCCCCGCCGATGCCCCACGCCATGTCGGCGAGCTTGTCCCACAACTCCGGGTCCGCCCCATCAGCGACCCACAGGTGCTTGGCGACGTCCTCGCGGATCTGCTGCCGATCGGGCCCGTAGTCGAACGCGATGACGTTCTCGGTGCACACTCCGTCGCGGTTCCAGGCGCGGATGACGAGCTGGTCGTCGCGGGCCGGGCCGTCACCGGGCAGCCCGCCGATCATCTCCACCTCGGTCACATCACGGCGCCGCTCGTCCCACCGGTCGCTTACCGACTTGCCAGCGTGGAACTTCTTCCACTCGCCCTTCTCGGTGTCGTTCTCGCCGGTGTACGCGGCGAAGCCGAAGCCGGTCATCAGGCCGGGCTTGAGCAGCACCCGCAAGCCCTTGCCGCGGTCATTGGCCCACGGGTCGAGCCGGTCAACAGTGAGGCCGGCAGTCACCTTCGGTGGACGGTCGACGTAGGTGAACCGGTCGGTGACGGTGATGCGGCGGCCGTGGGACGACAGGTTGCGTACCCGTTCGGCGATGGCGTCGACAGTGTCGAGCGCGACCATGGCGTGCAGGTAGCGCTCGTGGAGTATCCGGTCGGTCGGGTTCATGGGTCACAGCTCCTTGGAGTCGAAGTGGTGAGGGCTGCCTTCGTCGCCGGTCAGCAGTGCGCGGGCAGCGGCTTGAACGGCGTCATCAACAGCACGACCCGTGACCCGCGTGTACGCCTCCGGGAAGGCCGCCTTGAGCTGGGCGACGACGGGCTGCCGGGCGTGGTTGAGGCTGGCGAGGGTGTCCATGCGGTCCAGCCCGTCGCGGGTACGTAGGTCCACGACGGCGCGGACAACCCGCTCGGCGATGTCACCGCGGACCTGGGCGTGCGGCAGGTGCGGCATGAGGGCGTTGTAGGCGGCCCGGAACGCGGCCGGGTCGACCCGGTCAGCCACGGCTGGCCTCCCGGTCCAGGTTGGCGCGCACGATCTTGGTCTTGGCACCGTAGAAGTTGAGTTCGGACCGAAGCCCGGCCGCAGCCAGTTCGTCGCCGTCTGCCTCCGCCTCGGCGAGTCGTTCGAGCAGGTCAGCAATGACTTGGGTGTGGTAGCCGCACACGATGTGGTCGGCGCATCCGCACATGTCAGTTCTCCTGTCCGGTGTTGCCGTCGAGAACCCGGGCGGCCTTCGCGCGGCATGCTGCCGCCTGCTCCTCCGCCGCCGTGGCCTGGGCGCCGACGTTCGCCGCCCGGTCGAGTAGGTGCTGCTGCTGGGAGCGGAGCTGCGCCGCCCACCTTTCGGCGTGTTCCGCCTCGCGGGTCAGGTGCCGTGCCTCGATCGAGTCCACGTCACTTCCCCTGTCCGTTGATGACGGCCAGCAGCGCGTCCGCGCGCCGCAGGTACGGCTCCTGGTTGACGTGGCTGGGCAGGTCCCACTGCCGGGGCGCCCACTCGTCGGTGTGCTCGCTGAGGTACAGGTGCCGGGCGAGACGCTGCCGGGCGTCGCGGTGGATGCCGGCGGCGTCGTCGTACGCGAGTTGCACCGCCTCCCCGCACAGGGCGGTCAACGCCCGCTCCATTTCCCCCACCGGGATGCAGTTCTCCTGCCGCGGGTGCGGGAACGCGGACTCCACGATGGCGCCGACCGCGCGGCCGAGCTTCGCGGGCGTGAGCGGCAGCGTAAGCTCGGTCTGGTCAGCCACGGCGCTGCCCCAGCCCGCGCAGCGCCACCTGGCGCACGTCCCCGACGAACGCCTGCACCCGGCCTGGGTCGCGCGGGGTGTCGAACTGGTCGACCATGCCCAGCAGGTCCCGCAGGGCCTGCTCGGCGAGCGCGAGCCGCGTGTCTTCGGTGGTGTCGTGGGCGGTGAGGGCGGCGCGCACGGCGCACAGCATTCCGGTGGTGTCGGCTGAGCCGGTCGTCCACACGTTCAGTGCGGCCCGCTCCGGCATGGTCAGTTCCTCGTAGCGCTGCACAGTCATGCCCGTTTCCCTTTCGGTGGTGTTGAGCTCGTCCAGGGCTACGGCGACCGTCTCGCTCAGCCGACGCCTCGCCGTGTATCCCGGGCTGACCTGTCCGGAAGGCAGGATCGGGGCGTCTAGCTCTGCGTCGGTGCGTGGTGCGGCCTCACCGGGAGTGGCGAGGCAGTCGCATGAGACGCATCCCTGGATCAGGTTGTGGGTGTACTGGTCGTGCCGGCAGAAACGGCACGCCCACTTGCCGGTCAGGTCGATGTCAGCCATGGTCGGGTTCCTCCACGATCTGGGCTCCCTCGTCCAGCAGGTGAGCCATGCGCTCGTCGCCGAACTCGCAGCCGGTCTCCGTGGTCCACGGAAACGGCTCCCGCCGGGACTCGTGGGTCTTGCGGTAGCGGTCGCCGTCGCACTCGATGACGGTGCCGACCGGCATCAAGGCGGTGCGGTGAGGTCTCGGCATCTCACACCTCCTCGGTCTCGTAAACCTGCTCAACGTCTGTGGCCCCGGCGATCAGCGGGCCGCGACCCAACGCTGCCTCCTGCCGCTCGATTTCCTCGATGGCGGCTACGCCGGTGGCGGCGCGGACGGTGCCGATGACCCGGTTGTGGGCGGGAAGCGCATAGGTGACGCGCCACAGCGGAGTGGGTGGCATGGTCACTTCTCCTTCGCATCGGCAAGCAGTGCGTCGACTAGGGCGGAGATGCGGGCGGCGTTGGCGGCGCGTTCCTGCCGCACGACCTCACACATGTCGGTGGTTTGCTGCCGGAACCGGTCGACCCCGCTCGGGTCGGTGACCAGCCAGCCGGGGCAGTGGATCGTCGCCAAGCGCCGCTCGTACGCCTGCCCGTCAGGTGCCCAGTGCGGGTACCAGCCGGTGTACGTGATCCGGGTGCCGCCGTCCTCGGTCAGGCCGTGCCCGACGTCAACGTGCTCGTAGGCGATGTTGCTGTTGCCGCTGTCGTCGTCGTACAGGCAGACGCCCTGTGGGAACGGGATCTGCCCCTTGGCGAGGACACGCATGGCGTATTCCTCCGCCGTCTCCAGCGGGTGCTCGTACCGGCCGTACGCCTCCATCAGCGCGGCGATGCGCTCCCGCACGAGCCGGTGCACGGTCGGCGCCCACTGCGACAGCGCGTAGGTCAGTTCGCGGTGCGCGTGAAGCGCTTTGGTGGTTGGCTGCGGCAGATCCATGGATTCTCCTCAATGCGGGGCTGGTGGGGCTGTGGCACCTCCGGCCGCATTCGATGCGGCGCCCCTCACGGCAGGATGCGGAGGCTGTCGGGTCAGGGCTTGAGGTCGTAGTCGATGCACTGCTGCGCGGCTGCCAGGTGGTCGTACACGTCTGCCGGTGACATGAGCGGAAACCTCTCGTGGAGGGTTGCGGCAGCCTTTCCGTCCCGCTGGTTGAGTAGGTCGATCGCGGCGAGAAGTCGTGTCCGGTTCAGGCGCTTGGTCTTCGTGGTGTGGATGAGATGGATGGCGTCGAAGTGCCGCTCGATGGTGGGAATCACGGCGGGTTCTCCCTGTCTGCTTTCAGCGGGCCGGCGTGGAGGGCGGTGAGAAGGCGTGGGGCGTCGCGGTCACTCGGCGGGGATGCCGAGGACGCGGCCGGCGTAGAGCGCGGCGGCCCCGTTGCTGTTCGGGTTGTCGTCGTAGCGGGAGGCGATCAGGTGCAGGATCGCGTCCTCCTGCGTGTGGTGGTACCAGCCGGCGGCCTTGTCGCCGATCACGAACGTCCATCTGACGGTGTCGCCCTGCTCGTCGCTGCCCCGCTTGGTGACCTCTACGAGGTGGTCGTTACCGAGCCGGATGACGTCGGTGACCCGCTCGTCGCTGCGGCGGCGCCGGTCGGACGGGATGACGAGCTCGGCGACCCGCCGGAACTCCTGCTGCTGCTCGGTGATCTGGGCGAGGGCGGCGTCGCGCTGCCGGTCGAGGAACGACGGGCGGGGGCTGTTGTCGGTGTCCGACATCTTGGCTCCTTGCTGGTTGGCGTGGTTGTCCGCACCGGAGACATTACCGTAGGGTCATGTCGGAAGCAATACCCTACGGTGATCCTGCGGAGCCTCTTCGCGCCAACTTCCGCCGACGGGACACCGCCTTGTTCACCGACGCCTCCGACACGCCCAGATCCTTCGCCACCTGGGCGTACGTCGCCGTCCGCGTCGCCTCCTCCACTGCCGCGTCAGCAGTTGCAGAAAGGATGCGCTTCGCGTCGTCCACCAGCCCGCGAGCAGCGCGAGCGCGAACCACAGGCGGCATCGCAGGCAACCCAGCGATGAGCTGCGCCAGCTCAGATGTGTCCATCGGTTTCTCCATGACCTTAGGGTAGGGCAAAATACCCTAGAGTGATACGGCGTTCGGCTGGCAGAACGGACACACGTCCTCCTGCCAGCCGTCGCACTCGGCTGCCTCCCACGCGTGCTCCGCATCGGCGAAATGCTCCCCATCCCCCACCGCCAGGCCACACACCCGGCACTGCACGATCAGGCACGGCTCGTCGTTCAGCCACGGCAGCGGCGTGTCCCGCTCCGGCCAGCGTGCCCACAACTCCGCCACGATCGGCAGGAACACGTCCACGGTCGGCCGGTGATGTTCCCGGTCCTCGTCGGCGCAAGCGGAGTGGACGAGCAGAATCCAGCAGCGCTCGGGTTGGCGGATCAGCGGCACAGCAACCAGTCTCCTACCGGCCGGCAGCCCGGCTGTCGACGTCGCGGGTGGGACAGTTTTGCGGGCACGGACCGAGCTCGGTGTCAGTGCCGCACACGCACACGGTCGGCCGTGGGGCGAGCTGCACCGCACGGCGTCGGGTGTGGCGGGGGTAGCCGTACGTGGCCACCCCCGCGATCTGCTGGCCTGCCGTCACCGGGGCCTCCGGCGGAACGCGCCCGCCAGCTGCGCGTCACGTGCCTTCACCGCGAGGTCGTAGGTGGCCTGCGGGTCGTTGAGGCGACGGGTCTCGTTGCGCACCGCGTCCATGTTCGGCATGTCGTACGGGGGCTTGTCCTGGCTGCTGTCTGTGGTTGTACGCTTTCCCATGGTCGGCCTCCTTCGGGTGGCTCGGTTGGTTCGGCTTGGGGGTGGTGCCCCTCGCCGGATGTGGTCTGTGGTTGGACCAGAGGTGGGGTGCGGTGCCTTCGGGAACCGCACCCCACCGTCATGTGCGGGGCCTGCGCCAGCCGATCCAGTCAAAAAACCGGTCGACCAGACTCGACGTGAACACCGCCGGCCCCAAGGTGGCGAGGAACGCCGGGTTGGCCATCTGTTGCGGCACCGGCCGGAACACCGTCACCAGCTCGCCCCGCCAGTACCGCAGGTCCCGGTCGGGCACCCGCACCGTTACCCGCGGCCCGTCCGGGGTGGCGCCCTGCACGGTCAGCCACACGCCGCCGAGCAGCAGCAGATCACCGGCGTTCACGGTTTCCACCGCCACCGGCGGCAGAACGTAGGTGCTGGGGTGCGGTGCCGGCCCGGTCATCGCGGAAGCCTCCGCCAGCGCTGCCACCACGGCAGCGTCCGACGCCACTCCCGCTGCTCGTGGCGGTGTATGCGGACCAGCGCGGCGTCGGCGTCGGCCTGCAACCGGCGCATCACCGCCTCGTTGTGGGCGTACCTGTCTGTCGCGGGGTCCATCAGCGTCCGCCTGTGGCGGGCGCACGGGACGCGTCATCACGCTTGTTGTCCCAGGCGATGCGGGCGTCCGCCGTCGCCTGCCCGATGTCGGTGATGAGGCTGCTGAGCAGCCCGTTCGCGATCCGGTACGGGTTCGCCTCCGTGCTGGCGGCGGCGGTGTACGTCTTGCTCTCGCCGTTGATGTCGACGGTCGTCGTGACGGTGATCGTGTTCATGGTTCCTCCAGCGGGTCGGTTGGGTTGGTTGGGTTGGTGGCCTGCGGCAACCCTGCGCGGGCCGGGACTGCTGGGTCCGGCCCGGCAGGCTCACATCGCAGGTCAGCGACCGAACAGGCTCGGCGCCAGCGCGTAGGTGGCCGGGCGGGTGTGCATCGGGTGGTCCGCGCAGTCCTCCAACCAGCACTGGTGGGTGTGGCAGGTGAGCCGGTCGTCCGGGTGCATGCCGGCGTCCTCCGCGGCGTCGTCGGCGGCCAGGGCGTCCGCGAGGTCGTCGCTCACCGCGAACCGCCGAACATCCGGGTGACCGCGGCGATCCGCGCGTCCTGCTCGGTGAACAGCCGCTCCAGCTCCTGCACCGTCGGCCCGCGGCTCCACTCGTAGGCGTCGGAGCTGTCCGGCGTCCAGCCGCCCAACTCGGCGCCGCACTCCTTCGCGAGCTGCCCGATGGCGGGGATTCCCTCCAGCACCCGCTCCGGCAGTCCCTCCGTCATGACGGCGATGCCGGAAGCCTCCCGGTCAAGCTGCCTCGCTGCGGCGAGCGTCTTCTCCCGCAGCTCAGCAAGGGTGAGCAGCTTCGCCTGCCAGAACCCGTCGGGGGTGCCGTGCAGGCTGTCGTACGTGTCGACGGCTGTCTTGCGTGCCGCCTGGTAGGCGTGCACGGCGGGCGCGATGTTCCGCAGCTTCGCGGTCACGTCGCGGGTAAAGCGGGCCACCCGCCACGAGGTGTTCGCCGCCCGCGCCTCCCGCTCGGCGGCCGACCACGCCGCCGAGATCGCGGAGGCGGCAGCCCGGTTTCTCTCGACGGGGTCGGCAGCGTGTTCGGCGAGCGCCCGGCCGTAGGCGACGCGGAAAGCCGCCGCCACGTCCTCCGGCAGGTCCAGCGCTGGCTCCGGCTCGTCGCCAGTGAACGGCTTGAACTGGTAGCGGGTGCCGAAGTAGTCGTCGGTGGCGGACACGAAGTGCGGGTGATGCCAGGTAGGGATTGTGGTGGTCACGGTTCCTCCGTGGATTGCGGGTTGGCTGGTCGGCTGTGGTGACCCTGCTCGGGCCGGGAGTGCGAGGTCCGGCCCGGCAGGCTCACGTGCAGACGTCAGCGGCGGAAACCCAGCGACGTGTTGATGGCCTCCCGGCGGGCGTTCGAGCGGCCCGGCCGCACCCGGATGGTGCGCTGCCCGTCGCCGGTGTCGACGGTGATCGGGCGGCGGATCTCACGGCTGGTGGAGCCGAAGGTGACGCTGGTGGCAGACGCGAACATGGTGATCTCCTCAGATCAAGGTGTGGTGTGGTTGGGCGAAGGGGCTGAGGGTGGTGCCGGCCGGCGCCCGCCCCTCCACGGGCGCCGGCCGCAGCGCCGGTTCAGCGCTTCTGGTTGGACTGCTTCTGGCCGCGGGACGTGAGACCGTCACGAATGCGGTCCGCTTCGATCAGCACCTGCTCGTCGCGGCCCCTGTCGGTGCGGGTCCGCTGCGCGTCCAGGCTGCGCACCTCCGCGGCCATCAGACGGCGGCGTGTCGGGCAGTGGTCGTGCGCGGCCGGTACGGGCCGTTGACGGGGGCGGCGCCGGCGTTGTCGGCGGCCGACGCGATCAGCTGGTGCGCCGACCGGGACGGCGTGTTCGGCAGGATGCGGTCGGGCCGCCGGTTCGTGTTCACCGGGCCACCGCCGCCGTACCCAGCTTGCCGTCACGCATGTCGAACGCCCGCGGCGACCGGTACGCGTTCGGGTTGCCCTTCCGGCGCAGGTGCTCCCCGATCGTGGACAACACCAGCACCCGCTGCCCGGGCGGCACCATCACCTGCGAGCGGGTGACGGCGGTGACCACCACCAGCCGGTACGCCTGGCCGTCGGCGACGTCCACCGTGTCGGGGATGCCGATGAACCCGTTCACATCCAAGGTCACCAGCCCGGCAGCCACATCCGTGAGCACCTGGTGCAAGGTGGGGGCGCCCATCACCGCACGCCCGTGAACTCGTCGGCGAACACCTCGGCCGCGGACAGCAGCGCGTTCAGGTTGTCCAGCTCGGGGCGGCCGAGCGGCAGGTGACCCTCCGACCACACGTACACGGCGGGCGTCCCGTAGTCGTGGGTGCCGTCGGCGCGGGTCGTGTCGGAGCGCTCCACCCACACCTCCACGCCGGCGGCCTGGCCGATCAGGTGGCGGTGGGTGGCGTCGGCGCCGGGAAACGCCCGGCAGTGGCTCGGCTGGCACCACACGGTGTGCGGGGTGGGCGTGGCCGGCGGTTCGGTGACGTCGCCGGGCACGTCGAGGACAGCGTTCCTCATCTCGGGCTACCTCCCGATCGGGGCGTCAGTGTTGCGAGCACTTCGCGACGCCGTATTCCCTTGTGCCTCGAACTTAAAGGGTGGCCCTACGGGTTGTCAAGGGTAGGGTTTCGCCAGTAGTCTTTGATCTCATGACGGAACCCGACTACGACGCCCTCCCCGTAAAGGAGGCCGATCGCCTGATCCAAGAGAAGATCGCCTACCACCGCGACCAGATGCAGTTCTGGGGGCTGCGCCGCGGACAACGGCTCCAGCGCGAGCTGGACGCCGGCCGGAAGCCGGCACAGGTCGCGGTCGACATCGACACGTCGGCGCAGGTCGTCTACGACCTCACCCGAAAGGCACGGAAGGCAGCCGCCCTCCAGGCCGAGGGACGAACCGACAACCCCTAGAGACAAGTGCGCCCCTGGAACCGCGCTCGCAACGACAGCCCCAGGGACGACTTGACGGAGAGGTAGCTCCGCCCACATGAAAAGTACCTTGCGAACTGGTGTGCGATCACGGGAGGTCAACCCGTGAAGGTGCGCCGCGCTATGCCCGAGGATGGGTGGACGCCGATCGCCAACGCCGCCCTCCGCGACTACCGCCTGAGCTGGCGGGCCAGAGGGCTACTGGCTGAGCTGCTGTCGTACCCCGACGGTTGGGACACCACTGTCGACAAGCTCGTCGCTGCCGCCCGTGAACGCGGCGACGCCACCGAGGGCCGGGCAGCCATGCGCGCCGCTGTCGCCGAACTCGCCACGATCGGCTACGTCCGGTACATCCGAGAGGCAGACGAGCGCGGCCACTGGACCACGGTCATGTCGGTGTGCGACGTGCCCCAGCCCGAACCGGACGCCCGACGTACCAGAAACCGGACTGTCGGAGGACCGGACCGTCGGCCTCCCGAGTCGTCGGGTGACCGGCACGTCGGAAATCCGGACCGTCGGGGCACCGAGACGTCGGCAGGCCGGTCCATTACTAAGAACACGGACACTAAGACGGATACAAACACGGAAGATCAAAGACTGTCCGACGAACATTCCGTGTCGCTCGCTTCGCTCGCTGCCGCCGAGGCGGCAGACGACAGCGACGCAGAGGAGCAGCAGATGCGGAAGGTCTATGCCGTCATCGACGCCATGGACCCGGATCTGCGACGCCGACACCTGCTAGCGGTCGAGCGGAAGCGGCCCAAGATTTACCGCGAGTGCCGCAACGAGGCCATCCGCCAGGTTGAACGCATGGACCCAGACGACCTCAAGGGCGAGCACGCGGCGCACATCATCGACGTGCTCAGCTACAAGTGGATGGCGCAGCACTACTCACCGAACTGGCCGCGGTGGTTCAAGGATCCCCTTGAATCCGCGTTTCAGGCGCAGACAAGGGGTACGGCATGACCAACCGGGATGGCTATCCGCTGCCATTCGCCCTGACGCCCCCCGAGTTGGACGCCCACCGGCCGGAAGGCAAGGAGTGGCGCCACAGCATGGAGGGGTGCGCGCTCACGGTGCTGCTGCATGGCGGCGCGGAGCTGATCGATGCGGCTTCCGAAGACCTGCGGCCATCGGACTTCGATGGCGACCACCGGGTGATCTGTCAAACCATGCTGGCGATGTGCAGTGCCGGCGATGAGGTCACCCCTGACAGCCTCGCCCAGCGGGTGTCCGACACCATCAGCCCGAAGGTGCTGGCCGACCTGATAGCCGCCCACGAACGCGGAATGCCGCGGCGGACGACTCATTCGGAACCCTTGTGGTTGCAGCGGGCCAGCCTCAACGACTTCCTCCGCGAGATCCGCCGCGACCTGACCGCCCTGTATTTCTGGTACGACACCGACGATGTGCTGCTCTACATCGGCATTACCGGCGACCTCGCCACGCGCCAGACTGCCCATGCGAAGCGCTCGACCTGGGCCGAGTTCGCAGACCACTCAACGGTGCAAAGGCTGCCGACCCGACTGCACGCGCTCGACGCCGAGCGGGAGGCGATCAAGGCGGAGCGTCCGCTGTTCAACGTTACGCACAACGACACCCCGGAGGCGCGCGCCCGTCTCGTGGCCTACCTGATTGAGCATGGCCGCGCGGACCTGCTCGTCCCTGCCGTCTCGCGCGGCTGACCGAAGCAACTCCATAGCAACCCGGTAGCAAGTTGCTTGGCACTTGCTACAGCACCTGCCATCAACAGGCAACGAAGTCCCGAACGAGGAGGAACCAGAGATGGGTCGGAAGACGGCGGAGATGCGGGTCTTCGCTTACAACATCTCCAACCACAACGACGAGCAGGACGAGATCGACCGCGCCGCGTGGCAGAAGTTCATGGGCGAGGTCCGCGAGTTGGCGAAGAAGCCCGAGTACGCCGAGATCGAGATTGAGGTCGGCGACTACGGCTCGTACTAGCTCCTCGCTGACCACCAACCGCAAACCGGAGGTAACCGATGACCAAGAAGCCCGTCCCCGACAACACCCCGGCCCCTGCCCGTGACCTGATCCTGCGGCCCGGTGACGTGGTCGCCGTCGGCCTGGCCAACAAGAAATGCCCGGTCGGGGTGGTCACCGCCGCCGACAGCAACGGGTTCCGGTTGGACCTGTACTCGTGGCCGATCGGCCAGTTCTCCGCCGGCGTGAAGGTGGTGTTGTGGTCGCAGGTGGTGGAGGTGGGGCCGCTGGCCCGGCAGCGTGCCGACGGCGTGTTCGAGATGGATCCGCTCGCTGGGTTCCAGACCGCGTGGACGAGGGTTGCGATGACCATGGAGTCGGACGCGGCCGTTGAACGCGCCGGGACTGGTTCGCCGACATGCACAGCGTGCGGTGACGCCCCGAAGCCCGACCACTACTGCGCCGACTGCGGACGGCAGGGCTGAACCTGCCGTCTTGCACGGCTGACCCCGGATCGGAGGCACCCTTGCCGAAGCTACGTCCCCGCGACATCGCCGCCCTCCCCAAAGACACCACCCCCGAGCAGATCGCCGTCCTACTCGGCAGCAGCTACGACAACTTCTGCTCCTGCGTGGTGGCTGAGGCGACCCGTAAGGGGACGCCGCCGGCGTTGCGTCAGGTGTTGCGTCTGCCGGAGTGGCGTGACGACTGGATTGACGCCTTGACGGGTGCTGAGGCGAATCTCCAGGTGGCGGTGTTGCGGGCCCGCTACGAGGATGGCCCGCACGCGGTGCGAGTCCGTAACAACACAGAGGCGCTTACTGCGGTCCGTACCCGCCTGCACAAGGTTCGGGCGCATGCGAAGCGGGAATCTCGTGGGCGCCCGCACACGTACGGCACCGACAACGATCCGATCGTGCGGGCGGCCACGAAAAAGCTGATCGGCGTCTATTTCGCCGAGTATCGGCAGATGTTCGTGGCGGCGGCGGACGCGGCGGGGGTGGATCCGGCGGCGCGGCGGGCCGACTCCGACACCACCGAGTTGATGACGTTGTGGGCTTTGCAGGTAGGTGCGCCAGCTCAACCGTTGACTGACCGGGTGCGGAAGCTGGCGGCGCTACCCGACTTCGACTTGGACCAGGTGGTGGCGCGGGATGTGCAGCAGGAACCGGAGGAACCCGACCTGACGCACACGCTGCTACTGGACCGGTGGGGTGAGTCGCTGGACCGGCTGGCGCAAAACACCGCCGACCTGCTGGGGCTGCCGCACCGGCCGATGGCGGCGCTCGCCGACGTTGACCTGACCGTTGCCGGTCTCGACCAGGACACCGCGTACAGGCGGATCAACCAGTTCCGGTTTCTGGCGCACGTGCAGCAGCGGTGGCTGGAGCAGAAAACCCTCACTCGCCGCTTCCGGCGGCAGATCGCCGACTGGCAGAACGTCACGCTGGGGCCGGTGTACGCTGCTGCCCGCGACGAGCTGCGGCGTGCCTACCCTGACGAGTTCCAGCAGGCTTTGGAGCAGGCACGAGAGGGTCAGGCTGGGCCGCCGTCCGTGGATGTTCCGGCGCCGCGCCCTGGGGCCCTGCACCCGAGCTCGCCGGTGCCGCAGGCCGCGCAGGTGCTCGCCGAGAAGTTGACGGCGGCCGGCTGGGACGCCCGAGTGGACCATCAGCCGGGCGGGGACGGGGACGGCGGGCAGGCGCGGGTCGACGCGGCCCGTGGTGATGCGCTGCTGCGGGCGGCGTACAAGCGCAGGAACAAGGGCCATGGCGGCGGTAAGGGCTGGAACCTGATGTTCGTGGGCGTGAGGGTCCGCGGCGAAGGTTTTGTGCGGCTGCCGAAGGTGTCCGACGCGCTGGACCTTGCCGTGCTACCGGAGATGGAGTTTGCGGAGCGCGTCGCGGAGTATCGAGCAAGCCAGGATTCCCCCGCCGTCTCGCGCGGCTGACCCGCAGCCGGAGATGAACCGATGACCAGCCACCACCTGAAAGGACCGATTATGACCATCGACCAGGACCACACCCCGCTGAAAGAGTGGGAACCCGAGCACAACGAACGCGTCGTCCGATGGCGCCAGCCCGACGTTGTCGGAACGGTGATCCGCTGCGATAGGTACGGCCACTTCGCCGACCCGTACTGGCGGGTGTCGGTGCGTTGGGACGGCGGCCGGGTGGAGGACGGCGTTGAGACGTCTTGGCTGACCCGTGAGGACGGAACGCAGGGGCGGCGATGACCGGCACCGAGCCGCCGCTGGCTGATGACCGGCTCAAGCAGGAGGTGCGCCGCTGGTCGCAGCGGGTGGGCAGGTTCGCCCGGGGCAAGCGGATCCAGGAGGACCCGACCGCCGGTGGTGCGCAGTGAGCGTTGACCGGCGTCGCCTGGGCTTCCTGTCCCGCCTGTTCGGCTCGGTCACGACGACGGTCACTGAGACGTACACCATCACCGACGCACCCCCCGTGCCCACCACCATGTTGGCGCGGTCGACGGAGTTCGAGCCGGACGTGCTGGCCGTCGAGTACCGCAACGGCCGGTTCCGGCATCTGCGGGTGTCCGGTCCGGCGGTGGGACATCCGTCGATCAGGGTGACCCGCCACTACGATCGGCTGGCCGAGGTGCCGGAGTGGGCGCGCGGCTACACGTCCACGGTGCGGGCGGAGGCCACCCGATGACCGGCCCGACTGTTGCCGACGCTGACGCGCTCGCCGAGCGGGCGCATCGCGGCCAGGTCGACAAGGCTGGGCGCCCGTACATTGAGCATCCGCGGGCGGTTGCGGCGGCCCTCGCAGAGCACGGCGACCTTGCGGTGATGGCCGGTCTGCTGCACGACGTGGTGGAGGACACCCCGGTCACGTTGGATGACCTGCGGGCAGCCGGCTACCCGGAGGCGGTGGTGTCGGCGGTGGACGCCGTGTCCCGGCGGGAAGGCGAGACGTACATGGACATGATCCGGCGTGCCGCCGCCGACCTGCTCGGCCGGCTGGTGAAGCTGGCGGATAACAGCCATAACAGTTCGCCGGATCGGCTGGCGGTGCTGGAGCCGGAGGTCGCCGAGTTTCTGCGGCGCCGGTACGCGAAAGCCCGTGCCGTTCTGCTTGCCGCCGCAGCGCGCGACTGACTTTCTGTGACTTGCTGGCTGTGGCCATAGCCTGCCCGTCGACACGCCACCTATGCTGTGCTTGAACCCCAACCACACACCACACCCGACCGATCGGAGGTCGTCATGACCCAGATCAGCACCGACTCGGCCGCGTACCAGGCCGCCCACCACGCCCTGTCCGGCCGGTTCAACGGCGACATCGCCGCCACGGCCGCGCTGATCGCGGCGGAGCTCGCGGAGACGCAGCGGCACTACGGGTTGACGTTCATGCGGCTGCTGACCCTGGACGCCGGCCACCGCGCCAGCACCGTCGAGCACATCACCACCCGCGTTGGCGAGGTCCGTGGCGGCGTGAACCACGCTCGCCAGATGGTCGACACGGCGGTGCTGGCCGCCGCCCGCGCCCTCTGGGCGAGCTGACCGGCATGGACACCAACCACCAGCGAGTCCCGGAGGTCGCCATGACCGACAGAACCACCGCGCAGATCATCACCGAGGCCGGACCGCTGCCCCACCCGTCGGGCATGCCCCGCCGCTACCCCCGCAGCGCGCGGTCCGCCGCCGAGGCCATGCCGACGAACCAGTACGGCGCCGCCACCGAGCAGTACATCGCCGACGTGCTCGCCGGTCACGTCCCGCTGCCCACCGACACCGAGTCGGTCGCCCGGATCCGCGCGAACGCCACCCCGATCGAGCAGTCACAGCTGCGGTTCCTGCTCGCCATGGTGATGCCGGCCGCCGACGCGGAGCGGCTGTTCACCGACGCCGGCCGGTCGATGCCGCTGTACCAGCCGTGACCAACCACAACCACCAACCACCAACCACCGGAGGTTGCCATGACCACCACGACCAGCTCCACCGCCGAGCACCGCACCGATGTCAGCCCTGACCCGACCACCGGCAGCTACAGGTGGTCGTGCTCTTGCGGTGACGGCAGCCGTCCGGTCCTACCGAGTCACGCCGCCCGAGACCTCGCCCGCAGCCACGAGCAGAGCGCCAACGCCTCGCAGATCCCCGACCAGCCGGACGGCATCTCCGAGCAGTCCCGGGACCTGCCCGACCTGGCGCGGGCCGCGGAGCGCGTGAACGAGTACATCGGGGTGTGCGGCGACGGCCTGTACGACGTGCGGGACCGGCAGCCGCTGTACGCCCGGGACCTGACCGCGCTCGTGCGGCTCGCCCTCTCGGCCGGCGCAGGAACAACGGGCGGGGACATCGGCACCTTCGCGGACATCGACCGGCAGGTCACCCTGCTGGAAAACCAGATCGCCGATCTTCGCACGGTGGGTGCGCGCGTCGCGGCCGACAGCGGCATGTCCGGCACGGAGATCATGGGGTGGTTGAAGCAGCACGGGGCGGCCGACGACACCGCGCGCACGCTATGCGTGGAGATCATCCACGAGCGGCGTGCCGCCAGCAAGGGCGAGGAGCGGCAGCCGTGACCGACCCGACGAACGCCGCCGTCCGGGCACTGAACCCCGGCGAGGGATACCGCTACGAGTACGTGGTCACCCACGAAGCCTGGTACTACGCCGGCACCGTCAAGGAGATCAGCCCACACCCGGAGATCATCGTGCATAAGGCGGCGCTGGCCGGCGGCTGCGCGTGGGAGTTCACGATCGCCGACTACAGCGCCAAGATCCGGCCGGGCACGATCCGGTTGAAGATGTACGGCGAGTCCTTCGACGCGCTCGCCGAGATCGCGCCGTTCTTCGCGGCGCTGGCCGAGGACAAGCCCGACACCCTCGACGGCGTGCGGGAGCTGCTGGACTCGCTCGGCTTCACCGACGCCACCGAGCGGATCCGCCCGGCCCGGCTCGGGACCACCCGTCTGGACATCACTGGGGAGCCCGTCCGATGAGCGACAACACCAGCCTCGGCGACCGGATGAAGGCGTACGAGGCCGCCACCCGCACGGTCCTGCCCCGACGCACCTACACGATCATCCGCGTGGACGGCCGCGCGTTCCACTCCTACCTGCACGGCGCCGAGAAGCCGTACGACCACCAGTTCATGGAGGACATGGACCAGGTCGCCGAGGATCTGTGCCAGGAGATCGCCGGGGCGGTGTTCGCCTACACCCAGTCCGACGAGATCAGCGTCCTCGCCTGCGACTTCGCCACTCCGCACACCCAGCCGTGGTTCGGCGGGGTGGTCGCGAAGATGGTGTCCGGGTCGGCGGCGCTCGCGTCGGCGAAGATGACCCGCCGCCGGCCCCAGCAGGTGGCGCTGGCGCTGTTCGACTCCCGGGTGTTCACCATCTCCGACCCGCGGGAGGTCGCGAACTACTTCATCTGGCGGCAGCGCGACTGTGTCCGCAACTCCATCACCATGGCCGCGCAGGCGCAGTTCTCCCACAAGCGGCTGCACGGCGTGAACACCGGGCAGATGCAGGAGCTGCTGTGGTCGGAGAAGGGCATCAACTGGAACGACTACCCGGACGGCTGCAAGCGCGGCCGGGTCGTGGTGAAGACGTCGGGGATGCGACAGGTGACGTTCACCCACAAGCGCACCCAGGAGGAGCAGACGGTGGACGCGTTCCGCTCGTGGTGGGAGGCCGGTCCGGCGCCGCACTTCACGGCCGAGCCGGACGGGTTTCTAGCCGAGGCGATCCCAGCGATGCCGTTTCTGCGGGAGCTGGTGTCAGCGTGACCGACACGATTCCCGCCGTGACTAGCGTGTGGACGCGGAACTGTGACGGCGCCACCCTGACGGTCACCGGCATCACCACGATCCACGGCAAGCCGAACGTGCAGTACGAGACCTCCTACCCGGACATCTCCGACCGGGGTGTTGGCATCTCCAGCCTCGACCACTTCCTGCACCACGCTACGGAGGACACCCGATGACCGGCACCGCGCCGACGATGAACGAACTGTACGGGGAGGGTCCGGGCTGGTATCGAGCCCACGTCCCGTACATCAGGGCGGTAGCGCGAGCCCTGGCTGCGGCCGGGTTCCCAGTCGCTGACTGGGACGCCGACCCGAACCAACCCCGCGACGGCAACATCGCCCTCGACCTCACCCGGCAGGGCACCATCGACGGGCAGCCGATCTGGTCGCACGACGAAGTGAACGTCGGCTGGAACGAGGACCGCGGCTGGTTCCTGAACACCGTGGACGACCCGCACAGCCGAGACTCCCGGTACGTGTACGACCTCGGGATCGAGCGGGTGGCGTCGCCAGCCTCGGTGGCGTTGGCGGTCGCGGAGAAGGCCGGGCTGACAGTGAATCTGGCGATGGAGGGCGACGGGCACCCGGACGTGGACTTCCCCGACCACCACTGCGAGGAAGACGACGTGCCGTTCGAGCTGGCGCTGCGCCGGTACGCGGAGTCGGGCCGGTGAGGCGCAGCAGCCCACCGATCGCGTTCGCGGCGATCGTCGGCCCCCTCGACGTGCGCATGTCGCCCAACGACGAGCACGTTCTCAACCTGATCGCAGCGTGGCCGCACATCCACGACTTGGACGAGTGCATTCGCGCCGGCGACATCACCCTCGACGGGCTGTGCAGGCGCACCCGCCTCGCAAAGCCGCACGTGTTCATGTCCGTGGCTCGGCTCGAAGAGTTCGGGCTGATTCCCGCCGGCGCCATCCGCTGACCTGACCCCGACCGGAGGCACCATGACCGACAAGGCCAACGCCGAGCGGTGCTGCGACGAGTGCACGGCCGCCGGCCGGGTGCGGTATCTCGACCAGGCCAGGTTCCACGCCGACGAGGGCGCGCGGTTTGCCGCGGAGGCGAAAGCGCACGCCGCCGACGCGGTCCGACTCGCCGACGAGGCCGATGCCGCAGGCAGGAAGGCCATCGTGGCGGCTGTTGTGGCCGCAGCGCTGGCCATTGCCAGCGTCACGATGTTGTTTCTGTGACCCAACCGCCAACCACCGGAGCACACCATGACTAACCAGACCACCGATCCTCTCGCAGGCTCCCTCCACCAGGCCGCCACCTCCGGCGGTGGGCTCGGCTTCAACACCGGACCCACCCTGTTCGCCGCTGACTGGCACGCGCGCCGCGCGGAAGACCTCGCCGACCGTGCACTGTCCGCGTCCATGTCCGGCTGGTGGAAGCGCGGCCGGCGGCGCGAGATGCTGGCCGCGGCGCAGGTCCACGCCACCCTTGGCGCCATCGCGATGCGGGCGGAGAGGGCACCCCGATGACCAACACCACCGCCACGATCATCAACGGGGACGTGACGGGCCGCATCGACCCGCGCGCCCCGTACCAGGCCGCCGGCGATGCCCTCATCGAGCGGCTACGCGTCATGGGGGAACTGCCGGCCGAGCTGGACGGCGCCACCGAGGACCGGATCCGGCAGGACGCCGCTGTCGTCGCCGACGCGGCCGTGCGGGTGGAGCGGGCACGGATCCGCCGCAACCTGTCGCTGCCGCTACTCCAGGCCATGCGGGTGATCCCGTCCGGGCGCATCCAGCAGGGATGCGTCATCTCCGACGGCACCATCGTGCGGGAGCGCATGCGGGACGCCTACTTCGGCATCACCGCCGACCCGACCCTCGGCGACCAGCAGATGCCGGCGACGGTGACCGACCGGGACAAGCCGCTGGACCTGGTGGAGGTGGGCCGCTGGCTGGAGCAGTGCGGGCACTGCGACGCCGGCCTGCCGCAGGCATGCACCTGCCCGCCCGGTGACATCCGGGCGGTGCTGTCGCGGGCCGTCGATGAGATCGTGGTGTTGCGCCGCGAACTCAACCAGGAGGCAACCGCATGAGCCGCGTCTACTTCCACAGCCCGAGCGGTGACGCTGAACTGCGTGGCAGCGAACGGGCATGGCTGAATCACGTTGCCCGCGGCCCCGCCGAAGCCGCCTGGAACTTTGACCACACCGACATCGTGGACCGGATCACGCACATCCTTGCGATGGTGCCGGAGGTTCCCGACGGCGAGTTCGGATCCAACTACCTGCACACTGGCCTGCGGGCCGCCCAGCAGGAGCAGCGAGCCAACAAGGCCGCCTACCAGGAGTGGCGGCCCGGCCAGCCGTTACGCGGACCGGTCAGCCACGAGCATCGGCGGCTGCTGGTGCGGTTCCTGCGGACCCGACTGAGCGTGGACGGTGTTGAGCTGCATGTGGCCGGGGTGAAGCTGCACTCCAGCAACGTCGAGCTGAACACCGCTCTCGTGGCCGGTTCGGACCCGGTCAGGTTGGCGGCGAAGATTCACGGCTGGTGTGAGTCCCACGCGTGGGTGGAAGGACCCGACAGGGCGTGGCTCGCAGGCATCATCGACCAGGGGTTGAAGGCGGGCATCTACCGGCGGGCCATCCGCCATAGCGACGAACCCGACGGGGAACTCTACGCGCAGGGCTGGGAGCAGGTGCAGGAGTTGCTGCGTGCCCGCGACGACAAGCCGATCGTCCTGTCCTACTCGGTGTGCGACCAGTTCCCGAACCCGACCACTGACCTCGCGTCCCCGCACCGGCAGGTGGACCGGTGGGAGGACTACACCGAAGCCGAGCAGCAGGCCGTCACCGACTGGCAGGAACGCTGGTATGAGGACGACAACTGGGCCGCCAAGTGGGACAAGGGCATGGCGTGGCTGCGGGAGCGGCGCCCGTGGGCGCGACTCGCCCCGGACACCCTCGCTGACGTGGCGTTCCACCTGCCGGTGACCGTGTACGACCTGTTCGCCCCCGACCGGGACGAGCGGGTACGCGCCGCCGCCGGCCTCTCCAGCGAACGCGTGGAGGCCGAATAGTGAACGTCGTCCGCCAGATCGTAGGGATCGTGACCGTCCTCACCGTGGTTGCCCTGTTCGCCTTCACCCTCGTCGCGTCGTTCACCGGAGGCGAGTTCACCGACCGGGAGCAGGACATCCTGGTGGAGGTGTTCTCTCCCGTCGCGGTGGTGTTGCTGATCGCCATTGCAGTCGTCACACCGTACGAGCCGAAGCGGAGGCGCCGCCGGTGACCGACCCGATTGACGTAGACAGCCTGCCGCCCACCCAATACCTGATGTTGGAGGTGCTCGCCGCCCGGCACCGTCTCGGTGAGGCGCTATGGACGTTCCCGTCCGGGCCGGCGTACCGGAAGGCCGCCGACTATCTCGCCCAGCTCGGCTTGGTGGGCTGGAAGTCGGGGGTAGCGCCGAAGACAATCCAGGTGTGGTTCACCGACGTCGGCCGGGCCGCCGCGCTCGACGGTGACTACCTCAGCCCACACGACAAGCAGATCCGCATGGCTCGCGCCGAGGTTGCTGAGGACATCGGGGATGCGATCCTCACCCACTTCGCCCCCGACAACCGGACGGCACGGCAGGCTGCGCGGATCGCCCGCCACCACGCCACCGCCTACAACAAGCCGGCGGAGGCCGCACGTGCCTAGCATCGTGGTCAAGCCACAGCAGGGTCGGGACCTGTACGTCATCTGGTCCACGATCACCGAGTGCCCCATCGCGTGGGGCGACCGTGCCGAGACGCTGGAATGGCTGCATGAGGACTGGCAGTGTCGCCAGCCCGGCGTCATCCCCGATCTGCTGTCCGACCCCGCTGGACGGCTCGACCGCGCCGACATTTACGGCACGTCCGCCGCCGGCGGGTACGCGTTCTTCGGCCGCTGGGACTACGACGGGTTCATGTACGAGCAGCGCGGCATCCTGCCCCGGCACCTGCTGGCGCGGGCATGTGAGCTTCTGGAAGCCGACCGGGAGCCCGAGGTGTGGGACCTGCTCGAACCGATCGAGGAAGGCATGGAAGTGCGCCGTGGCTGAGTCACCCATCCGCCGGCTGATCAACGCGTCGTCGCTGGGCACCCCCGACGCGCGGCTGCTACGCGGACTCACCGACGACGAGACGGCCCGCCGCATCGTGGAACGCTCCGAGCAGATCGGGGAAGCGATCGACGCCGCCACACCATGCGACCGGTGGTTCTGTCCCACCTCGGGTGAGGTGGAGTGCGGCGTGCATGGCGGGTTCGACGTGTGCTGCAACCGCATCGACCTGCACCAGCCCATCACCGTCCAACCCCATCACCGTTGACCGTCGCCTGCGCGGCATACCGGCCGCCCCACCCGACACGCTGACACGCCCGGCGACGGTGGCGACCGCCACCCCACCGCGGGTAGGCTCCCCGAGCACCGGGATCCCCGGCCGTCGCCACCCAGCCCAAAACCGGCTTTCCCCGCGCCGTGAACACCACCAGCGCGGTCGGGCCGGTCACCCCCCACCCTGCCCCCGCACCAGCAGCCTGTCTCGCAGCCCGCCAGGAGGCCCCGTGACCGAGCAGCTCTCCGCCCCACCGATGACCCCCCAGCCGTACCCGCTGTGGTGCACCGCCGTGTCCGCCGAAGAAACAGAAGTGTCGTGCGGACGCATCGTCGGTTGGCTACCCGCCGGCCCCACCGACGAAGGCCGCGAACAAGTTCCCGTCGTCGCTGACGAAGACGAGTACGGCCAAGCCGAAACCATCGTCACCGCCCTCAACGACGACGTCCTGTTCATCACCGACACCCGCGACGAAGGGCTACGCCGCGCCCAACGGTGGATCAACCGGGAACGACGGTTCCAGTTCGAGACGACCAGCACCGCATGGGACACCAACCGCGACACGGTGCTCGCCGAAGCACACGCGCAGGCCGACAAGCATGGGCTCGCCCTGCCCGGCCAACCCGAGGTGACCGCATACCGCACGGCGAACGGCACGGCCGTCCAACTGGCGTGGCCGAAGGCGCACCCCAACCGGCGGTGGCGGGTCACCGCCTCCGCGCAGGTGGTGGAGGACGACGCCGCAGCAGACACCGGACACCACCCGCAGTAGCCACCCACCCGCAAGGAGCACCCCCTGTGACCGGATCGTCCACCACCCCCGACTGCTGCCAGCACGACGGCCTGTTCTACCCCGACGGCGGGAAACGCTGCTTCCGGCACTCATCGCCCGAAGACCGGGCGCTCGTCGCCGACCTGGACGCCCGGGCAGCCGCCGGAAGAACCCTCGGCGAGCGCGGCTGGCCGTACGGACCGAACATCGACGTGCAGTCCCGCATGGAGATGCTGTCGTGGGCTGAACAGTACGGGCTGCGTCGCGCCGAAACCCGCTGCCAAAACCTGCACTGGCTACGGAAAGGGCGCTGCGGGGTGCAGCGGTGCGACCCGCTCGGCCGGTGGGCCGACCACGTGACCCGCTGGTCCCGAAACGGGCGCCCCGCGGTGCTGGTAGCGCAGCCGTACGGCCTGTCCAACGACCAGTTCGCCCAGGTGGCCGCACTCAACGACGAGGAGTTGCAGGTGGCGGTGGACGGCACCGGCTGGTACGGGCACGGCACCACGTTCGTGCAGGTGTGGCGGGTCGACGCCTGGAACGCGATCCTCGCCGACGCCTAGGCTGATCGCTGAAACACCTGACCGCCCATCTGCCTGTGAACCGAAGCCCGACACCGGCAAGCGTGTCGGGCTTCGGCGTGTTCCGCCCCCGCAGGCGTATCCTGACCTCATGGACGAGCAGCCCACCCGCAGCCCGGCTGAGGAGTTCCGCGCCGAGATGGCCCGCCGCGGCATGGTGTCCACCCCCGAAACGCGGGAGTGGGCGCGTAAGGCACTCGCCGACGCCCGCGCCGCCTGGCCGCCAGAGCGGTTCGACGCCGTACGGGCCCGCACGCGGCGGGCCGTCGCCGAAATGTTCGGCCACGAGCCAAGCGACACCACCGCCGCGTGAGCGAGCCCGACGACGTACCGGTCAGCTTGGTTTTGGACCGGACGGCCCTGCTCGCCTTCGCGGCGGGTTCCATGCACGCCGCCGAACCAGTCGGCCAGGTCAACGAGAACGGAAGCCGCTACGGGGTGCCAGTACCCGCGCTGGTTGAGGCCCGCGCCGTGGTTCCCGGCGCCGAACGTGTCGCCCTCGACTGGCTGATCACCCAGCCGGGCTGCGTGGTGCTGACCACGTGGGGTGAGGATTGGGAGGAACTGTCGTACTGGCAGGGGCTGACTGGCCGGTATGACGCCGCCGCCGCGCTGGTCGCCGCGTTCGAGCACCGCTGCTACATCCTCGCCAGCGACATGAAGGCGTTCCCGCCGCGCGAGGGCCTGCCCGTCATCTACTTCCCCGCCTGACCTGAGGTGTTGCCTGTGCGCGTGCACGACTTTGAGGGCTGGCTGGCGGCATCGCTGGCCGCGCAGCCATGGGTTGGCGATGTCGCCCGCTGGTCGACCGACGGCGGCCCGAAACCAGTCGGTGTCACCCTCAACGGCAAGATCCAGATGCAGATGGTGAAAGCCGAATCGGGCGCGGTGTACACCGGTGAGTGGGAGCAGCCGGCACCGGCCCCCGCGGTGGAAGGCTCCCCGACCGACCCGGTGTCGTGGGCGGCAGCAGTCGCCGACGTGATCCGCGCCGCGCAGCATCCCGGCGTGAAGGATGTGCAGACGTACGCCGAGTGGGGCGGCTCCACCAAGCCTGCCGGGGTGCGTGTCGTGCTGGTCGACGGGTCGCAGATATACGGCTCGATCATCGCCATCCGCTGACCGGCGGCATCAGGCCGTCCGCCTACCCGAGTCGGATCAGCCGCTCCCGAAGTGCGTTGAGAAGCGCCACGAGCAGCACCTGGCGATCACGGGCCTCCCGGTCACGGGCCCGACGGTTACGTTTCCAAGCCTGCCGCCGTGCCCGCGCCTTGTCGGGGTGTCGCTTCAAGTACCGAGACACCTTTCGGGTGCTCCGTTTGGTGTCGTCCCTCAGATGCCAGTGCTCGCCGTGGCTGCCGCCGCGACACATGTACGGGACGAGGCGCACCGAGTGCTTCCCTGACTGGTGCATGGCGGCGTGTTCGGCTTTGCTGGCGGAGTTGAAGGTGAGCTTCCCGCCGCAGTGCCACTGCGTTCCACCTTCTGCCACGGGCGGACTCTATCCGGCGCCCGGGGTCGAAGCCCGTTACGACACGATCATCCTCGGTGGCATCGCTCAAGGCGGATGGAGCCCGCGACCCGCGAGGTCGGGGGCTCCATCCGTCCACGGTCATGCAGTCTGCTCGGCGGCCTTCTTCTCCAGGAACTCCCGCACCCAGCTCGGCCACTCGAAGGTGGCGCCCCGCTGCGACGACACCCACGCGGCACCGGCCGTCGGCTGCCCGGTCGCCGCGGCGCGGGTCACCACCTCCGCCGGCAGCGGCGACGTGGCGCGGTGTTGCAGGAACAGGTTGCGGTCGTCATCGGACAGGCCATCCCACCAAACATTCACATCGGTCATGCCCCGACCGTATCCGGGACATAAAGCAGGGCGACGGCACCCCCGATGCGGCTTAGCGCGCCGCCGGCTGGCGACGACCGGACCGCCGCGGTGGCCGGAACCCTTCCACGTTTCGCAGCGTCTCGGCCGGGTTGTCGGCGACCAGCGCCAGGACCGCCTGCACGAAGTCGTTGAGTGTCCAGCCGTTGGCGCGCAGCACCCGCAGGGCGGCGAGCTTCACGTCCGTTGATGGGCGGACGGTCGTGCGCTTTCCGAGGTGCCGGTCTTTCTTGTCACCATTCATGCGTCGAGTATGACATGTGGACAGCCCGCCAACACGTCACACATGATATGTTGGGGCGGTGAGTGGACAGCCCACCGGCCAAGGAGGTGCCTGATGGCCGACACCGGCAACGGTGACCAGCGCCGCTGGTGGCGGGTCGCGGCCAGCAACGTCGGCCGCAGCCACCTGTACGAAGCGCCGAACCAGCGCGCCGCCATCGCAGCATTCCGGCGCGACCTCAGCGAGGCTGAGCGCACCAACGGCCGAAGCCGACGCGAAACGGACCTTTGGCTCCGCGCCAACGACTTCACCGCGCAGGGGCCCCTGACCACCGCACAGGCATTCGCCATCGACTTTCGGTGGGAACTGGCCGCCGCGATCGACCGTTGGTCTCCCCTCCAGCACGACCCCGACTCGGGAGTCACCGAGGAACACGCCCAGCGCTACGGCCTCAGCGACGAGCGCATCGAGCGCATCCGCCAACAGGTTGCCACCAAGTACACCCAGGCATCCGCAGTGGAGGCAAAGCCATGACCGTCCACCGGGTTACCGAACTCCGCTGCAACGGCGCCGGTTGTGACAGCGCGCTGATCTGGAACGGAAACGCCGGACAGGTTCGCTGGCACGCCCACCGAAACTGCGGATGGATCGTCAGCGAGCCCGGCGGCCGGGACTTCTGCTCCCCCACCTGCCTCGCCCGGCCTGGGAGCGCCGACCAGTGACCGTCACCGTCGAACTCACCGACTACCAGCGCATGCGCGCCTACTACCTGGCTGACCAAGCGGTGAAGTGCCCGAAGTGCGGCAGCGGGTTCGGCGCGGAGTGCCAGTCCACGGGCGGCGGCAACTACGCCACGGTGTTCACCCACAAGGCACGCCGCGACCGCACCGCCCACTGGACCGACCAGCAGCGCCAGCAGTACGGCGAGCTCGTGTGGCGGCAGCGCTGCCTGCCGTGGGAGGCACCCGCCGACCATGTGGCCGAGGCGGAGGCTACGGCGAAGCCGATCCCTGCCAAGGCGCAGAAGCCGGTCACGCCGAAGGGTGTGCGCCTGTCCGAGCAGCAGGCCGAACGCATCGAGATCGCCGCCGCGCACGGCGGCAAGACCCTCGGGCCGCTCGGCCACTTCTCCGGGGACGCCGCCTGGCGACAAACCGTGCTGTCCCTCGTAGCGAAAGGCATCCTCGCCGAGGGCGAGGTGGTCGACCACGGATACAGCCGCGAATACACGCTGACCGACTTCGGCTGGCAGGTGTACGCCAACCACCGACTCATCATCCGCAACGACGCCGCCGACCACTGGGCGGCTCTCAACCTCCAGGAGCGCCGATGACGCGGACCAGCCAGCCTGCCGAGCAGGAGATCACATGGGACGACGTGTGGGCGGCGATCGGCCGCGAGGTATGGAAGATCGCCCCCCAAGACCACCAAGACTCCGGGCACCGCGACATCTGCTTCACCACCTGCTGGCAGAACATCATGTACGCCGTCGAGCAGGGCATCCTCGCCGTCGCTGCCCTTCCCGATGAGGACCAGCCGTGACCACTCTGCCGCCGGTGTGGCTGCTCGACGTGGATGGCGTTATCAACGCCTCCCGCCCAGGCTGGGGTGGCCCGCCCCGCAAACGTGGATGCTGGTCCGCCTCCGATGCCTACGAGTACACGATGCGGTGGGCGCCCCCACTGATCGACCGCATCCGCAACCTGCACAAGACCGGCACCATTGAGGTCCGCTGGTGCACCACCTGGTGCGCCGACGCCGACGCTCTGGAACGGCTATGGGCGCTACCCGTGTTCGAGCGGGCATTCACCACCCCCGTCAAGACGGAGGCACCTGCGGCGAAGCTGGCCGCCGCACGGCAGGTACTCGCCGAAGGGCGCCGACTCATCTGGACCGACGACACCGAGGTCCCCCTGTACGGCGAGATCCACGACGAGCTGATCGCCGACGGGCGAGCACTGCTCATCCGGCCGAAGGGCTCCACCGGGTTGCAGCCCGACCACCTGGACCAGATCGAGGCATTCGCCGCCACCAACCGCTGAGGAGCACCGATGACCGACCTCACCCTGCCCGCCGGCCAGGCCGCCGCCATCTACGACGTACTGGTGCAGCACGCCGGTGCCAGCCCCGACGGCCGCGACGAGTTCGTCCTGTACCAGACGACTTGGCAGTGCGACGACTACCCGTTCCGGGGCTCGCTCGGGCCCGGCGGCAACTTTCTGATCACCCAGACCACGTGGCACGTGTCCGCCTGGCACGACGACGTGCAGCGCAACCCGAATCTTCGGGACGTCATCGCCGTCACCAACGCCGTCCTCGCCACCCTCCGCGCCGGATACGCCGCCCGCGGCGCCCTCACCTGAACGGAGGCATCCGACATGCACACGATCCGCGTCATCAACTACTGCGGCGATCACGACGACCTCAACGACATCAACATCATCGGCCCCTACCCGACCGCCGGCGACCGGGACACCGACATGCACCGCCTCGCCGAACTGACCGATGTGCACGGATCCCTGGAGTTCCAGCCGTCCACCCTGCCGCCGGCCGCCGCCGTGCGTTTATGCCAGCCGGGGGCGGTAGCTGGCGCCTCCGACCTGGACGGGGTACTGGCCGGGCTGCGGCTGATCCTGCCGCCCGCCGACACGACCGCAGCCGAACCGACCCTGCCGGGGCTGTGACCGTGAGCAACGCTGCCGAACTTGCCGCCGCCATGCAGGACGTCATCCGAGCGCACACCACCGCCCTGCACCCCGGACGCGGCTGCTTCGAGAACGAACGCGGCGAGTGCGCCGACCGGTTCGGCGACCCCAACCCGTGCCCGTCCCGGTATGCCGCTCCCACCGGCGCGGTGCTCGCCTGCCGGGTACGCGGCCCGCACGGCATGCACACGAACCTGCCGGACGTGCTGCGGTTCGACCCGGACCGGGTGACGTGGCTGGCCGGCGACGACAACGAGCTGGTCCAACCCGCAAACCCGTCGAACGATCAAGGAGACTGA